CGTAGTGATGATTATCTAGTGTGATTAATAGATATTCAATAGGCTCATTGTCTATACTAGAATTTTCAATGTAGTTATCATTTATTGTAAAACCCTCTAGCTCACGCTTGAATCTATCTTTAAGTATCATCTGCATTTCTTATAATCCCTTTCTGTCATCTACCACAGGACTGCCATATAAATCGCCTATAAAGTAGTGTTTGTTTAGTTCTAGTCCTTTAGGTTTATCGGCTATTGAAAATACTTGTAGTGTATTATCTTCGTAATAAAACACGATAGCATAGCCTATTACAAAATTATCACTTGTGGTTTTTTCTTCTATCTTAAATTCTAATGGTTTCATTTAATCATCCCCTTTAAAACTTTCTTTCTAACCTCAATAGTTTTCTCACCATTTAGGATTTTGCATAACCATTGTGGTTGTATTGAGATTAAGATTTTATCTTCTACATCCCATTCACACACTTTCATCATATTTTGAGGTGCTTTCATAACTTGTTGATAATCATAAAAACTACTGCATTTCTTACAATCAAAACCAAAATTATTGCAACTATCACAAATGATTGAATCATAAGTTTGTGGTTTTCTAGTTGTATAATCACTTAACTCTCTTGGCTCATCAAATATCTTTAAGTTCTTAATGTGGATTGCATAACCACAATATTCATTTAGAGTTCCTTTTAGATAGTTATTAATTTCATCAAAAGATAAATAAGACTTTTTATATAATTCAAAACAATCAAGACTAGATGTAGAATATCTTGTTCCATTCAAACAACCCCAACCTTTTCTTATCTTCTCAACCTCAAAATCACACTCAGCTACGATTTTGCCGTTTAATATAGGTTGTGTGTCATCACTTGTAAAAGGTCTATCAGTTGGCGATATTACAAATCTATTGTAGATTGCTTTACCTCTATAATCTCTTAAATAAGGTTTTGCTTTAGTGCAATATAGTAATAGTTTCATCCTAACACCTTTTCTTTATCAGCAAGATATTCTTCTTTTGAAATTTTAACCATTTCTCCGTTTACCTCTTTGTAATATTCATCAAGTTCGATTCTTTCACCTTCTGGAGTGATTACATATAAAAATGCTCTATGGTCATAATCTCCATTTCTTTTATCTAATAAAAATTCCTCTCCATAAACTTTATACTTTTGATTGCTAGGATTATAAGGCATTGTAATAGGAAACATTTTGTCTATAATTCTAGTTACCCAACCATTACCCCAATAGTGTCCGTTTTCATCCACATAGACAACTCTTTCAACATCAGTATAACTTACTTTGCCATCTAAAGTTTCTTTTCTAAAAAGACTAGACTTTCTAGGACATTGTAAATCACTCTTTAATCCTCTTTCTTTTAAATGTTCTTCACTTTCTAGTGGCATATCATTTTCAATAAAGAAATCTTCATCAGTAATAGGAGTTAATGGATTGCCCTCCATTAATCTAATTAAAATGTTCTTTGTAATATTAAATGACATACCACTATGTTCATCTTCACATAATGATTGATATGCTTTTAATGCTGACTGATAACAAGCACAACCATAATCAAAACTCTTTCCATCCCAATTAGGATTTTCTTTCTTACATGCAATTTCTACTTCTCTTTTTGCCCATTCACTCATTCTCATTTTAATATCTCCTTTAATAAATCAAATTCTTCTTGAGTAAGTTTATTTTCATAAACCATATTGTATTCTTCTAAATCGTACGCTTTTAAACTTGTAATATTTACATTCTTTTTCTTAATAATCTCAAGCACCTTTGCTTGTTCTTGTGCTTTTAGTAAGGCTTGTTTATAACTTTCAAGGTCTTTTCTTCTTTCTTCAAGTAATTCGCAATCATAATTATTTACTTTATTAAATTCTATTTTATTTTTATTTTCTACTAAAAAGGTATCAACCATATTTTCTAAATCTTCCAATGCTTCACTAGGGTTTGAATTGTCTATGGATTCTAAACGTTGTAAGGCTTCTTCGATAACACCTACATCTTCATTTGCCTCATCACAATAATTAACAAATTCACATAATTCTTTTAATGCTTCTAAATATTCTTTACTCATCTTCCACCTCTACTATCCTATTTTCATATTTATATGATGGTTGGATTATGTCTTTATGACAACAAGGACATTCTACTGTTATATTTCCACCAGGATGTCTCTCTTGAGATTTAATATCTTCAGTTTCAAATTCAAATATGCAACCACAATGTTGACAACTTGTTTTGTAAATCACTTTTATAGTTTTTGGTTTTACACCATCTTTTAATATTTTAATCATTTTATTTCACTCTTTCCTTTATTTTTCATATCTCTTTTCCTTTAACCATTGCATTAATCCTAAATAACTAGAATTATAACTATGTGCTATTTCATATAATTTAGGGCTTGGCTGAACTGGTTTATTTGTAGCAAAGTCGAAAGATGGTTCATTAATACACCAATCTGCAAACTCTTCATCAGTTAATGATTCTAACCATTCTCTATTTGTCATTATAATTTTGACCACTCTTTCAATGTATTAAATTCTTCTTCGGTAAGTCTACGATAACTCCAATTCATTTTTGAATTATAATCATCTAATGTTTCACTATCAGTTAAAGTATCGAAATCTACATTCTTTTCCTTAATAATGCTTAACACCTTTTTATATTCAACATTTTCTTGTTCTATTTCTTGAGATTTTAGTAAGGATTGTTTTAATATTTCAATTTGATTTTTAAGCCAAATTTGATTATAACTTATTGTTCCTATTTCTTTATTAAGTAGTCCATCATTTTCAAATGTTTCAAGTATTCCTGACGCCTCACTGAATTTGACATTATCTATAGATTCAAATCTATTTAAATAATTTAAAACCTTATCTTTATCTTTTAATATTTCATCATTCATAGTAGGATTATAAAAACCTAAAGCTCCAAAGTTTGCAAAAATAATACTTTTAATTTCTTCTATTTCTCTACTCATAATCTAATCCTCCTTATATTCATCATACTTCTTTAAATAAGGCATCAATTCTTTTCTGTCTTTATTTAACTTATTTATATCAACTTCTAAATTTAGCATTTCTTGAATTTCATCAAAAATGTTTAAATAACACTTTGATATTTTATAAAGGTATAAACCACAACACTCACATGCATCATTAAATCTTTCACATATAACCCTAAGGTCTTTCTTATCTAAATCTTTAATTTTTACCAAATTTTCTTTATCCATTATATATTATTCCTCCTTTAATATAGAAATAGCTTTCTCAATAAATTCAAGTATATCTTCATATCTACAAACAGTACTATATAAACCATTTTCAAAATAATAATCATCTTCATGATTGCTATAAATATATTCAGTAATCTTATCAAATAACTTCCTAGTTAAAGTTTTATCATTACCTGAATCACAATCTTCTTTAATATATTGATATAAAGCATCATAGAACTTTTCTCTTGATTCATTTAATTGTCTTATAAATTCTATTTTATTGTTTTCTATCTTTACATTTTCTTCAATAACTTTCTCTCTATTCCACTTAACAGATTTATCTTCATCAAAAACATAATCTGTGGGATATGGATTAGATTTAATTTTAAAATTTTCCTTTTGCTTAGCTTGCCATTTGTTATATAATAATTCTAATTCATCAAACTCCATATTATTACTCCTCCACATATTCTTTTCTTAGTTCTTCAATTCTTAATTTATCCTCTTCATCAAATACCTTTGGATAAACTGAGAATAATGCAGTTCCTAATGCGTCAATTTCAGCATCAATTTCTGTGTATTTATTTGGATAGATGGAAGCATAAGTCTTCCACTCATGTCTAGCGGTAAAATATTCATTTAATAAACCTTTAATATAATACTTTCTACTAATATCAATTAATGCACGTTCAAATAAACTAATTAGTTCATCATTTGTATATACATCAGGTTCACAACCAGTATATTTACACATTAATTCAATTAACTTATTCTTACTACCACGACTTAACCAAACTAATAAACTTAATTCATCAATTTCTTTAAACATAACCTATTCCTCCGTTAATTGTTCCTTAATTATATTATCAACTATAACATCAGTTTCTATTTCATATAGATAACACTCATATTTTAATCTAACACCAGCGTCATAGGTTAATGATTCAATCTTTTCTTTTACTTGTTCTGCTTTTTCCTTACTAGTAAATAATCCAACTAATCTACAAGGGTCATTTGTGTGATATTGATACATATCTCCTATATAACAATACTCTAATCTATAAATCTTCATATAATAGTCCTCCTTAAATATGAAATAACCAATAAATAAGTTTACCAATATATAGAATTGGAAATAATATAAATAGTAGTATATAACAAACAATACATCCAAACCAATTCATTTCTGTATTATCTTTAATGTCTTTTGGCATTGGAACAAACTCACACCACTCATCATATAACTTTGCACAGATAGCTGCACCAAACATATTTATAATTACTTCAGTAAAAATTACAAGAAACAAAATTTGATACCATTCCATAATTTATTCCCCCTTATATATTGAAAAATTAATTGGACGTAATTGGTGATAATAATTTGTTTCAGCTACTTTAACTTTAACTCCATCATATCTAGTTATTATACCAATTATTTTTTCTCCATTTTTGAAGTCACAATTATCTTTTGCAAATTCATAATCCTTAATAGCTTTCCAAGTAAAAGTTTTATCTTTAGTTTCAATAACAAACTCATCACATAAATCTTCTACCTTATCCGATAATTTAAGTGCATCACATTTATCTAGATAATGAGGAACATATTTATTTATACTTGTGCCATTTTTAATTTCATACATATCCCTATGTTCACCGATAATAGTTACTATATCGAATTTTGTTCTAGCATACATATTTTATTCCTCCATTATCATTTTTGTTTTTACATCTTTAACAACTACCATAAAGTTTTTAAGTTTTTCTCCAACTAACATTTCTGCTATTCTTTGTGGGTTGTTAGGTCTTAATTCAACAAACCAATTACCTCTTACTACTTTATTATTAGATGATTTTCTAGTTTTAAATTTAATTTGTTTCATCTTACATTACCTCTTTTTGTCCTACACTGTAATTACAATAAGGATTATCATTTTGTTTATTTAATTTATCTACTTCTCTTTTAACTTCTTCATAGTCATAACTCTCACTATCTCTTTGATGAAATGAACCTTCACAATTATTAAATACAATATAATATAACTTTTTCATAGTTATCACTCTTCCTTATCTAGTTAATAATCTCCAATCTAATTCCATACCATCTTTAGAAATATAGTATGTACAAAATCCTTGATTATAAGTATCTCTATAGTTATCATCAAACCACTTTCTAATTGCTTTAAATGAAGTTGATGTAAATTCTGCAGATATATGACCTAATACCCATATCTCAATTTTATATAATCCATTCATATAATCACCATCCATATCTATACATATATTATAATATAAAAAGGTCTATAAATCAAGACCTTTTTTAAAATTCTTTTAAAGTATTTGCAGTAAAGCATACACAGTCCTTATATAAGAAGTTATCATCTTTCTTTCCATTCTTATCAAAGGCATCATAACTATTCCAACCACTCTTATGAGGAATAACTACTTCTTTTCTTATAGGTAAGTTAGGATATTCCTTTTCTAATATCTCAAACAATTCCTGTTCAGACTTATCACTATAGCCTATTACCTTTGAGTCTCCAGCAGGGTCACCTTTACCTACACAATAAAATCTAAAATATTTAACTATCCATTTCATATATTATTCACTCTTATCTCTCTTAAACTTAATTCCATTTATAATCAAATAATCAAACTGTTCTATTTTTTCATTAGGAACTTCAATTTTTAAATCTATTGAAGTTTGGTGTAAATAAATATGGTCACATTCAATTATTAAATTTTTATATGGTTCAACCTTTAATGTATTTTCTTCCATATCTATTAACTCTCATCCTTATAATCATTTATAAATGCTTCCTTCTTTAACTTATCTATTTCTTCTTTCTTATTTTCACAATCCCTACATATATATAATCTAGGTAAATATGGTCCGACAAGTTCTTTAGCATATATGATTTTTATAGTATAAACCTCTTTACCACATACTGAACATTTTTCCATAATTCTATTCTCCCTTTAATCTTTTAATTTCTTTTTTCAAATCTTTTTTACATTTGTAGGGATATATTTGTAATTGAAATCCAAATGCTTTATTTAAATCTTGCAATCTTTCTAAATAGTTTTTAAGTGTAGAATAACTTGAAAACTTTGCTCTTCCGTTAACAACATCATTAATATCATTACACATTTCCACAAATCTTAAATAAGCATATTTCTTTGTATCCTCTTCATTAGTAAATATATGAGATTCTTCTATTCGTGTTTTAAAAAATGAAGCACATTTAATACTATAGAAAAACATATTAAGCAATTCGCTATAACTAATGGTTATTATTTTCCCTTTACAAATACAATAGTGTTCATCCCTAATTAAACAATAAACTTCATCACCTAAATTATATTTTGGTTTTTTATTGCAATTCATACTCTATTCACTCCTATCCCTAATTTCAAAATTATTAGTTAAATGTTTAATTGATTTAATATGACTTGCCTTATAAACATATATATTCCAAATACTATCAAAAGGAAATAATTTATATTTATTATCTATTTTTATAAACCATCCCCTATGTACAAAATAATTACAATCCATAATTTCAACAGGACATTGATTAAAATTCTTTAAAATTTCATCAGTGATTCTCATATATTACTTACTCCTATTATTCCAAGCCTTTACAGCTTCTGCTTTTGCTACTTCATTAAAATCTATATCCATATATTGTCTATATGCAGGTTTATCATCTTCATTACATTTTACTAAAACTCTTGGACCATAAGTATTACAATCTTTACAATATACACATGTTCTATAATTAGTATAATCATAAGTTTGAACTCTTTTAGCTGATATATCTAACTTATTACTTCCACAAAAAGGACAAGGTTTTAAATTATAATTACTAATATCCATTTTTATTCACTCTTATCCTTTTCTAATTTATCATAATTAATTAATTCTACAACTTTGTCATATTTTGGACAACATTCACATAAACCAAATTCTTGGCAATATGTTAAATCTTCCCACCATTTTTCTTTTTTAAAAGGACAATTTTTTTCAATTTCATTAATATCTATCATATTTATTCACTCTTATCCTTAATCTTATAAAAAATGCTGTTTATTTTACAAAGTTCTTTTTCATTAGATTTGTAAGGAGACCATCTTTCATCTAATCGTCCTGTAACACTATCTATGTAATAAACCTTTTTTAGTAATTTTATAAATTCAATTATTTCCTCTAACGGACAGCCTAGTTGTTTTTGTAAATCAACAACCTCTTTAATAGTGTCTAATGCCTCAACCATTTCATTTACATCTTTACAAAAATCATCATCATTAGTTTCTTGATAATCTTGAAACATATTAATAGTCTCTTCTCTATCATTTAAATACTTAACTTTATTACCTTGTAGTGTATTATGATTTGAACAACAAAAGTTATCTATTTTATTGAATGCTTTTTCTAAATCCATATATTACTCCTTATTATGTTCCTTATGATTATGCTGACTATATTTATCCTTAAATCCCATTAATGCTAATTCATCAATGAATTCATAGAATTCAGCTGGCGTAATTTCATTACATTGACATCTTGAATTAAAATCGAAATGTCCATCTCCTACACAACATCTAACTATATATTCTCTAACATTATTAAAAGTTCTCTTATCCATTATTTACTCCTTAAATAATACTTGTTTATAGATAGGTCTTAAGATTGATTCATAGATTTTATTTAAATCACAAGCTTTAGGTAATGTTGTTGATTCTTTTAATTGTTCAGATTCACTTTCTAGTTCATTTAATAATTTATAGAACTCATCAGTAACTCCACCATTTTCAGTTCTATACTTACCATTTCTGATATCCATTAATAAATCGTGTTCATCGACTCTAAATGTATGTAAGTCACCATCTCTTAAGATTTCATTACACATAAAATATAATCTGATTAGATGCATCATATGTTTATTTAAATGTAAATCATCTTTCTTCTTATTTCTTTGTCCTTCAGTATTTTTATAATCAGCTACTACATTACAAGTTTCAGACATAATTACTCTAAAGTATGCTAATGGGAAATGTTGTAAATTAATATCACAATATAATCCATAAGTTTCATTTCCTACTTCACTGATATTTGCATATGGTGTATTTTCATCTACATAAATTTTAAATTGGTCTTCATTGAAATTTAACTTTTCAACACAATTTTGTAAACAGTTATTAACACTTCTACAGATATGTTCTGCCATTTCTTCTTCAGTTAATACTTCCCCATCTCTACATAATGCATTTTCTAATCTATTTAATTGTGCATGTGCATAACCACCAAAAGTATAGTATGCACGTTTAGTTAGGAATAGATGTCTATTATCTAATAAGATTTTTCCTAATGGACTTACATATAAATAATGTTCTGGTTTACAAAATAACATCTCAATGATATTAGGATTGCATCCAATTACTAAATCAATAAATTTATTTAAACTATAGATTGTAGTATCAGTTGCTTTATCTTGTCTTTGTTCAAAATGAGTAACACCTAAAATATCCTTTTCAGTATTTAAAGCTACACCTCTAACATCCACATCTGATGTCTCAATATTTGTACCATAACTATATGAACCACCTAAACATAAGAATAAAATCTTATCCTTTCCTAGATGTTCATCCTCCCATAAAAATTTATATTCTTCACTGTTAAAAACTTTATCTTTAATTTCTTCTAGTGTCATATTATTCATCCCTCTCTTTATTTATATAATTTTCATATTTTTATTTTAATTTTTTAACATATTCATCTATTTTTTCAAATATCTCTTCATCACCATGCCAATACTTATTTATTCTACAATCCTTTATACAATCTTGAATATGTAAATATTCTTTTAAATAACTACAATATTGAAGCATTGTATTTCCAGATGGAATATCATAAGATGTTATAGTTTGACCTGTAGATGGATTAGTAAAAGTCTTTTTAAATTTTTCTAATCTAGAGTTAGTTATTTTTCTCCATTGTAAGAATGGACATTCAGTACCACCTACATCACTACACTTGGTTCCGTCACCTATGCAATAATGTCACTGAGGTACAACTTCTTCTACTTCATCTATAATTGATTTAATAGATGGTTTTATATATCTTTTTTCTACTTTGAATTTCATAATTAATCACCTGATTTTTCTACAAACCAAATGTATCCACCCTTATCAACAGGGGATAATTCACTATTTTTATATCCTTCTAGATAATGATTCTTATAATCTCTTAATGATTGCATACTAGTAAATACTTTCATACCTACTAATTTATACTTTTCATCAGTAATCCATATTAATGTATATTGTTCCATAATTTCATCTCCTAAATCAATTTATCAATTATTTCTTTTTTAACTTTGTCTAATAAAATTTCTTTTTTATTTTCAAGTCTACCTTCAATTACATCATTCAAATAACTCTCTAAAATATCTTTAATAACAAGTCCTGGTTCTAATCCTAATTCAATTAAATCATTTCCATTAATAGCTAATTGTTTTAATGAATAACAACCATTATTAATTATATATTCTAAATCATCACGTAGTTTAACAGCTGTGCGTCCATCAATATCACCAATAACCCATGACATCATTATAGATGATATCATAACATAAGTACAATATTCTTTATTGTCATTATGTTTTAATTCATGTAATGCTTTTGTAATCATATATTTATTAACATCTTGGTTATTTAATTTTAAATATTGGTATTTACCAACACTAACTACACTATTTTCATTAAATGTTCTACAAATATCATTTATATAATCTTTATCCTTATTAGATAATGTTAGATAATTAAACAATAAATGTCTTGATTCAATTCCAGTAAAAAGTAAACAATATGATAATATATAATCTCTATCAACTAGAGACTCACTATTAAATATTCTAAATATTAAATTCATATCATAAAGATGTTTATCATTTAAAGGTAGTACCTGTTTAAGAATGTTATAAACTAATATATTATTTAATATTCTAGCAAATCCTTTTCCACAAACTAATTTATTACATTCTACTGTTTTACGTTCTTTTGCAATATAAACTAATTCAGACTTTAATTCCTCTGCAGCAAGTAATGTATCCATATCAATATCAAAATCTAATACTGATGCAAATCTAATCATTCTTAAAATTCTTAAGGCATCTTCTTCAAAACGTTTTCTAGGTTCACCTACAGCTTTAATTAATTTATGTTCTAAATCATTGATACCTCCAAAGTAATCTAAAATATATTTACCATCATATACTAAAGAGTTAATAGTAAAATCTCTTCTTGATAAATCTTCTTGAAGATTACTTGTAAATATAACTCCATCTGGATGTCTGTGGTCAGTATATTCTCCATCTAAACGATATGTTGTAATTTCATAATTTTCATTTTCATATCTAACAGTTACAGTTCCATGCTTTTCACCATTATTATTAATTAACTCATAATCACTAAATACTTCCTTAATTTGTTCAGGTGTTGCATTTGTAGTAATATCGTAATCCTTAGGAGTTTTACCTAACATTAAATCTCTTACACATCCACCAACAATATATGCTTCATATTTAGTATGTAATTGGTTTAATAAGTCTTTAACTGCTTGTGGAATATTAAAATCATACTTATATTTTCCTACCATAGTAACATCTCCTTAATAGTTATCTGATAATATTATATAGGTTTTTATAAAATTTGTCAATATGAAAGTAAAAAAAAAGTGATGAGAATAATCCCACCACATTATTTTTTTTTATATTTTAAGATTGGTTTACATCAATCATTTTAAATTCAGTAGTTATTGTGACATCGCTCTTTGTTCCAATTACTTTAAACATGAATCCAGGAAATTGTAATACACTAGTAGGTATTTCAACTTTATCATCAATTAGTTCTATATTCACAGCTTCATCTCCAAATGTCTTAATTATTATTTCTTTATTTAAATTATCCCAATTATCTGAAAAGATAAATTTAGCAACTACAAATCCACTAGAACCTTCTACTAATTCATTACTATCTAATCTACTAATAGTTTGATTGACTACTTGAAAACGTAAGGTCATCTTATTTTCCATACTATAACTCCTTTTAATTTAAAACATAAAATCTTCTTCTAGGAATTAATGTTGTAGTCTTTTGTATGTCATTAACATAATATGTTAGTTTAACTTGATAATAATAAACACCTTCATCTAAACCTAAACTATCTTCACTTGTAATAGGGAATACTACATAGTTTCCATCTTGAATAACATCATCACTATTACATTCTTTTCTTAGTAATGGATTTTCCCATTTCTCATTTGCTGTAAATAATCTAAATTCTACAACATCGCCTTCACTTAATTGAATGTCATAACTCATTAATGGGTTTCCTGTCTTTAACCATACTGGTATGTCTAATGTATCTCCTCTAGAAATAGTAATTATTCCATCCTTAGATATTCTTGTTTCTCCTCTAATAGATAATCCTTGTTGTTGTAGTAGATTATCTATTTCTTCTTTTGTATATATTTGTATTCTATCATTAGCCATTATTATATTCTCCTATTATAATAATTTTATTTCGTGATGAACAAAACTACTCCAATCTCTCATTGCTGTAGAATGATAATCACTACCATAATTAAATCTCATTCCACCTGAACCATCACTTTCAATCCAAATTACGTGTTGTTGAGAAGTAGTACTTATATTATACCCGTTAGCAGGAAATTTAATACCGTTTCTAGAAGCAACATATGAATAAAATTTTTCTTTAGTATCCAATTGTTCAGGAGCAATTATACAACAAGTGATATATTCGTGATAATAGTTATCAACGAAATCTATGTAGTTTGCATATAATTCACTACCACCACTATTTTCTAATGTTGTTACTCGGCTATCTAAATCACTTACTCTGCCATCTAAGTCAGTGATTTGCAAATCTAAATCATATATTCGACTAAGTATTTCTTCGGTGTCTATACTACCTCTATTATAAAACGCATACCATTGGTCATTATTGTCTTGCATAAATGCTATTGTATATGTGTCAATGAAACCTAAAGCAGTAGTAATTGTTTCAAAACCAATTACGTGTTTCATACTTTGTTGTGTAATCTTATCATAAGATATAACGTTAAATAGTGTATCAGTTGTAATGCTACCCTGTGTTAGAGTATTCATTATTGTTCCACTAACAAACAATGCTCTTTTGCCACTTAACACTATGGTTTCAAGTTCACTTGATAATGTAACAACTAAAAAACCACTTTGTGTTCCTGTAATTGTTACATCACTTTCCTCTACTTTGTAAGGTTCAAATTCACTTATTCTAGCATCTAATTCTGATGTTTTATTGTCAGTATAGTCTTTACTTGCTTGTGCTAAGTTATGTAGGTTTCTAGCGTACTGTTGGTTCATCTACAACTACCCCCTGTTCAAATACTTCTTGTAGTAATGTATTCATTTCTGAATCAGTTAGGAATTGATTATCTATATTTCCTTCATCTATAATTTCATTATTGTTATATGTAAGTTTATTTGTAAATCTATCTAGTTTTAATTCATTGTCATTAAATGTAACTCTAAATCCATTATAATTTAAAGAGAAAAGTGCATTTGCTATTCGTGTATTATCTTCATAGTACTCATATGTCATATAAGGATAATTTAATATTCCCATAAAAGAAGTATGTTCACGTTTAGGCATATATTGTGTTGCCTCATCAATAAAATGACTTCCTAATGATGCTGTACCTCTAGCTGCTTGTATTCTTGAATAATCATTAGCACCTTGTCTACAATACATTTCAGCAAAATTTTCTGATAAATAATTATAGGCATACTTGTTTTCATCATTACTCTTTTCCCATTTAGTCATAATATGACCACTACCATAAGTAGTGTTAGATTTCTCTTGTCCAACTTTATTTGCTATTATTTTATCAGCAGTAATTGTTTGATTCTCATTAGTTAAATCAGCCTTTGAGTCTAAGTCTTCACTACCTATAAGTTTATACTTATCATCACCTAATTTTAAACTAGTTAGATGGACTTCTGTCCCATCTAACTCTGGATTTGCTACAATCTCATCGGTTTCATAACCTAAATATAATTTTTTACCTTTACCATCTACAAATTCTTTACTCATTATTAGTTTCCCTCTCTTTATTTAGATAATCACTTAAACAACTTTCTAGTATTCTTAAATGGGTATATAAATCATCTATATAATCAAATGAATATATACTAGGTGTTTTATTTGCCATCATCTAAATTTCTTTGTTTAATTTGTCCATTGTTGGGTTATTTACATCATCCCCAACTATTTCATTATAATCACTTAAACAACTTGTTAATTGACCAATATGTAAGTTTAAATTGTCTACCATCTCATTTAAGATTTCACTCATATTATCAGTATTTAAATCTTCATCTGTTAAAGTAACATTAACTGATTCACATTCAGTAATCATATCATAACATTTAGTTATTAAATCTCTTATTAATGTATCCTTAGCATTATCTTCTTGTTGTTTAGTAGGTTCAGTATCAGTAATGTTTCTAGTGAAAATAACAGTATCATCATCATTTAATACTTCAACTAGTACTCTAGGATTCTTTAGAGATTCTAATACACTAGTTTGTTTTGCTTCAAATAAAGATTTACATTTTTTTATAATTAGGTTGTCTTTTCTTACTTTGAACATATTCAGACCCTCCTACATTAAGAAAGAGTCTGAATCATCTTCATCATAATCATCTCTATCATATCCTGTTGAATCACTCATATACTTTTTAGCATTTGGTTTAACTGGTGGTACAGGTGCATTTTCAACATCAAGTGTTTGTTCAGCTTCTTCTTGGTCTTCTAGTTCTTGTTCAGTTTTATCTGGTGCTTCAACATCAGTCTTACTAAAATCAATATTTTCAATATCACTTACATCATCTACAAGGTCTATATCATTCATACCTAGAGATTCTTCAATGAAATCACCATGAAGTGCTAATAAATCATCTAATTGAGTAATTGATACTCCATCTGGATATAATTCTTCTAATAATTTGTTAAGTTCTCTTACTAAACCATCACTATTGATTTTATCCCATAAGTCTTTTGCCTTATCACTTGGAACATAATCATCTAATGAACCTAATAATTTTAAATCTTCATTTAAATCTTTTTTAGGATTTAATTCAACTTCTTTCTTTTTACCACTTAATTTTAAGATTCTAGGTTGTGGTTCAACCTCTTCTTGTTGACAAACTGCTACATATTCACTATATGTGTAATTACCTTTCTTATATTCTTCATAGGCAATTTCATCAGCTGTTAAGTAGTCTCCATCATATTCAGTATATTCAGGACCCCAAGAACGTTTATAGTCTCCATCCTTATCATCCCCAGGTTGAGATTCTTTTAATGACTCATCTTTACCATTTAAATATTTTTGTTCAGCTTCTCTTGAACCAACTTCATTTTCACAATAAGCAAGTTCTTCAGCTTCATCATCAGTTAATTTTCTTTGTTTTTGAATTTCTTTTAATTCTTTAATTCTATCTTCAGTGTTATAAGATTCTTTAAATTCTAAATCTAAATCATAATCACTATCTTCATCTTCTACTGCATAAGAACTTTCACTTGTTGCTACCCAACCATCTTTGTCAATAGTTAAAGTATCTAGTTCAAATTTTCCATCTTTGAAATCTTGTAATAATTTCTTTAATGCTTCTAAATCTAACTTTTCATTTAATTTTAAACTTTCATCAAAGTTATGGTCTACATTTGACCAAACCTTTTTAGAAGAGTATCCATCATTGATATCTTTAAATACTTCAACTTCATTATCATCATCTTGAGCTAAATCAGTTGCAACTGCAATTGCATCTTCTTTAGTTTGATAACTATCATGGAACTCACCATTTAATTCAATGTAGTAATATGTTTGTGATTTATCTTCTAATTCAGCACAATCAATGAATCCTTTTCCTGCAATACTTACAAATGGATTACCTATATGATAAGTATTAGGTTGAACATTTAATTGTTCATCATCATCCATTTGATTTAATTTATTTAGGATATCGTTTAATAATTCTTTAAATTCTCCAACAGTATAATCATTATATCCTTCTTTTAAGTTTAATGATTCAGTTTTATTATCAGTGATATCAGTTATTTTAATTTCGTAATATCTATCATCATAAAGGATTCTTATAATTCCTTGAGCATCATCAACCTCATTTGGTTGGTCAATTGAATCTCCAATTAAATCAGTACGTATTAGTTCATAATCAGGATGTTGCAAAATAGTATCAAATAATAAATTTGCAAATTCCGCTCTATTTGTTTTAACTCTACCTTCAGTTATAGTTTTCTTATTTTTAAGTTCAGCAACTTGTTTATCTAATTCAGTTTGAGATACCTTTTTAATTTCACATTCTTCAGGAATAATTAAATGTTTCTTAGCTGTTTCTTCATCATCATATCCAATTAGAGGTATACCCTTTTTATTATATATTACATATACGTATTTTTCATCATTTTCAGATTCATTCAATTTAAATGTGAAATTATATTTGTAAGATTCATCAATAGTTTTATTCCATTTATAACTTATATTATTTTTCTTACAAGTCTCTACAATATGTCTTAATTCTTTTCTACCTTTACACTTAACTACATAATTACCTTCATTAAGTGACCACATACCTTTAAAGTTATCATTTAGGTAACTTTCATTTAAAGGTTCTGGTTCATCTAGATTTAATTTATTAATGTTTTCATCTAGTTGTCTTTTCTTTTTAAAATCATCAATTCTACTTTCAATTACATTTTTACTTGTTATTTTTTGTACTTTCATTGTTTTACTCCTACTTTTCAAAATTAGATAATTTTCAATTATCTATATAATTTAGCTAGTTTAATAGAAAAAATTTTAATAAAAATAGAGTTGTTTTCCAACTCTACATTATCATTCTATTACAATTCCAAAGTCTTCAAGACTCATTTGTACATATTTTGGTTCTTTTGGTTCTTCTTCAACACTACATGCTTCTTTTTGTTTTGTATTATTTTTAACATCTTTTAATTGTTCTTCAATTACTTGTTTATCTTTCATCTTCTAACTCCTCTATATATGCCATATGATAAATTACTCCTGATACATAATCATAACTATTAATTTTATCTACAGGAATATCTATTGTTTTACTAACATTAAATAAGATTTTATGGTCATCAGTTTGATTACCAAATCTACAATTAATTTGGAATAACATTGTTTCACATTCTTTTTTGTCATCATCCATAATTAGTTCAATACTATCCACAACAAAATAGGAATTTAAATATACTCTTGATATTTCTTTTTCTCCAATTAATTGTATTTGTTCAGCATAAGCATTAATTAAGTCCAAAAGGTTAACATCTGTTAATAATCTCATAGTTCCTTTCTCCTTTCATATTATTATACAATTTCTATAACTAATATGTTGCATTTATTACTTAATGCTGTAGTTGCATCTAATGCTATTAAATTTTCACCAATATAAGCATCATCAGTATTTAAGTTAAGATAATGTTGATTGAATTCAGAACATCTATAATGTCCACAAACTAAAACTTTACCTTTTTCTTTTTCTTGATTAAATAATCCAGCATCAAAGAATCTGTATGCACATCCCCACATTGCAGTATTCCACTCTGTATCAGTTGAATCTCTCCAATTTGGTTTTTCATCAAAATATTGAGTCCATCCATAATATATACAATAATCTTCATTATCAAATCCTCTGTCTGGTTTAAATATTAATGGTATAAATGAATGTACAAATATATACTTGTCTAATTCATAATAATTTACCCATTGTTTAGATTTTAACCATTTAGTTATTTCAGATTCTTTAACTTTTCTTTTTATATCTCTCCATTTATCTTGACATTCAGATTCAATAAATTCATCACTAAAATATGAACCATATGACATATGATATCCTAGTCTTAATTCATACTCGACATCTAAATCATACCCAGCTATTTGGATAAATGTGCCAACTGTTCCATTACTGAAATCATGACTTTCTGGAAATTTCTTTTTTAATAAATCAAAATATAATGATTCATGATTTCCTTTAATAAGTATACAACGCTTTTTAGGAATTGATTTTAAAAACTTATATACTTCTAAAGGTTCAGTACCTCTATCAAATACATCTCCACATACAATAAGTATATGGTTGGGATTTCTCTTATCAAACCCTTTTTCTTTTAATGATTCTTTTAGTACTGATGCATAACCATGTATATCACTAGTGACAAAATATGTCTTACTCACTAACATTCTCCTTTACATCTTCTTTAGTTTCTTCCTCAACATATTTACACTCACCATCTATTATAACTGGATAATCTAATTCTTGACCACAATAAATACAATAATTCATAGTATGACTATTTTCAGCTGCAAATCCTTTTATAAAATGTAATTTAGGACCTTGTTCTTTCATTAAAATTTGTTTACAATTAGGGCAACTGATAGTAGTTATTAATACATTTACTGATTGAACATTACCATTAAAATTGATAGATTGTTCAATTGTTTGTTCTTCTATTAGTATTTGTTTTTTCATTTAATCTCCCCATCCATATTGGTAATCACCAATTAATTTAAAATATTCTGATATATCTTTTTGACGAGCATCCTCGGCTTCTTTAAAACGTTTATTTAATTCACTTTCATTTTCCTCATTTGATTTACCATTAGTCCATACTGAAGTATAAGAAGTAGAAATATCTTTTTTAGTTAAATTGTTATCTTTTAACCATTCATCAACACTTCTAGTATCTTTATCTTTTGTAAATTCCTTTAGTCTATTGAAAGCCTCTTTAGATAATGGACTATCTAAATATAATTCATTATTAGATATAATATCTTCAAATATATCTCTATTATATAAACGTGCAAGTTCTTGTTTTTCAAGTTTCTCCCTTAAAGTTTTACCTTCAACATCTTTAAGTGGTGTTTTCTTATTAATAATTGTTATATTACATTTATTCTCTCTCAACCATTTATGTGCTTCATCTTCATATTTATCTTCTAGAATTTTATATCCAAGATTAATAACTTCACTCATTTCCCTAACTTGTCTTGATATCTCTTCTTCAGCTAAGATAGAATAATGAAGTATATAATCTCTCATCTCAATAATTTTAAATTGATTCAATTCAATTATACCATACCAAGGGAATTGTCTTTTAATGAAATATTTCCAACGACTTTTCCAACTCTTGTTAACAGTTTTGTCATAACCAATTAATTTGTCTGCAGCTTGTCTTAGGGTCATTTTAGTTTCTCTACTAGGATTACCCCACCAACAATTTTTTTTAGACATTATATCACCTCTTAAATATATATTCAGTATAACCCAACTCCGCTAAGAAATCATTAATGGCAACATCAATAGTATTACCTGGTTCAGGTTCTATAGCAGTACCATCAAATAATAATTCAACAACAGGTCTCTTACGTAAGGTAATCCATAACTGAATAGTATGTCCACCTTTTTCAGTATGTCTTACAAAAAACCAAGTTTTGTCTTTTTTGGAGGGTTGTTGAAAAGTAAAACCCATTTTAGTAAATTTTTCTAAACTCTTCATAATTATCTATCATCTCCTTTAATAAAAATAGGTAGACAAGAAAGTGTCTACCTATAGCTTATATTATCTGAAAGGATAAGTAATAATATAAGTTCACATAATTTAGCTACTTTATTTTAAATAATTTTTACTAAATTATTTAACTTTTCACTACTTACTCATTCTTCTGATTTTAGCTTTAGCAATTCTTTTCTCTTTTTTACTACAATGATATCTATGCATATTGAAATATTCAATAATTTGTTCCTTTTTAACTTCTCTTTTGAATTTCTTAATTAGTAATTCAGTCTTTTCTCCTGAAGTTAAATCTTTAGTTTCTCCATATTGAGTAATAATTTTTCTTTGGATTGCACTATTTGTAATTTTAGCCAACTTATTTTTCACATCCTTTAATTGTTATCTGTAATTCTTAATTTATCTTTTATTATAAAATCTTCAAGTGCATTTCTTAATTCTACTTTAGTAGTTGATGCTTTAGAACTAGCTGTTAAAGATAATGAAGATATTGCTTCTTTTCTTCTTCTCAATAATTTAATTTCATTTTCTAATTCAGTAATTTGAGCCTCAATTGCTCTTGTCTCATTATTACAATCAGTTCTCTCTGTTTCAGCATTCTTTTCTAATTCATCACTTAAATTCTTTAAAGTAGAAATCTTTTCTAATGCTTTATCTACATATGCTTGATTTAATTCATCATCATCTACACCTAAATCAACCTTATATAGTGTAATTAATGTTTTTCCATCTCTAGATAGTAAAAGTATCCATCCATTTCTATTACAATATACTTTAACAGGATTTGGTGACTTACCAATTACTCCATCAAAATATAGTTCTGATGAAATGAATAATTTCTTTATTTCATTTTTAATTCCATTTTCAGCGTCATTACCTACTATAGAATTTTTTCCATTCTTTACTCTTTCAATATATCTTTGTAAACAATGATTTGATATATTAATTTCTAAATTTTCAACATTATAATCCTTTTCCATATTCTCACCTTTTTCTAAATTTTATAACAAAAGGAGGTAGGACATCTTTCCGGGATGGAGATGTCCAAGACCACATTATTTGGGAAGAGTATTTAATACTCGATAATTAAAAGTTATAGAAGATATGTTCTTTAATTGTATTTAATCTAATAGTTAAATCTTCTTTGGTTATTACTGATTCATCAAATAGATATTCAATATCAAGTAATCTATCTATCTCATAATCCCAATCATCACACCACCTATTTGATACAAAACCAATTGTAGTAAATGGGACCTCTACTCTTAAACATGTTGAAGAACCTACACTATCATCTTCAGTAAAATCAACACCTCTATAATTGAATATAGTTGAACCATCTCGTTCAGTTTTAGTATAACATACATCTGAACTTAAGGCATCTAATTTAAGCTCTAAAAGTAGTGTTCTATACATATGAAATAAACATTTCGCATTTTCCTTAATTTGTCTACTTAATTCAAACATCTCATTGACATCTACTAATTTTTCTAATAATCTTATCTTTTTACACATTAACTCTAATAATTTATCTCTATATACATAAAATATTTTTCTGTATAGTTCCATTATATTATACTCCATTTTGTTTATTAAAGTATTCCTTTTCAATGTCACTCTCGTAATATAAACCAAGTGGCTCTACTCCAGCTATTGTTCTAAGCATTCCACATAAATCATTAACTTTGTATACAACTGGAATAACATCATATTTATTATATGGAGAATCATCCCCATATCTAATATCAATATAATTATAAAATGTATTTAAATCATTAAAGTTTTTATTGTGTAAATCACACCACATCTTAAAATGTTCTTGATTCTCCAGGAATACTCTCATATTAATATAAGTTCTGGCTTGTCTCATATCACTTACTACAGTATATGGTTGTTTCAGTGATTCATTTCTATCTTCAGTATATGGTGTAATAAAATATAGTTTAACCTTTTTCATAGTACCACCTAAAATTTTGTTAAGTATTTGCTTTTATCTAAAGTGTAGTGAATATCAGCATTACTATTTAACCAAGCAGTCTTAATAAAAGCTGTAAAAGATTTCTTATCTTTGTTTAATCTAGGTATAATTACAATTGATATATCTCTAGACTCATCATAAGTTGTTCTTATACAAATTTTAGTTATTACCTTAAGGTTATTAATTTTACTGATTTCAACCTCAAAAGGTTTAATAGGATTATTTTTTAATCCTAAAATAATATTAGTTACTTTATTCTTATCTAAATAGTGTTTGTAATCACCCATATTTACACATTGATTAGTAAAGTGATTAGAGTAAGTAACATTTGTAATAACCTTTTGAATCTTGTTATTTGTTTTAACTACATTTTCAGGCATATACACTTCAGAATGTAAAAGTCCAATTACTTCCATATTAAATTACCTCCAATTTAATTATCTACTACTATTATAATGGTTTAATATGGATTTGTCAATACTATTTAACTTTATTTTTTATTTTCTTCTGCAAGTATTAAACCAGTCAAGGTATCTCCCCTTGAAACTACATGATTATAGAAATCTCTTGTCTTATCTTCAGCTTTATTGTATCTACCAATAATTTTATTATAGAAATTACGACCTATTTTATTTCCTGTAACTGTATCAGTTTCAATATAACCAATAATTCTACCATAGAAGTTTTTAACTTTTGTTTTCTCTATCATTTTTAGCTTTCTCTTGTTTTCTTAACATCTTCTCTAACTTTCTTCTTCTCTTCTCTGCAAGTCTTCTTTCTTTTCGATTTGCAGGTCTTGGACCCTTGTCACTCATTGCAATTGTGGTGTAGTAATCAATGTTTTTCTTAAGTGCAAGTGCTTCATCATCATTTTTAATATCATCATTTAATTTAGTAGTTAATTCCTTTAATGATTCTCTATATCCATTAAGAATTTCAATTTTTTCATCTTCAGTTAAATCATCAAAGTCATCATCAATAGGTAGTCCATAATCACTTATTTGGATTCCATCAATCAATTCAAACATTTGTTGAAATTGGAATGCTGCAATACCTACTAAATTTAATTTACTGACATATCCAGATGATTTAGTAAACATAACATCAATTGAGTTATATCTAGGTATAATGTATTCTTGGTCTCCACAAGTTATACATTTTTCTCTACTGAAAGTTAATTCTTTTCTTTTAGTAATTAATGGATTAATGAAGAAATCAATACCATCTTTAAACTTCAATGCAATAACTCTTATATTATGACCAATTTGTGGAGCTGATAATGCAAGTAATTTTTCATTATTTTGTAAGTCATCATTTAATTCCTGTAATATAGGAACTAGTGTTTCAGCCTCTCCTTTAATGTCTACTATTTCATCCGCTCTTTTAATATCTGTAATAGTTTCTAATATCATTCTTTCACCTCTTTAACTATTATAGTATATTTATCATTAGTAAAATCAGCATTTAAACGTATTGATATATCATCTCCTGTGAATGTAACTTCATTGATATCTTCAGTTACTTCAACTGAATCTTCATCTAAAGTTAAACCATCAAATTCATTAAAGTAATCAAATAAATCTTGATATAGATTAGAATCTAATATTGGAGATTCTCCTTTATTATCTAATGTAATACCAAACTGATTAAGTTTTAAATCATTTAATGTCATCGTCATCCACCTCATTATCTAATTGAGATTTTATATCATCCATTACTTGTTCATTTTCTTTTAGGATTGCAGTATCATCTGCACCTAACATATTGAATATTTCTTTTATAATTGGCTTTTTTGCCATTTCTTTCTTCTTTTTTCTTCTGCTCTTTGGAAGATTAAGGAGATACATAATATATGCAACTCTAGAGTAATTTTCCTTAATCTTATTATAAGAGTTTTCTATTGATTTTAATTGCTCTTCACTTATATTACCATTTTTATAATCTTTATCTACAGCTTCAAGCATTTTTATAGACCTTTCATATTGTTTAGAAAGGTCATCACAATATTTAACAACATCAATAAATGCCATATTACACCTCTTCACTTAAATCCATACTAATTGTATTTAGATTATTTCCCTCAAAGATTAATAATAGTTGACTTGGACTACTAAATAATCCTTTACTTAATGCATATTGTTCAGTTCCTACAACAGAACCATTTACAATTACTCTTGAACCCTGGAATGATTTTACTTTTTCACAATGATAATGTCCTAAACAAATATAATCAATGAATTCTTTAGTTGCACCTGTCATCATTTGGAATGCATTATTTATATTACAATTATGTCCATGTGCAAACATAATCTTCTTACCATTAGATAAAGTAAACTTACCAATACTTGCATCAATATTATCATTTATAAAATTGATTTTAGTTCCTTTTAATCTTTCTTGTAAGAACCAATCAATTAATTTATACATATTTTCTTCTTCAATGGCTTCTTCCTTATTTGCCATTACTCTAGAGTGATTATCAGTACAACTTCTATAGTTAACTATTGGTGCAGCCATTTGCAATGTATTTAATGTTTGTGCAATTAATTCTCCTGCAGTCATTACTTGACCTACTACATCCATTTCTTGTTCTATTCTAGCACTTGTATGAATAATTCCATGAATCATATCACCTAAATTGATGATTTGTAATATTTTTACATTATTTCTTTTGCAATAATCAATTACATTACTTGTAAGTAACGATAATCTCTTTGCTGCAATATTAGAATTGTATTTATTGTAAAAATTATCACAACTAACACCTATATGTAAGTCTGAAAGTAATAAAACTGCTTCATTATTACCATCTCTTGGAACATTTGTAATAGAAATCTTTGGAAGTTCATTTAATTGGTCTACACTATTGACAATGCAATCTTTTAAGGCTTCAATTCTAGCATCTTCTCTTAATCCTCTTCTATAAGAAGACATAATATCTCTATATTTTTGTTGTTCCTTATATAGAATCTCCAATTTAGCTGTTATTTCATCTGTTTTCTCTAATTTTTCAGGTTCTACATTAGTTTTTTCCAATACATCATCTTCAACTGTATCTAAAACTGTTTTATTTTGACCTCTTTTTTGAATTTTACCATCTCTAGTAAGTCTATTCTTAATATAGGTTCTTAAATTCTCTCCACTTGACCAATTTAATTCAACAGCTAGCCAATTCCAGTTCTTATCAGTGACATCTCTATAGATTTTTCCAATTTCATATACTTCATCTTTTGTATATGATGTCTTATTTAATGATTTTAAATATTCCTTAAATTCTTTTGTAGTCATTAATTGTCCTCATCATTCTTTTCAGTATTTGTATTAGATAGTTTTAGAATTTCTTCTACAACACTTAATACTTTTTCTTTAGAAGATTGTGGTAATATAGGTGTTTGACCAATACTGATATTGTTTGTAGTTACATTTATAGGTGGAAGTTCCTTAATTGTATCTGCAGATTCAGTTGCCTTATCAATTATTCCTTGAATAACTTTAATGTATCCGATAATATCTTTATCTTCAATTGCGTGTGGATGATTAACAATCCTATCAAATGCTTCTTCACTTAATTTATCTAGTATACCATTTAATTTTAAAATTCTAATCATATTTTTCTTGGCAATACTTTGATTAAATATTTGAACAAGTCTTTGCATTTGTTCAGTGTCATCAACACTAACAATATCCCCTACAATCTCCTTTAAATTACCATCAACCTCTTTATTTAATTCTTCATGAGAAACCTCACCTAACAATACTTTATCTTCACTCATTATAACAACTCCTTATATACATTAGTGATTTTATTAACTAATGATTTTTCAATAGTTTTCTTGAGTGGATTTGTTTCATTCTTAACGGTATCAATTACTAATTCTTCTAATCTTTCACTAGGGATAAAACGATATATAAGTCTATCATTATCCATTATAATACTAATTGTCCCTATCCCAATATTAATTTCTACGACTTTAGAATCTTTACCTAATATGGTATCTTCAACATAGTCACAAATACACCACTCACCTTTAGTTACTAATTTTTCTAATGATTCAGTAGGTATAGTTGTGATAGTTGAGATATCTTTAATTAAATCTCTCATCTAATTACCTCACAATCTATTAATTTTTGAAAGTGCTTTAATTGGGTCTTTATCTAATAGATACATATATGCAGCGTCCAAACTCTTAACATATCTTTCAAAAGACATCTCTAGTCTATCACTGACCAATTGTTCCATTAATTTTTTACCTTTAAAATTATTTACGTGAATTTTCATTTCTAATAATGTATCTTTAAAATTATTGTTGTCCATCTATTTCGTAAAACTTATCTAGAATGTCACATAATTTACCATATATTTGTTTAATTTCTTTTAATTGTAAACTATCAATATCTCCTACTTTATTGACAGCTACACCAAAGGAATCTCCTTCTAACTTAACACATTGGTAAATTAATAGTGCATTAATAATTGTTTGTAATTCACGTCTGGTGGGGATTCTAATTGTTACTCCACCGAAATAATCTAATAGGTTATATAAACTTTCTTTATCCTTTAGTACATATGCCAATTCACTTAAAGTGGAATATTCTTCAATACCACTTAATTGATACAATGCAAATAATACTAATGAATAGACATCTGTACTTTTCAATACTTTTAAATCAGGTTTAGTTCTCATATACATCTTTCCTTTCATTATTACTAATTAACATTGCATTCAACATATCATCATCAATATCAAATTTCTTACATATTTCATACACATTATTTGAGAACATTATTTTAATTCTATTTAATAATACCTTAACAAAACTTGTCATAGAATCATCTATTCCCCAAAGAATGATATCGTCATCTCTACTTCTATTTCTACTTTTATTGATTAATTTTTCTTTTGATTTAACTACTGAATCTTCTATTGTCTCTAATGTCTTATTGTCAACTGTAACATAATTTAACATATTCAATAAGCATGTCATTGTTAAATTGTGAACCATTCTATCATCATTTTTGTATGGAGTAAGTCTACATACTCTATTAATTAATCTAGGTAATTCTTCAATCTCACCTTTAACTAATTTGGATATGTTATCTTGTTCATTACTTAAGATACTATCTTTAATATTGTTTTTATAACATACCATATCTACATAATTTCCAAATACATAGTTCTTATCTTCACTGACATCTTCAATTAATTCACTGAATTTGTATTTTTGTTGCCAATATAACATCTTTTTATACATTACATTAACAATATAATTCTTACTTGATGTAATCTTAGTTAGTGTTGGATTTTCTCCAAATTGTTTAGGACTAGTTAATCTATTATAAATTAACATAGTAAACCAATTGGAGAAATCTTCACTATCTTTTATATTATAGAAATAACCTTGCTTATTGCATATAGCAAATATAGATTCATATAAATATCTTATAATTGTATTTCTTTCTTGTTGAGTTAAATCTTCTTTGTATATGTTGTCATCAATATATTTAAACTTATCTACCGGTCTTTTTAAATCATCCATTACACTATCCTACTAATTCCATTACTATTTTTCTCAACTAGAATAGTATTATCAATAGGTAGAGACAACTCATCTTGGTGATGACTGATAATAAATATACTTTCAACATCACTCAATGTTTGAGTAATAAGATTAAATAATCCTGAACATCCTACAGAATCCAAATTATCTGTAATCTCATCTAGGAATAAAATATTACTACTAAAGTTTAAATAATTAGACATCATATTTCTAATTGCAAACTGAATGATTACATCAACCTTTTGTTTCTCACCACCCGATAGTGATTCAAACTGTTTACCTTGGAATAGGATATCAATATCATTTCCATCTAATTGGATTAATAAATCTTTAGTACTGAATATGTATTCACAATATTCTTGAGCTTTAGATTGAAGATATGTAATAATGCCTTTCAATAAATAACCTCTAAAGTCTCTTTTTACTAGGGTATTAATCTTATTAACAATACCTAAATGTTCTTTTAACTCTTCTAGTTTCTTATTATTATACAATAATTCAGTATTAGTAGTATTTATTTTATTTTCAATATCTTTAAGTTGTTTATTTAAATTATCTAGTTTTGTAGCATCATTTAGTTTATTAGCTTCTAATTTACTCTTATCCATCATTAGTGATGTATTTTTATTATTTAAATTATTAATATCACTATCTAAACTAATTAATTGATTTTTAAGTTCATTTAGTAATCTTTTATTCTCATTATTTACATCATCATATTCTTTAGTTATTTTATCAACTTCAGTTCTAACATTGTTTTGTAAATCAGTCTTAAGTTTAGTTAATTTATTTACTTCTTCACTTAATATCTCAATATCTTTAGTAATTTGAGTAGTATCAGGTTTAACAACACCAATTAACTTTTGACCACAAGTAGGACATACATCTGATATACTTTCCATTTGTTGTTTTTGTTGTTTAGCAGTTCTTAGTAACACTGATTTTTCAGTAAGTTTAGTAGATGTATCATCTAATTCTTTTTGATGTTTAGTTTTGCATTCATTTATTAAACTATATTTCTCAGCTTCATTCTCATTGACAATATCCCCACAACGTTGAACCTTATCTTGAGTTTCTATTAAATTACTCTTTAATATATTTATTTCATTAGTATTATTTATAATTAAATTATCAATTTTACTAATTTCTTCATCATAATTAACTACCTTATGATTTTCAATTTCAGATTTAATAGACGCTAATGAATCATTATATACTTTGTTTTGACTGTTTAATGCAATATTTTTATCATCATAACCTTTTTGTTCATTTTCAATTTTTTCAATTCTCTTACTGATTCTATCTTTTACATCTTGAATCATAAAATCAGAACCTGTTAATTGTTCTAATAATTCTTTTCTACCAGAAGGAGAATTCTTTGTAAATGAATTAGGTAATCCCTGACCTAATAATATTACTGATGAAATTAATTGTGGTGTCAATTCAGGAAGTTCTTGTACAAGAACATTCTCACTTAATTTAATTCCTTTTCCACTTATATCTTCACCATTTTTATATATCTTTAAATCAGTTTTAAATTTCTCATGATTCTTGTATCTTGTTACAATAAAATCATCTGCACCTGCACTGAATTCTAATGATACATAACATCCACCATTAGTATGTATATTCTCAATATTTGATTTAATTCCTTGAATTGTTTGTCCGGTTAAGCAATATGATATACCACTTACTATAGTTGATTTACCACTACCATTTGATAATGCTCTATCACTTGGATTATTGTTTTTACCATAAATCAGACAAAATCCCCTATCAGTTAAATCAATAGTTGCATCCCCAAATGAGAGAAAATTATGCAGTGTCAATGTTTTAAATTTATAAATCAATTAAACCACCACCTAAATTAATCCCCATTCAGCTAATTTTTCAAATCCACCTAAACCACTAATATAAGCCTTTGCTCTTTGAACGATATCACTATATTCTAATCTGAAATGATTTCCATTACCAAGTGTAAACTTTACTGATTCATTACCAATAGCACAATATGAATATACTTCGGTTTGATTTTGTTGTGCTAGCAAGTGGCATACAATATTGATTGAGACATCTGCTTTAGATAAATCTTTACCATTGATTCCACCACCAGTTACAGCTCTACCCATATCTGAGCCAAGTTTTCTATTAGTTGCACCAGTGTCTACATTGATACCACCAGTCCACTCTCCTAATGGGTTAATTATTACTTTATTAATATCACTGTATCTTGCGTTAAGATAATTCATTAAATCAATTGAATTGACATTACTTTGACATACAATTAATTTGTTATCTTCTTCATCATAAATGAACTTGCTATCACTTGGATACTTTGTGTATAAGTCTCTAACAATACTAGATAAATATTTTTCTTCTTGACTTAATGGAACTCCTTTAAAAATACCATTATCTCCACATCTCAATTCTTTTTCTTGATTTGCAGCTAAGAATGGGTCTTGTGGTACTTCAACATAATCAACATCTAACTCTTCTTTACTAATTCTCTTAACTAATTTATTAATATCAGTAGTTGATAATTTAACTGATGATTCATTAATAATGTGACATTTACCATGTCCAATTAAAACCTCAACTGCTACTTTTGGATTATCTTCTTTTGCATATGCTAAATCCACAATTGCACCTGCAATTCTATCTGCCACCTTATCTGGATGTGATGGGGAAACCTTTTCAAACATTATATCAATCCTTTCTCTTTTATAATTTCATTTAATTCATATCTTAATATTTCAAAATCACCTAATGTCTCAACACAGAATGTCACTAATTCATCTAGATGATTTACTTTATTTAAAGACTCTGATATATTTTTCATAGTAGTTGTGTCACCATCAGGAACTACTATTAATTGATATGTAATTAAATTAAATGCATCTTTTAATTTAGTTTTTAAATCAGTCACTAATGATTCTTTTACATAGAATTTAGCAATTGACCTAATTGGTAACCTATCTACTATATTTATATCTTCTACTTTATCTATAAACACCTTATAGAAATTAACAGCTTTTTCATTCTCATAGAACTCATACTCTAAAGTATCAGTATCTAGAATATATGCACCATGTTTATATTTAAATCCATCTTCAGTAAAATTTTGTCCTGTTAAATTTCCTATATTAATAATCTTATTAGTTACTTTTGCACCATTATGTAAATGACCATTAAAATATAGGTCACAACAAGATTCAATTTCATCTATACCAAATCCCATCTCAGACACATACTTACCATATCTAATTCCCTTAATATCATTATGTGAGATAATTATGGTTTTAGAGTACTGATTTGGTGATAATTGTGAGATTATGTCTCTTAAAGGCACTTTATTGTCCTCATCAATATATGGAACAAATATCAAATTAGTATTTCCAATGTACTCTATTTTTGGACTATCTATAATCTCACCAATACCATATATAGTATTTAATGAGTGCATATTTTGATTTTCTTTCATCAATTCGTGATTTCCTAATAGGAATTGTTTTGGTATATCAGTCCAATTAATTTGTTTAAGTGCTGTAATTTCTTCTGCATTTAAAGTATCTTTATGAAAGAAATCTCCTGCACATATAATTCTATCACAATTTTTGCTTTTTGCAAGTTGACCTACCCAATTCATACTATCTAATAGATTCTCTAATCTTCTTGAGAATTTAACACCTTGTTGAGTAAAAATAGATGATGTCATACTCCAGTGTGGGTCACTATAAATACATATTTTCAATCTATCACCTACTTACTTACATTTAAGAAATCAGTATATGCTTGTTGATACTCATCCAATAGAGATTTACTATTGGATAAGTTATCATTTAATTCCTGAGTGACAAATGTGGCATCTACACCATCGTCTTTAGCTTGTTTAAGTCTTTCAAGTATTCTTTGTCGTTCTTCAAGTAGTGCATTACTACGTTCTTGAAGACATTTTAATTTATATTCTAGTTGTTCTTTATTATTTATCATTTTTTAACCTCACATAAACTATCTGCAAGTTCTTCTAGTTTTTTATTTACATCTATATCTGGGAAAAATGGTGACAATAATGCTACGATACAACTTGTAATAATTGAATCACCACTTAAATGGTAACATAATGATTTACTATTAACATCAATTAATCTTTGGTTATCTTTATCAACCACACCCATTAATCTGAAACATTCACGTTCTGTTAATTTTCTAATACGTAAATTAGATTTGTGTGAAACCACAGTTTTAGTATAGGTATCACTATTTAAATGAGAACCAACAACTAATGTTCTTGAACACTCATCTTCATTATTAACTAAATCTTGTTGATGTTTTGCATTTTGATTTATTTCTCTTTGCAAGTCTTTACTATTAAGTAATACTTTACTTTCAATATAGGTATTTAATGTTGGAGCATACTTTTCATCCTTATAAGCTCTACAATCAATTTCATATGTACCATCCCAATCTACATATGGACCTTTATCTCTAACTGCAAGTGCCAATGCATCTTTTGTTCTCAATGTGGCACAACAATCTTTATTTTCTTTATTTTGAGTTCTAAAGTTATCTAATCTATCTCCAGAATAAGTATAATCAAATACATCTCCCTCTTCCACTAGATTCTCATCTAATACTTTTTCAACAAGTTTTTCACTCATTTTTTTATTTTCTTCTGGAATAATTACATAATTATCCTTTTGAACAGTTGTTAAAGTATTTGATGTACCTTCAGGACCAAGTTCAATTCTTTGTTCTAATTCTGCACCCTTTTCTCTAGAATTAGGATTCTCAGGATTTCTACCACGACTTGCACAAATTCTAGGTTCAGTAATTGTTGGATGTTCATCGTTTACACATACACCAACACAATCTCCACGAGTGGTTAATGTAATCATTACTCCATCACTCTTTTCAACACATTTCTTATTACCGTCTAAGATTTGTTGAGTATATGAATGTTTAACTACATCTCCTTCTTCTACTAAACCATCTCTAACTAATTTATTGCATAATTCAGTTTTTAACATTTCATCTTTATCATCTTCAACAGTTATTGCTGTTACTTGTCCATGATTTTCAGTAACTGTTGGTGCAACACCATTCTTACCAACAATAGGAGTTTGATTAAAATTAGATTTAGAGTAATTACCTATATAATCAATTTCATTAGTTTCTTCTTGTTCCTTACCAACTGGAACAGCATATCCACGTTTTAAATCAATTTTATTTTCTTCAGGTTCTTTTACAAATACATATTTATCATCACTAGCTGGGTCTTTACAACTCAATGTTGGATTAATTCCTGTTTTGTTTATTGTTTTATTGTATGCATCAACTAGGTCATATTCTTCACATTCTTTAATGTCATTCTTTTGGAATGTTTCAGTTAAATGTTTTGTTAGACCTTGAATATCATAATCATCAGGTAACTCATCACTCATATAATTTGATGCATCACATCTTTTACTACCCTCTCCAGTGTTTAGAGTGGATGCTACACTTTTATTTACATATGCACCATTATTATTACCTGTCCATTTTTCATTTGTATTTGAAATATAATCAATCATATTTTTAGATAGGAAATAACTTTCATCTACATCCTTTTCTAATAAGTCTTTCAACTTATGTCTTAATGGAATTGGTTTAGGGAATTTATATGTATAATCTCCTAAAATTGAAATCATAAATACTCTTTCTCTATTTTGAGGAACTCCAAAATCTTTACCATTTAAAATCTTATAGAAATTAGAATATCCTAATTTTGTTAATTCATAACACCAAGCTTCAAATGATTTAAAGAATTTTTCAGAAATTAAAGGTGGAACATTCTCCATTAGTAAAATCTGTGGAAGATGTTCTTTACCTAATTCATTACATTCTTTAAGGATTCTTTCAACTTGTGATAATAATCCACTTCTAGTACCCTCTCCTAATCCTGCCTGTTTACCGGCCAATGAAAGGTCTTGACATGGGAAGCTATAAGTGAAAATATAATCATATTTATCAGTATCATTTATTTCTAATCCTTTACCTGTTACCCTTGAAATATCTACAAGATTATTTGCCCATTGAATGGAATTGTAAATTAATTGTAATTTCTCTAATTGCATTCTCTTTAATTGTTCTAATTTAGCAGGCTCATTGTAATTTGCAGATACTCCTAGTTCAAATAACTTTTGAGCAAGTTCATCCCTGGTCATTTCTCCACAATAATCCTTACCATAATTAGGTAACTCATCCTTATGTAATTCTGCATATGATATGATTGATGGAATAGCCCATTCACAAATCCTATGATGTGTTACTCTTTTTTTAAACTCTTCATCTCCTAAAAGATAGCGAAGTCCAAGGGCCTGACTGCCGTAACCCGCAAAACATTCGATAAGTTTTATGTCGCCATCAATATGATACTCATCATAAATCATATCAAATAAATTTAAATTTTTCAAAATATCAACTCCTTAATCTTGTAATTCAGCTCCTACAGAACTTGGAGCGTCATCATCTTCTAGTGTAACTTGTAATGGTGTTGCACCATTTAAATTACAACAGTCATCTTTGTTAGGATTGAAATTATCTCTCCAATAAAGGTAATGTTCTAGTACATCTTCACATACTGATACATTTGGAATCTTAATCTTACTTAAAATTTCTTTCTTAACATCTAATGGTAAATGATTATATCCACCCTCTTTTAAAGTATGTTTAGAATAATCAATATCAAACCATTTCTTAATCCAAGTATTAACTCTTAAGAATTCTACAATTGCTTTATTGATTCCCAAAGAGTTTAATTTATCAAAATCCATAAATTCTGGAATTAATGGACTTAATCTAATTGCAACATCAAATCCATTATCTTGTAATTTTTTAATAGCTTCAATTCTCTTACTTGGTAATGATGCTTTCTCATAATCTAATTTAAGATATAACTCATCATCTAGTGTTGTTGTAGTAATTTGAATATGTGCTAAATCTTTTCTCATAATTTGTAAATATTCATCATTTGCAACTATATGTGATTTAGTAACAATTAAATAATGAATATCATATTTATTTAATATTTTAATTGTTTCATATGTTACTCGGTGTTCAAGTTCACAAGGTTGGAAACAATCAGTCATACCACCAAGTCTTAATGTTGTTCCTTTAGGTAGTTTTTTGACCTTATTTTCAATTTTCTTTAGACTAGCAACACTTGGTTCATCTGGGTTCCAAAGTCCTCTAAAATCAAGTAAAGAACGTGCATAACAGTAACTGCAGTTATGATAACATCCACATCCATAAGTATCTAGTCTAGTTGGGTAGTGACATTTATTTCCTTCCCCACCACCTACAGTTTTGAAAAAACTTTTAAATTCCTTTGCCATTTAATTCTCCTTATTTTAAAATATTACATATTACATAATCTATAATTTTATCACTGTCTAATAATCCAGCTTTTAATCTATAATCAATTGTATTTAACAATTCATATATCTCAATCAGTTTTTCATTACTATATTTACCACAATTATATTTAATTGCCTTAAACTGATTTGCAGTTAATCCTAATTTCTCAGGAGTTGGATTGACACTCATTTGAATGTCTATTATATTCTTAAATTGTCTTAATAATAATGTGATTAGTCCTACAGGTTCTACATCAATTAAATCAATAACTTTAAGAATTTGATTGACTGCATCATATTTCTTTTTAGTTATTGCATTTATTAAATCAAACACTGTAAAATTGCATAAATCCATATAACCATTTTCTTTATTGATTAATAGGAATATTCTCATTCTATCCTTTTCATCAAATACTGCAATTTTATCTATTTCATTTTCCAATCTCAATATGTTATATTTAGTAATCTCACATAACCACTTTATTGCTTTAGGGTCCATCCCTTTTAATCTTTCTTCTGCATACATAGTTATCTGCCAATCAGTTAATTTTGGAAATAAATAAATATAATCAGTAAGATTATTTTCTATATCTTTTTTAATTTTCTTACATTTAATAATGCAATTCTCTAATCCATCCATATTGACAATATTATTTTCAAGCTCATCAACATCTACTACATTTAGATATGTTGTAGTGTCAAAAAATATATCATCCTTTAATGATAGTAACTTTTCAACACTATCAACATAATTCAATTCTAGATTACAATTCTCACAAATTGCATTGATATATGTATTAACTAAAAAAGAGTTATCTTCATACTTAAATATCTTAAAACCATTGTCTAATTCTTTGTTTAAGATATTCTCTTTTAATAACTCTAATGATTTCATTCATCCCACCCTATCTCTTTTTGGACATAATATAAATCTAATAATGATTTAAAACATTTAAAATATTTAGATGCTTTGTCCATTGCAATTTCTTCTACTTGTAATTTTGATTCTGGCGATTTACCAGTATTTATAATTAATATTCGGTCAACCTTTAAATTATTTTCTCTGACCAATTGTTCATAACTACTTACTTGAACTTTTTGTTCAGTATTAATTTGTTTACTTGTTTTGATATCTATTATAGTCCACTTTCCATCTACTTTACAATATAAATCAAGGAATCCACCATATCTATATGTTTCACTTACTAATCTCTTTTCAATTTCAACATCTTCAATAGTATGTTGATTTTCCCATTCTAGATATCTATAGAATGCATCTTCAGCTGTTTTCAAGTCATAATCATCATACTTTGAAATATCTACTTCAGTGTGTAATAAATGAGATTGAATGATTGTATGAATTAAATCTCCAACACTTGCACTATGTGTGACATATTCAGTAACATCTACTCCCTTTTTACCTAAATTGTTTGCCCATTTAACTAGAAATGGTTTATCTAATAATTTTAATATTGTTGTAGCACCTGGAACTTTAGTACCATCTTTAAGTTTTAAGACTCTACTATCATCTTTCTTTTCTTTTTCTTCCATTAACTTATTCCTTTTGATAATTTCCAAAGTTCTATTAAATAATTAGTTAATAAATCTTCTCTTTTAAATCTACTATCATTTAATCTAATTGCATATTTTTGAGTTAACATATAATAACTGAAATAATTACTATTTGATATACATGAACATTTTAATTTATATAACATTAGTTTAAAGAATGTATTAACATTGAATTTTCCATATTGGTCTTTATAGTTAAATTGTGATGTTATTGATAACATATTTGAGAAATTAGCATCTTGTAATTTCAAAATTATAGTATCACATAATCTATCTAGTGATTGTAAATCTTCATTTACAATATCATTCATTTGACCAGGTGTAGTACATATATTTAATAATATAGGTTTATTCTCATCAGATGCTAGTGTATATGCAATATCATCCATTAAGAATTCTTTACTATATCTTTCAAACTGATATATTATACATCTATTTAATATTGTATTTAACACCAAATTTTTATTATTTACCAATACACATACAAATGTATAGGCATCATAATCTTCTAGGAATTTTAATAATATATTTTGGTCTTTAACTTCTTCTATATCTATAGTATATAATGTAGGTACTCTACTTACTTGTATTTCTGCAATTAAATCATTTGATATTGTTTCAGTTATATCTTGATACTCAAGCTCTTTCATTTCAGCAATATCTTTTGAAAATAGATGTTTACCACATCCATCATCTCCTAACAATATAAATGCATGTGGTAGAACTTTCATATTCATAAATGTATTAACTAATTTTTCTTGACCTCTTAATTGCAATTAAATCAACTCCTATTGAATAATAATATTATACCGGCAATTAAAAATATAATCAAGTATAATCCTAAAGTCAATGCAATTGGGAACCATAATGGGAACCATACCCAAAACCAAGTAAATGATTCAGGAAATACATTTGTGACTTTTAAAATTAAGAATACTAACCAAGTAATAAATCCCATAGATTCTAAGCTAATACTTGCAACTACTGTTTTTGGACTATTATCATATTCATTAATAGTATACATTTTAAACTCCTCTACACATTTTAATCATCATAACTTCAATAGTGGAGAATAGATTTGTATCATACTTGATTGCATTTTTGATTTCTAATATTCTATCTACAAATCTAGAGTAGTAAGTTTTACTATCTCCTTCTCCAACTGTATATATTAAATCTTCTTTGAATATTCCAGGGATTTTAATTGAATCTAAATCCCTAAATATACTATACTTAAATAAATCCAATGCAAAATCTAGGAAATGTTCAATGAATAATTTCAAATCATACCCCTTATTATACAAGTCTTCTATTGTGGTAATTACTAAATTATCATTTCCATCTATTATTGCATTTGTTAAATCAAACATTATTTTATAGGAGAAATCTCCTAATACATCTAGTGTTGTTTCTATTTTAAAATCAGTTGAGTATGCAGCAACTTTATCTAATAAAGCAATTGCATCTCTCATTCCACCATTTGCTAACTTTGCAATGTAATCAATTGATTCTTCATAATTAGTAAATTTTTCTTCTCTACAAATCATAAGTAATCTTTCTTTAATCTTATCAGTTGGAATTCTAGTAAGATTGAATCTCATTACTCTATTTAATATTGTATTTGGTATCTTTTGTGGGTCAGTTGTACAAAAGATAAATATAGTATATTTTGGTGGTTCTTCTAGACATTTAAGAAATGCTTGCCAAGCTGCATTTGTAAGAACGTGACATTCATCTATAATTATTACTTTATATGTACTAATGTCTCTTTCACTTGCGTGGTCAACTATATTTCTTATTTTATCTACACCATTATTAGATGCAGCGTCTATTTCAATTGGATGTCCTTCTCCATTATTTATCATATTTGCCATTATTCTAGCGATAGTTGTTTTACCACATCCTGAAGAACCTGTAAATAAATAAACATTCTTAAAAGTCTTTTCAACTATTTGTTTATTTAAACTTTCTACAATGTGTTCTTGAGAAACAACATCACTAAATTCTTTTGGTCTATATTTAGTTGCTAATGTTTCCATTTAATTTATCACCAACTTTATATCTTATTTATTACATCAATTTCATCCATTGGTAACCAACCAAACCAATTTTCTACGAATGATGTGCAATTTAAATCATTAAATCCTATTCCTGATACTTTAATCATGTTACCCATAACTTGTGTTACTTCCACTTGATAGAATCTTCCTTTAGGTAATCTACCATTGTTCCAATTAATTAAATTACTATCTTGATTATAAATAGAATCATTCAATCTAATTAGGTAACATTTATCAGTTTCCATATGTAATTTGTCATTCTTATTAATTTTATAGTGTTCTTCTTCAACTTTAACTAGGTTTGCATATTTTAATTTATTTAATTCTCTAGTTAATCTTTCACTCATATAGACTGTCTAATAGCCCTTATTTGTTTATCTACTTCATCATTAACTTCATTCCAAAGTTTTTCCTTTTCTTCTTCTAGATTAACATTATCTGGATTATTAATAACTTTCTCCATTGTAAATTCAACCTTTGCTGAATTAAAGTTACCTAGATTTAAGGTAAATGATGATGTTGCGATAATCCTTGTAGTTTCAATATCTTTCATTTACATCACTCCTACTTAAAATTATAACACTATTTAAATTATTTGTCAATTGTTTTCTTCCTCTAACTTTTCAACTAAGAATTTCATTAACTTTTCATCTATAATAAAAAAGTTTTCTTGTTCAGGACCAAAGTTAAATGCTATACAATTTTCATCAGCTCTAACATTAAATGCATCAGCCCTATTTTTATCAATCCATTCCTTTTTAATTGAAAATGAATTTTTATCTTCCATACAAGTTTTGCACTCTATTAAGAGAGATGCATTAGGAACAACTACATCTCCCTTTCTATAAAGTCCTGCACCTGAGTTTGAATTCTTTTGACCATTTAATAACTTTGCAACATATGTTTCTTGTAAATCACTGAAATATCTTGTTGATTGTTTATTTTTAGTATCCAATATTATTCACTCTCCATTTGTTCTTCTTTTAGATTAACTCCAAATTCTTCTTCAATGTTAATTCCTAACATCTTTTCAAATGAAACAACATTTGGATTATCCTTAATTGCAATCAATTCATACACTTTATCATAAATAGTTCTCCAGAAGTCTACATTCTCTTCTAAATACTTTTTAACATTAGATTCACCATTTATTTTGATTTCCTTACCCGTAGAATCAGTTATTGGTTGTCCAGTGTCTAAATTAATAAAATTATACCAACTATTATTAATTTTATTTATGATTCCAAAATGAGTTGCAACTTCAATAGTATCCCATAATACATCAATACCTTTAGTATAGTGTAGATGACATCTTCCAAGTTTTCTATCCCACTTACAGAATTTTGTCTTTAATACTGCCATTTCAATAACATGTCCTGCTGGGCTACCATCTGAACATTTTTCACCAGCTTCATTAAAGAATTCTCCACGTTTAAATCTTAATCTTAATGAACAAGCTCTCTTCCAAGCATTTCCACCTGCAGTTTTCTCTGGATTTCCAAACATACAGTTAGGGTCTAAATACAAACCATTAATACCTATAAATGTAGTCTTGTATCTATTAATTAAACCTGTGCTTCTCTTAACAAAGTCTGAAATACATTTAGCAAGTGTACCCATATCTTTCTTTTCCATACCAGCATTACTTACTTGTTGTGGTGCAATGGCAACTAAAGAGTCGAATATTACTAATCCAATTTCTCCTGTTTTAATACCATTGATAACAATATCAAATAATTGTTCAGCGGATTGACCGGCTGCCTTTACATATACTGTTCTGATTTCTTCATCATTCATATCATATCCTGATTTAATTGACCAAGTAGGGTCAGCTGTACCCTCGGCATCTATAAATAAGATATGTTTTCTTTCTTCTATTGGTTTCTTCTTTTCTTGTCTAATAAAACATCCTGCCATTAAGAATGCTGCAGTAGTTTTACCAGATGATTCTGGACCAACTAATTCAATAAAACAAGCTCTAGGGATTGAGTTATATACACAGAAATCCCAACTAGGAGTTCCTAGAGAGAATGTCTCTTTGAATCCATCTAATTTAACACCATACACAGCAAGATTATCCATCTTGTATGTTTTATTAATATCTTTTATAAAACTATCTAATGACATTAGTTACTCCCTTCATTAAATGGGTTTACATAATCAGAATAATCTTTTTCATTCATTCTCTTTGAGATTATTTTAGATAATGTTTTTACCATTTCATTTGCACTTTCAATTTTTGTTTTAATAATTCTAAAACTTCTAGCATATATTGCATTCACTATGCTATCATTCATAGATGCTGATTCTGCATATGCTCTATTTTCATCAACAGTTGTTTTCTTACCACTCGCAATATTTTGTATTTGATTATCAGAATATGCTTGGTTATATTTAATTTTTACATTTGCTTTAGATAAATCATCATATAGTCCTAAAAATTCTCCTTTAGAACCTAAAAAGTATATTGCATTTGTTAATTCTAGGAAATATTTCTCTAGTACTGCATCTGATACTAAATCTGCATTAATAACATCTCTATTGATGTCTTTCATTATATCATCTAATACTTGAGTATATTCATTAACAATATCATCACTGATTGTTCTTATGTCATTTACATTTTCATCAATATACTTTTTTATATTTTTAATTTCATCTAAATTAATTGTAGTTTCCATTAGACCACCTACTTTTCAATTTCTACGAACTTATTGAAATCACATTTCATAAATGTTCTTAACTTTTCAGTTGAAATTATATAGAATTTATACTTATCTTCAAGAACATCTTTGATATTAATTGATTTCTTACCATCATTTTTCATCTGTTTAATTGTTCTAACATTTACCCATATTACTACATCATGTTTACTGAACCATAATAATACTCCAGGATATGTTCCTAATTTATTATCATATTCTAGTAAATCTTCATATTGTGTCAGCTTTGCAAAATTAAATGTGTTCTCCTTTGTTTCCTTACATTCAATCATAAATAATTTACTGAATGCAAATCCTAAATAATCACAAATATTTCTAGACTGACCATAATATCTACTTTGTTGGTCTGGTAATCTAATAATTGTATTATCAGGGAGACTAGTTTCCCAATCTCCCTTTACTTTTGCTTCAAATTTCTTACCTAAACTATATGCCAAGATTATTCTCTCCTAGCTTCTGGAATCATATTTGTAATATTTCCACGAGATAATACAAATGATTGACCATTACCAAAGTTGAATAATAGAATATCTTCAGAACAATTATCAATAATTACTTTTAAATTATTAATATCAATGATTGCCTCATATCCATCAGTTACATTTGAATTTAAGATATCAATTTCTTCCTTATTTTCTTCTTTTGAATCATAGATGACTACTTTATCAGCACTGAACTTAAAAATACCAAAATCCTTTAAAGAATCATCTCTAGAGTTGTTAAATAATAATAATCTAGATAGTGCTTGTGATAATGCTAACTTGTCAATTGTAATTTGATGTGGATATGACATTTTTACTCTATCTCTAATTGCTTTAACTGGGAACTTACTTAATAAGCTTTCTTCAGTTGATGTGATAGATGTAATGATAATATCTTCATTTTCAAATCTTACTTTAGTTTGAATTAAACCACTCTTAAGTTGGTCATATCCAATAGTAAACTTAACATTATCTCCTTCAAATAACTTAAATAACTTAACTAGTTTTTGATTTAATAATAATTTAATTGGCTGACTTAAACTAAAGTTATTTACACATGCACCTGTTGTAAATGTAATACATCCTTGTTCATCAATGTAAAATAACTTTTGAATTGGGTTAACAACCTCATTTTTATTTAATTCCTTTAAGTTATAATTTAAGATACTTGATAAATAATCTACAGGAATAGTAAATTCAGATGTAGGATTATTAATTACAATTTCTTCTAATTTTAATAAATCATTTCCTTCATAAATTAATGGGAACTTATAACTACCGTTTGCCTTTGCAATTAACATTGTTGATGTTACACTTAATTCAATTTGTTCAGTAGTTAATTTAGAAATTAAATTTAAGAATAATTTTGCATTAACAACTGCTCTAAAATTTTCATCTTGAATATCATTAATAGTTGCTCTTACATAATAATCTTTGTTAGTAACATTTAAATATAATTTACCATCAGTAACTACTAGTTCTAGTTTGTCACCTACAGCTGTTTCATTAGGTGATGCATTCTTAACTGAATCGTTATCTAATGCCCATAAAATTTTTGAAATAATCTTTTGTAATTTTTGTGTTTCTAGTATCATATTTTTCCTTTCATTTAATTACTTTTTAACATATTTAATAAATCTTTCTCTAATAATTCAGTATGTTCTAATTTTAATTGTTCAATTGCTTCTTCTCTAGACATTCCTGGTATTCCATTTTTATCATCACCATCTTCTAAATGTTCTAATTCATTTTGAATTTGAACTGATAATTCATCCCAATACCAATGGTCTACAATATAAGGGTCACAAGACATTGGAACATCAATATAAGGTTTTGCAGTGTCAATCATAACTTTTACTAACCTCTCAGCGGCTTTTTCAGCATTAACTTTTGGACAAGTACATAATATTTCATCATGAATTGGAACTAACATTCTTAATCCTAATTCATTTAATTCCTTATCATTATAAATATTTAACATTGCCATTTTAGTTAAGGTTGCAGCACCACCTTGAACAATACTATTTACTGATTGTCTTTCAGCTCTTGCAATCTTATTTCCATTAGAAATTATTTCAAGTTCATCCTTTAATGCACTCTCTTTGATAGCTTCTATTTGTTTCCAACCTTTAGCATCTGCAATTGCCTTTTTATATTTATTTATTAGAGTATCATTATTTCTATTTTTACAAATTAATATTGGATTGAAATCACTATTATGTTTCTTATGTTCTTCAGTCCACTCAATTGAGTATTTAGGTAATGCAACATCTTCTAGATGTCTTCTTCTACCATACCAATCTTCTACATATAATACATCTCTAACCTTTTTATGTGTATCATCAATCCATTTTTTAACAGATGGGAATGACTTAAAGAATGTATCAATGATTTCTTGTGCTTCTTCTTTAGTCTTTCCAATTTGTTCTCCTACTGACCTTGCACCACGTCCATATAGTATGCCAAGCAAGATGCTTTTGGCCATTTTTCTTCTCTTCTTACCAGCTTTATTCTGATGAGTTTTATTTCCACATATAACTTTTTGACCGTCTATTTCAATTTCAGTACCCTCAGGGTAGAATTCTAGACAATCTTCATATGGAACTCCAAATGATTGAGACGCAATAACTGAATAAAGGTCTTTTTTATCTATGTAAGCTTGTTTCATAACTGGGTCATTAGCATAATGAGCTGTTAATCTAGGTTCTTGTGCTGAGTAGTCACTACCTACTAACATATAAGGTGTTCTAGATGTTATTGTACCATCACCATCAGTTACTAATTTATAATATTTTTTATTATTGTCAATTTCTAGTGTAATTGACTTTAATTTACTACCATTCATTAACACATTATCAAATGATAAAGCACCTGCATCTACCCAACTACCATCATTTAATTGAATTTCATCTCCATAAGTGACAAAATAACAATTATTTACTGATTCTAATGTATGTTCTACATTATCTGCACAGAATAATAAACGTAATTCATTATTTTTTGATGGAATTTGTTGTAAATTTGGATTACTTGAACTAAATCTACCTGTTACTACACCTTTTTCTTCCTTACCTGTTTGGTTAAAGTTACAATGAATCTTTCCAGTTACTGGATTTACTAGTTTTGGTAGTTTTTCAATGAAATCTGTTAATAATGTATGTATTGTTTTTCTTTCTAATAATAATTTTGCCAAAGTAAGACCATTTTCTTTATATTCCTCTAAAGTAAATTTATCAGTACTTCTTGGATTCTCTTCATCAATAGGTTGTAACTTTAATATATCATATAAAAGTATTGCTAACTGTGGTGGAGAATCATAATTAATAGGGTCTTCTAATATTTCAAGTTTAGATTTACCCAATTTATAGTAACCTTTATCATCTTTCAATGTATATCTAGGTTTACCTTTCTTATCTAATAAATTTTCCTTATCAGTTTTATAAATCTTTGGTTTAGTATTGGCTTCTTTTGATAATTTCCAATCCATTATCTTTTGAGAATACTGTTGCATTTCTTCATCCAACTTTTGATTGGCAATTTCAAACTTTTTAGTATATTTATCTAATAATCTTTGACCATATTCTTTATCAAATTTAATACCATCTAACTCCATTTCAGCAACAGGGATTATCAAAGGCATTTCGACATTCATAAATAATCTATATGGTCCTGATTGACTAGGTTGTTCTAATATTGATTTTTGATATAAATATAATTTATATGTCATAAGTGCATCAGTAGCTGCATATAAAGCAAAATAGAATGGGTCAATTACTTCATATAAAATATTAGGGAACATTGAATCAATATCATAAATAGGGTGACTAGAATCAACTTTATAATGATATTGCCACTTAAGACCTGCATTAATATCATTTTCATTAATCATTCTAGAACCTATCATTGTATCCCAATATATAGGTAATTCAACACCTAAATACATTTTAGTAAATTGATAATCGAATTTACCATTATGCATTACTACTTTAACTTTATTTTTAACTACTCTTTTAAGTTGTTCTGCACATAACTCCTTTGATACTTGTTGTATCTTCTCTCCAGTTAAATAGTTAACATGTTCAATTGGAACATATGCTGGTTTATTAGACGGACTATATAAACATAGTCCAACTATCTTACCAGTTATAGGGTCTAATGAGTTATTTGTTTCAGTATCATATGCAAGTATGCCATCTTTAATTACATTATCAAAATATTTAACTAGTTCTTCTTCTGTTGTAATTACTTGAGTTTCATTACTATGTCTACCTAAAATACGATAAACATATCTATATAAGATATTTAACTTATCTTTAAGTAGAACTTTATTATTCTTCATTAATTTCTTAATGTCATCTTTAAGTTCTTCTTGTTCTGGGTTTGCAATCTTATCTAGTATTTCATCTACTTTAGTTTTCTTTTTAGGGATGATGAATTCATCACCCCATAAGTTAACATCTTGCATTTAATTACTCCTAATAGAATTTTCTAGGTGTTCTTACTCCATCATTAGTAGGTTGTTGTCCTTGACCTTGTGCAGGTTGACCATTTCCATTTGTCCAATTGTATGGTGGTTGTCCTTGTGGATTTCCTTGAGGTTGATATCCATGTGGATTTCCTTGAGTGTTTCCTTGTGGTTGTTGACCATAAGTTTGTTGTCCACCATATTGTGGTTGTTGATATTGACCTTGTGGTTGATATCCTTGTTGTGGGTTATATCCACCTTGTGGTGCATATCCATTTTGTGGGAATGGGTTTTGTTCAGCTTGTTGATATGTTGGTACATTTTGTACATTTTGTTGTGGAGCATTATTTGTTTGTGGGAATGCACCTGTATTTTGGAACTGAACAATTTCATCATATGTTTTAACCATTAAGATTCCCTTTGTAACATCAAAGTTTTCAAATCCACTGAAATCAGCAGGATATGCTTGTTCATTGTAAATTTGAGCATTAACTGCTGAAATATCATATACAGTCTTATTATCTCCTGCAGCACCCATTCTCTTAATCTTATAAACTACATTAGTTCCATTATCTGCAAATCTTTCAGCAAGAGTTGCTAATAACTTACTTGGTCTTTCCCAAATTGTAGGTACTAATCTAATTTGACCTGATTGTGGGTCTTGGAAATATGCTAATGCCTTAATGTATGCTTTAGATGATGGATAACTTTTAGATGCACAAATTGGACACATATCAATTGGGTCCTTTGGATTTCTTAAACAAGCTAAGTTTCTCCACTTACCAGCTACACTAATCTTATGTACATCAAATAATTGGATATCATCTACTGAATTGTAAGGGAATCTTACATAAACAGTATCTCCATCATTTTTTAAATAATTGCTTAAGAACTCAACTTGACTTCTATTGTGTTCTCTTTCATCTTGTGTTTTAATATACTCACTATAATTGTATGACATATTCTTTTCTTCTTTTCCTTTCTAATTTAAATAATTTCTAAAATATGTTATAAATTCATCTCTAGATAAATCATTGACATCTTTATCTGGTGGTAAATTCAATATATCTATGAAAACATCTTTTCTAATTTTAGATATAAATTTTGATACACCAGACTTTCCTGCATCATCCCCATCTAATGCAAGTACATAATATCTAACACCTGATTTATTTAGAATATCGGCTTGATAGTTTGTTAAACTACTACCAAACAATGCAATTGCTGGAATACCATATGTCCAACAAGTTAATGCATTTATTTGTGATTCACACACTACTACTCTTTTAATATTTCTTAAATTGATGAAATTCATTAAGTATACAGGTTTTTCCACATCATGAGGAATATGAAACTCTTTTGTATTTACATTTCTACTTGTGTAGAACAAATAGTTACCTACTTCATCCCATACTGGAAATATTATACTTTCAGTTTTATCATCATATTTAATTTTAAAATCGTGAATCACTTGTGGAGTAAGTTTTCTTTTTTGCATATAGGGATGCCAAGGTTGAAAACTCTCCAATATACTCTCATCAGCATAAACAATTGGAATATGCTGTGGTAGTTCTATTTTTGGTAAAAACCATTGTTGTTGATTTGTTTTAACTCCAAATTTCTTTATCAACCAATCTGTTGCAAATTGTTCATTTCTGTCGAAACAAGCTGCAATAAATTTAGGTAATCTTCCAGACTCTTTACAAGTAAAACAATTAAACGTTCCAAATTCCTTATCTCCTGTAGTCAAACTAATTACACCACAAGAGTTATTCCTTTCATGTCCTTCACTATGAAATGGACAAGGAACAGAAATATAACTACCTTTGTCTATTATACCATTTAATTTACCATTTGTCAACTCTTTTCTACATTCTTCTAAAATTTGCATTAATGGTGCTGAAATTAGATATCCATTTAAAATTAACTCCAATTAAATACCTCACCCCCATTTGGTTGTTCAGTCTGTGATTGATTTACATCATATCTATGTTCATAATCAGTGTTATCTAGAGATTCTCCTTCTTCAGGAATATATTTAAATGTTCCTAGATTTAAATCAGTATAGTAGGTTAATACTCTACCAACTTCTCCAGTATCTCTAGATTTTACTATTTGAACCTTGATAATATTTTTATCATTCTTATCTCTACTGATTCCCAGAACAATTGTACTATCTTGACCAATTCTACTTGAGTTTTGAATTTGGTCTAATGATATTAATTCTGGGTCATCGTCATTTTTAGTTCTATTCATTTGAGATACACATACAAATGGTATCTTCTTTAATGTTTGTAATATTCTTAAATCATATGAAATATTTGCAGCTTTCTCAAATGTTCCCTTTGCACCTCTTTCATCTTCAAGTAAAGAGTGTTGGTCAATGAATAATATATCTAAATTATATTTTTCAATGAATGCTCTTAATGCACTAACATTTGCAGGTCCACTAATATTGAAAGGAGTCAATACTTCAATATCTCCTTTTAATGTATCCTTAATATTATCAATATAATTTTTATAGTCAAGTTTAATATTTTCATTTCCATGCATTAAACTACCATTAGAAATATGACCAGCTAATGTATCAATTCTTAATGCTACTTTATCTACTGACATTTCTCCAGAATAGATACCCACATGTAATCCTTGTTCTGCAGCTTTTGTAGCAAAGAACAACATTAACCAAGTTTTACCAATACCACTTTTTGCAATAATAGTTGCTAATTCTTCTTGTCTATCCCATCCTAAAATTATTTTATCTAGTTCAGGAAGACCGGTCTTAACATAGTACTTACTGAAATTTTGTGTCTTATCAATGTATCTATCATATCTTGAAGTATCCTTTGTAATATTTACAGCTTCTAAACCTCTACTTACAGATAATTTCTCACTAGATTGTTTAAATACTTGTAAAGCCTCATCACTCTTATTTTGCATTATTAAGTTTCTAACAGTATTAAATGCATTTGCCATATCTCTAGTGTTCTTATCCCTAATTAATTCATTTAATAGATAAGAATCACCTTCTTCTACATTAATAACTTTAAAATCTGGGAATCTACTCAATAATGTTTCGTAATCAGGTGTTGTACCATACTGATTATAGTGATTCATTATGAAATTAAATTCCAATTTCAAGTCTGAGAAGAAATCTACATTTAAATTATTTCTTGTAATCAATGAGATGTCTTTTGTTCTTACTACTTTATTTAATACTTGTAATTGAATCATTATTCCACCTCAATCCCACGTTTATCTTTACCTTTAAGTTCTATTACACAACTTGAATAATTAAATATTCTAGAGTATAATCTATCCCCTAAAGATTTGCATAACTCTACACCACTTAAATTAGATGTATAGATATTTGATTTTCCTTTAGCTAATCTGGTATCAATTATACTTAATAAGTGGGATATTTCAAATTCTGTTCCTAATTTTGTTCCAATATCATCCCAAATAACTAAATCGCAATCTAACACATTTTCATTAATATGTTGAATGTACTCACTCTTTTCACTAATATTGGATTTTAATTCTAACAAGAACCTAGGAACACTGATGAATAGTACTCTGCATTTTAATTCACTTTTAACCCATATTTTATTGAAATAAGATTCTGCCATTCTTAATGACCAAGATGTTTTACCACTTCCAGGAATATATCCCCACAAGTATAAATTATCTCCGTCATTTACAAATTTCTCAATATTATTTTCTATAGATTTAAGTGCTTCAAATGCTTTCTCATCACTACCATCATTATCAGTTCTTAAGTTAATATGTTTTCTATTGTTTAAAGGGATTAATGATTCTTCATACAATTTATTTAATTTAAAATATCTCATACAGAATGTATTGCAGTCTCGTTGATTACATTGTTTCTTTAACCAACAATTCTCATTCATTTATCATTCCCCCTAATAAATCTTATTTGACAATGAACTTGCAGTAGATTGTCCTTGTGGAACTTTGTTTGTTTTATTATCTTGTTCATATCTCTTTGCAACCCAATTAAAGTCCCTATAATTGAATGCTGTTCCTATTTCTACTAATTTTAAAGCTAATGGTAAATCTCCTTTAGTATATTGATTTAATTCAGTAATAAATAGATTTATAGATACACTATTAAGTACAGCTCCTTTAGTATCTAATATAGCATCAATCCATTTATACATTGCATTGTTTAAATCATTATTACCTGTGTTAACATATTTATATAAGTTTTGTGCAACATAATGCATTTTAGTTTTCTTATCAACTCTCTTATTTGCACTAACCTTATTTGTTATTTTTTCTATAGCTTTAAAATCATTTGTAGACACAATTGATATCACTAACTCAATATCAACCTTCAATAAATCTGGATTATCAAAATCTCTAATAATTAGATTTATTCCCATTAACTTTTCATCAATCTTCAATTGTTCTTCAATAGTTAATGTCGTTTGTTCATACATATAATTTCTATCTAATTTAATAAAATCATTATCATATAATTTATTTTTCTTTTGAGCCTTATCCATAATGTTAATGATTTGACTGACATATATAGATTCTTTTAATCCAATGATATGTGCCAATCTTTTATTAAAAGATATATAATTATCAGTTTTTAATAAGTCGAGAAACATATGGCTTTCAACTCCTCATTGTTTCTTAATTTTTCTAATGCATTCTTATAAAGTAATGAATTCCATGACTTTGAATAATATCTATATTTATATACATCATACTTAATATCTTTATTATCTGCATAGGTATCTATAAAATAATTAACTTCATCATCAGTTAAATCTAATATACTTTTCATTACTTTTTTAGATTTACAAATTGCTTTTCCAATACCATCTTGATACACTTTTGTATACACATCACAATATGCAAGAGTATATACAACTAGTGCTTCATAAATGTTATTTTCTTTAATTAGATTCTTAATTAATTTATCAATATCTCTATATTTACTAGTTGAATTATCAGCTAATAATGAATCACCATTCTCATCCACTAAAGAATCTAAACTATGAGATGTGAATACACCTGCACGTTTACCAGTATTGTAGTACTGAAAATATCTCTCTCTAGTACTATCTATAGCTCTATATACATATCCATTAATGAACTTATCCTCATCACCATCTTTAATGTATGTAAAGACATCTGGTTTCATGAATGCTCGATATTTAAATACATCACTTAATGCTTCAAAGTATAAGTCTGCAACATCTTCCATAGTCCAATGTAACTTATTTACTAGGAAATTGCATTCTCTATATAAAGTGGGTATCTCATGCCAATATCGTAATGCAAATGCACTGAAATAAGCATCTCTTAATATCTTATTATCTTCATTATCAATGTACCCTTTAGCTAATGAGTATTTAGACATTTTTCTCCAATTAGGTATTTTATCAGCATCTTTTTCAAACTCATTATGTAAAATATCTAACATAGTATACTCCTTTCAATAAACTTTAAATATATTATATACTATATTTTGAAAAAAGTCAACAATAATCTTTTATTCAGTTTTAAATAATACAATCTCTCCACTCTCTAAAGTACTCTTGACATCAATAACTCTTTGATTTGCAGAACCTCTAAATGGTAAAGTTGTATCTAATTTACTTAATTTAAATTCACCATCAACTATTATATCTACATATTGGATAATTTCCAAATCCTTAATATCATCATAATCATATCCTGTATATAACCATATAGTTTTATTTGGTAATTTATTTTTTAAATATTTAACTAATTTTAATATTTCATCTCTATTGGTAGGAAATAGTGGGTCTCCTCCTGAAAGAGTTAACCCATCAACATAATCCCTTGCTAATAGTGATTCTAATTCCTTTACAGTATCATCAGTGAAATCTTTACCTATATTTGAATCCCAAGATTCTGGATTTTGACAACCCTTGCAACGATGATTACATCCACTTACAAAAAGTGTTACTCTTACTCCATTGCCATCTACAATATCACAATCTAATATACTTAAGTATTTCATATCGCATAAACACCACCTAATCTACTTTAACACCGGTGTGTTTAACTCTATCTTCAGTTTCAGCTTGTTTTCCAATATTGAAAGCTTCTTTGTAATCACCTGTTAAATATCCAGTTACTCTTCTTAATCTCTTAATTTTATCAGAACCACATACTGGACAGAATTGACTAATAACTCCTTGATAACCACAATCTTTACATTGGTCTACAGGTACATTAATTGCAAAGTATGGAATATCCTTATCCATTGCATAATTAACAATCTTTTCTAATGCATCAATATTATTTACAGTATTACCATCTAATTCTACATAAGTAATACATCCTGCACTTGAATATCCTGTTAATTGTGATTCAATATCAATCTTTTCAAATGCTGTAACATGTTCCCATACTGGAGTATGCATTGAATTAGTGAAATACTTTCTATCACTTACATTTGGAATTTCTCCATACTTATCTTTAAATTTATTCATTGCAGTATAACATAGGTTCTCAGCAGGAGTATAATATACACCAAAATTTAATTTATATTTTTGTTTAAACTCTGCACATCTATCTTTGAATAGTTGTTCAATTCTCTTTGCCAATTCCATTCCTTTTGGATGACATTGATTAGTTCCTACTAATAATTCTAATGTTTCAGCTAATCCTAATTGACCAATTGCAAGTGTACCATGTTTTAATGCACTTCTAATTCCTTCTTCAGGATGATATCCTAACATTGTTCCATTCTCATACATAAACTTAGCTGATTTAGGTGATTGTGAACAAATCCACTCAAATCTTTCTAATAACATATCTTTTGCTTCGTGAATTTTTGTGTCAAGTAATTTCATAAATTTCTCAACATCTCTATCAGCTTCCATCGCAAGTGTTGGTAGTATAATTGTGACCGGACAGATATTTCCCCTGCCATCCTTTGTTTGTGGGTTAGTTCCTGGTTCTGCATTAATATCAAAACCATTTGCAGTTCTGCAGCCCATTGTGCTAAATAGGGTTTTAGGGTCATTTCTATCATATCCTGCATTTCCTGACCAATCTACATTTGCATAATTTGGATAAAGTCTTAATGATGTAGACTTTAATGCTAATCTATATAAATCATAGTTAGGAGTTCCTGGTTTATCATTTACACCTTTCATATATTGGAATATTCCACAAGGGAATATTGATGTTTGATGATTTGGACCAAGTCCTTCAATACTTACATTTAATAATTCTTCAATTACCATTCTACCCTCAGGTAATGTACAAGTTCCATAGTTGATACTTGTAAATGGTAACTGATTACCACTTCTTGATTGTAATGAATTTAGATTATGATATAATGCCTCAACTCCTTGATGACATTCTTTCCTTAACATATCTAAAGCATATTTATATACTTTCTTAATCTTTTTATATTTTCTATCATCAATAGGTAGTTCATTATTTAATTTTAATCTATCAAATCTTTTATGTGTTAAATATTTTACACCATCTTTATAATGTTTATAGAATGATTTTCTAACATAAGGAACTAATGTCCAATCTAAGTGAGTAGCACTTACTCCACCAAATTGTTGTAAACTTTGTAATTGAAATATAACTGCCACTAATTGCATTGCCGTTGATAATGAGCCAGCTGGTCTGATATCAACTTGTCTTGTTTTAAATCCTTTGGCAAGTAAGTCATCAAATGGTATACTTAGACAATTGTGGTCACCAACAACATAGTGACCTAAATCATGAATGTATATTTCATTATTTAAATGATTATTCTTAGCCATATCTGACATACAATAGTTTAATGCAAATTGTTTATTTACATATTCACTTGCTTCACCTATTCTACCACCAAATGATTGTTCATCTAGATTTGCATTTTGATTTTGTACATTTTTTGCACCTAACTTACTTTCAACACCTTCCATTAATGTTGAATATGCATCTCTAATTTGTTTATGTTCTGTTCTATACTCAATGTACCTAGTTGCTAACTCGAAAGCACCTTTTTTCATCAATGCCAACTCAATTTGTGTTTGAATTGTTTCAACTGATTGTGCTCTACGTTTAGACTTACAATAAGCCTCAATATCTTTAGAAATATTATCAATATCACTCATTGATAATCTTTGATTACCACTAATCTCAAAATTTGCTAGTAGTATTGCATTTTTAATCTTATCAACATCAAATTCTACTTTACTACCGTCTCTTTTAATAACTTTCATATTTACTACTCTCTCTTTCTATCTTGATTTAAATGTGTATATAATTTAGCTCAAGATAATTTTAGAATAAAAAAGTAAAACTATCAATTTGTCTTACTTTTTATTAGTTTTATTTTTGGCCATAAACTTTTTAAATTTTTCATATTCAATTTTTCTTTGTTCTTCCAAAACATCTGGAAGAGGTCCCTCATTAACTAACCACTCTAGAGGGACATCATAACAATATATCTTACTGTTAAATATAATATTGCACTTTTCTCTAACTTTAGTTCCATCAAATGAATATAAATCAGTATAATTTCTATCGGCTACAAAGTATATGTAACATTTTCCAGGATTTACTTTACAAGTGTCAACTAAAACTGATTTTGTGCAATATTTCATCTGCCATATTGGATAAGCTTTCAACTATATCACCTACTTAACTTTTTTATGTTTATAAAATGACCCTATTGAACATCCATAGAATCATTATCACCTTCAATATCTGAATAATCACCAACACTTAAACTATCATCAATAAATTTCAAAGCCATATTTATTACAAAATCTTCTAATATTTTTAAAGCTGTTTGTTGGTCTATTCCATCAGCAGGTGTTACTACTGCTTTATTTCCGTCATCATCTTCTATTATTGTAAGCATCAATAGTTCTTTCATTAGTCTGTCCACTTCACACTCTTAATATACTTATTTAAGATATTACCTGCATTGTAATTATTTCCTAAAACATATTTAGTGATTGCAGCCATAATACCTTTTTCTAAATCCCATTCATCTCCTTTTAAACAAGTTACTTTAGTTGTTTCACCTGTTTGCCATTTAACTACAACTGTTTTTTTCTTCTCATTTGCATAAATGTTTGAAATCTTTGGAGTTAATATATGTGCAGATTCTCTCTTATTAGTATCCTCATCAAATAACTCTTGTAAAAAACTTTCTACTCTACTATCCATTTTATTCATTTTTTGTTCTCCTAATCTTTCTAATTTTTTAAATACTATTGTTACAGAATCAGTTACTCTACTAACTGGTTTAATGTGTACTGATTCTGGACAAGATAATCTAAATTTATACATACCAATTTTCATTTCAGCATTAAAATATTTTACTTCAGCATTAAGATATAGTGCTGATTTAAAAACACTTTTACTCCTATTGTTTGGTACCATAAATGATATTGTCACTGTTTCTTGGTCAAATAACTCACTTGTAGTTTTGTATTCATCCACGAAAAAATATCTATCTTTAAAATATAAATCATCTAATCCATCAAATTTAACTATATAGTCATAAGCTGACATTTTTAATTCCCTCCATTTTACAAATCTTGAATATATTTAGCTAATCTTTGCATAGCCTTGTCATTCTCTATTTTATCATCAACAATATAATCAGATAATGCTTGTTTAAAATTAACCAATTCCCAAACTACATTATCAATTGTTCCATTACATATTAAGTTATAAATAAAAACAGTTCTATCACTACCTATTCTATGTACTCTATCACATGCTTGATTGAAATCACTACTTGTCCAAGGAGTATCAATGAATATAAGGTATCTTGCCTTATTTAAAGTAACGCCTGTTCCTAATTTTTGATATGTTGCAATCAGTAACTTACAATCATCATTATTTTGAAAATCATATTTACCCTTTTCAAAATCAGATAATTTAGTATCTCCTGTAAGTACTATAGGATTATATTCCTTAAGTAAGTGACTCAATTGGTCTACAACGTCTTTAAACCCTGTAAAAATGACCAATTTTTCATTTTTAACTCCAACTAAATCATTTACCATCTCCACACATCTATCCACCTTAATTGACCTAATTTCTTGTGATGTCATTATTTGTGGACAAGATGTTGCTTGTCTTAATCTAACTATTTTACCTAATAAGTTTTTATTAGATAAAGATACTAAATCTACTGATTCTTTTACTCCACTCACAACATCCTTATAAAATTTTGATTGTTTATCATCCATAGATAGGAATTGTGGGATTATTAATTTCTCTGGTAAATCTAGTACATCAGTTTTAAGTCTTCTTAATGAACAAGAATCTAGTTGTTCTTTTAAGGTGTCTAAATTTCTAAATCCATCATATGCTCCAATATTACTATTATATTGACAATAATATTTCTTAAACATCTCTATGGATTTATCTTGAGCTTGACCTATAAATACAAATGGTGCATATAAATCTAATGGATTATTAACTACAATAGTACCTGACATTGCAACTTTATAAGGTGCCTTTAATTGTATCAAGTTCTTACCCTGAAGAGAACCTACATCCTTACACCTATGTGCTTCATCTACTACAATCATTCCAATATTATTTTCAGATGTATTGAATGCTGCAACAAAGTCATCACTTCTAATTGTAGTTAAAGTTGTAATGATGAAAAACTCATCTATTTTATTCTTTAACTGTACTGCTCTTTCAGTAACTGATTTATATTTAATGTTGCCATTTCTAGTCAATGACTCTCCTAATATCATACAACTTAAATCAGAAAATTTTTCAATCTCATTTTTCCAATTTGACCTTAATGAATCAATTCCACATATAATCATACAATGTTCAATTTTACCTTGTCTATGCAACTCCTCCGCTAGATATATAGCTGATAAAGTTTTACCTAATCCCATATCATCTAACAATAACCACTTATCATGATTACATCCAAAGTTAATTGCGTCTACTTGGTGGTCAAACAACTTATACTTAAAACTATCCTTATTTACATATAATATAGGTTTAGTATTTGGTTCTTTATAACCGAATATCTCAATATCTTCAATATCACTCAATTTATCTATCAGTACATTGACATTTTTAAGAGGGACCTCATATACCTTATTTGCTTTATCATAATAATATGGGTCAACATTCTCTTTGATTATTTCACCAACCTCTTTATTAAAAGGTTTAATTTTGAGAAATAAAGAAGTTATTCCAGGTATTTTTTGTGGTTTATCTTCCTTAATATTTATCATAATTAATTTTCTACTAAATTGATTCTATCCTTATATATTTTTGATACATATGTATCTTCATATGATTTTGTTGATAATATTTCAGTTTCAAATTTAATATCTGCTTTAACTCTAAATGTAGTATTGCATTTATCACAAGTATATTCTTCTACTAAATCTTGTTCAGTTCCTTGAAATAATTCTACTTGACCATCTTCATTTCTAATTATGTTATTAGGTCTACCTAATAAATAATCGGGATGGTAAATCTCTTGAATTGCATATTGACATTTACAATTTGGACATTCTATAAATTTACTCATATTATTCATTTTCTCCTATTCTAGACATATTTTTAAAATTGATATCAACAATCTTACCTTCAGGTATAACTACTACAGCTTTACCATCATGAGTATAACCGGTGATATGAGAGTATGGAGTGCCAGAGACAACTCCATCAGGCATATCATACTCAACATCAATTTCAATTTCAACTTTAAACTTTTGTGTTACTTTCATAATTACATCTCCTTATACTAATTTTCCACGAGTAACGACTGTTTGTTTCTCATCTTTATATATTTTAAGGTCTTTAATAGTTGCCTTAATTTTCATTCCATTTTCAACTAATTGTTCAGTTTTCCAAATAACAACATTATTTGAATCAGTTAATATTCTATATGTAAATACAACACTATCATTATAATGTGAATAATGATACTCATTTGCATCTGCCCATAATACCTTAACTGATTTAACTGTCAATTCAATTTTATCTCCAATTTTACCTAGGTATTCATTAGTTATATTCTTGCTTCCTAAATATAACATTGCATTATTCATATAAGATAATAATAATCTCCAATGTTTATATTCAATGTATTCAAGACCTAAAACTACTTTAACATTGTGACAATATTCACAATCATTATACCAATCAGTATTAACAACATTTAATATAGTGTTAACTTCATCTTCTAATGATTTCATATATTTAAAATCATCATAACCCTTAAATGGGTCATTAGAATCTTTCTTATATCCATTCTTCATTAGAATTTGATAGAATATATTTGCAACATATTCTAAAGGTTGATATTTACATTGAGTAGATTTTATAAAGTCTAAAAACTCTTCAAAATCATTAGATAATAATTTACTTAAATCAGATACCATCTCAACAATCTTTAATGTGTCAACTCCAGTATATTCATTTAAACAACTCTTACCTACTTGTCTATAGTTATGAGTGTTACTATCTAATAATAAGAATGTATTAGCTCTAGTTCTTAATTTATTACAATGTTCACAATTAGGTTTACAAGTTCTATAATATTTAGGAACTACATAATCCATATTAATTTGTCTAATGATATTTCCATTTGGAGTATGTTCAAGTTCAGCTACTATTTCATAGTCTCCAACCTTATAATTAATTTCTAATTCAATACCAATTGTATAGTAAGGATATTTAATACCATCTAATACTATACACTCTTGTTTAATATCATTCTCATCATATGAAAACTTAACATCAGTTTTCTTTGATAATCTTTTAACTAATTTTATTAACTTTTCTAAATTGAATCTAGGAATATAATATTTCATATAAATACCTCCAACCTTAATCTATATATAGTATATCATCTAAATATAATAATGTCAATAGTATTTATATTTAATTTATCTAAAATGTTAAATTTTTTATATTTTCTAATACTGATAATCTTAAATCATGATAATATGTCATACATAAATCAGTATACTCTACTACATAATTGGATAATTTTGTTTTACAAAACTCAACATCAAGTTTAGTTGAGTACATCTTAACAAATCCATTCTTTGTAGGATAGAAATCATCCCAAAATATATCAGCTTTAAAAATATAACAAAACTTACCATTACATTTATATCTATAAGAATCTCTTAATTCGATGCAATTTAATTGGTTAACATCTACCTTATCTAATGTATAATTGGTTGTGGTATACTCTATTATATTTATTTTATTGTGTTTCAATTTTTATCGCATCCTTTACCTCTTGTGCAATACTTATGTAGTATTGTCTAATTTCCATTAATACTTTACCTAATAAATTTTGACCTGTACCATCTTTACCAATTCCCCAAATATAATCAAAAGGAGAATCCTCCACTATTATCCCAGATGTACATATCAAAATATCTCTCAAATCTTTATTATAATAATATTTAGCCATATTTACATCAAACATTATATGTTCTCTATATTCTGACCATATTGTGTCATCATAATTCTTCACAAGTCTACCTAATTTCTTAATCTTTCTAGGGTCAGTTTCATTTAAAATCTTTAAGGCTGTATCCCAATCATTAAAAGTTACCGCCTTTGCCCACATAAATGCTTGTTCAGAACAATTAAATTTTCTACCTGCATAAGTAAAAGTACAAGGATAGAAATTACTGAAGCATCCATAAGGTCCATTAGTACCCCAAAATTTAATTACATTATCCATAATTATCTACCTTTCAATGCATCCATTATTTTATTATAAATATCAATCTCTTTAACTTCAGTTACATTATTTATCATTCGTGAGAAATAGATTATGAAATTATCTCTTCCTAAAACATCTTCAAGTTCTTCTTTTAATGATGCTGCAATCTTAAACATTGTTTCCTTTGGAACATTTGCATCAATTCCTATTAAATATTTATTTCCAGGAACTAACTTAATAGATTCCATTGCAAGTGGCATTAATTTCTTAAGTTGTTTTTCCTTAATTTCTTTTCTTCTTTGTTCTCTTCTTCTAACCTTTTTAAATTTTGTGGTTATCTTATTCATTATTCTACTGTAACCTCCAAGTCAATTTTAACAATTTCTTCTTTATCCTTTAATAAACTTAAATCATAATGACTATTAATGAATTCTTCAGCTAATTTATCATTTATTGCATTACCTAATCTACAATAAATTAATTCCCATTCATCTTCATTAAAAAATGTTCCTAATAAAGTATTACATCTATCTCTAAAATATTCATGAATATAATTATCATAAGTGTTTGAATATTGTGTTCTACAGCAAGCTCTACTTAACCAAGCCAATATTTTCTTTTTCAAGTCCATTTCATTATTGCAATCTTCAAGTCTAAACCACTCATTGACAAATACTGGTTTATTACTTTTTCGATGCAATACCATCAATTCATCCCAATTTAAATTGTCACTTGGAAACCAATTTAGTAATACTATAAACTCATTGTTTTCATTAATAAAACTTTCCTCAAAGACTGAAATCATTCTTTTAAGAAATTTATTTTCTAAATCAATCATTTTCTTCTACCTCTATTTCTTGGTCTAAATCAACACTATCTTTAAAATTATTAACTATTTCTTTATTAGTATTCTCATCTTCTACACATCTAGGGAAATAAGGCTCTCCTGCATAACACCTAATTCCTTTAGGACATTCTATGGTGTCACCATCTTTTGTTTCAAATGATTCATAAGGACAATATTTACATATATTATCACCAAGAATGTTTAATATTTCATCATCATTTAAATCTCTAATTTTCTTTTTCATCTATTTCCGTCTCTTTCAATCTTCTAAACCTATGTGGAATAAAAAATAAAATAATTTATAAGTCCAAAATAATAAATTCCATAAAGGACATAAAATAACACCAAGTATAAATATAATAATCCCACCTGCTAAGTTTACATTGAATACTTCTGCTAATTCTGATGGACTTTCAGCGAATCCAAATCCTTGTAATCTACCACGTATCATCATGAATACCCAAGAAATATTTAAAATAATGTAGCATGCTAAAGGAATAATCCACCAATATTTTAAAAAATCATTCATTTTCTATTTCCATCTCGCAAACCATTTTTGTTCTTATGTATTTTACCATATTTCTACTTTCCCTTTATTATTCATAACTACTGCATAACCACAAATATCTTCTATTGAATAAGGTTTGTTTAATTCCAGTCCTTTAGGCTTATCATCAAATGTTTTGATAATTTCAGTTGTGCCATCTTCGTAAAAGAATACTAATCTGTAATAATATTCTTCATTTGCTAAATCATAATCTTCTTCTATCTTAAATTGTAATGGTTTCATTTTTATTCACTCCTATCTTCTTTCAAAAACCAAGTCTTTTTATAATCTTTTAGTCTTAAATCATAACCAAAACTCCACCTATCAACAAATAAAAATTCAGGTTTTTTCCCATCTATTGCATAAGGATTAATTATGTAGTTATTTGATTTTGAATGAAACTTAAAACTATTATCATATTCACTACGAACATTCATTTTCTCAATATAAATCTTTGGTGCTTGTAGCACTTTAAAAATAAAATCTAACGGACATCCTAGTTGCTTTGATAATTCTTCATAAGTTGTTGCCATTTCAAGCAACTTATCTAATTCTTTTAAATCTTTAACACGGTATGATTGTAATAAATCTTCTAGTTCACCTAGTTTGTTTACTATTTGTCCTTCACCAATATAACAATAGCCTTTTTCATCTAGTTTATATTCATAACGATTTAAGTCTTTTCTAAATTCAGTTAATCTATCCATACTATTCGTTTTTATCCTCTCTCAACCACCATGTTTTCTTATAATCACTCTCATAAAATCTTGTTCTACCTAATGAATATCCAACAGTGATACTTCTCAAACAGAATTCTTTTCTTATAGTATCATAATCAATTACAAAATCTTCATTTCTCCATATGTTATAACCATCGAAGAAGCCATCTTTCTTTGCCATAAGCAATTCTATAGGAAATTCTTTCATCTCTATTCACTCTCATCACTTAAATGTCTATTAGGTTCATTCCAATCCCAATAAAGAGAATCTTGGCCATTAATACAGTTTCTAATAAAATCACTAACCTTTTCAGCTACATAACTATCCTTATCTAATTTAATGAATTCTCCATCTTCATTAAAAACACTAATTCTTAAGTTAACCTTATTACTTGTATCTCTTTCTGCAGTATTAGTCATTACAGCTGTATCACATTTAACTCTGTATTTATTGCCATTTATATTTAATTCAAAACCTTGTTTCATATTATTCACACTTATCCTTATTCTTTCTTAAATGATAATCTACTATAAAATTAATAGATAATAATGGTATTACAAAAGCTAATATTCAAATTATTAATTCAACAAAAAACTTCATCTCTATCCAACTCTTCTTTTAACTTGTTTTGTCTATACATTATTCAACCACCTCTAAATGTAGATTGTTAAAGAATTGTCTATAATGATATATAAAATCATCATCGCTAGATATTGAATAAATGATAAGGTCATCATTTTTTAAAATTCCAACATATTCGTACCCACTACAACTATTGTATTCTCTTATTATAAAATATACTACTGTATAATCCTCATCATTTAATTTTACTTTCATTCTTTGCTCAACATCAGTAAACTTTAAATCTTCCCATTTTAAATACTTTTTAGATTTACAAATAGAATCAATACTGCCAAAATTCTTATCCTTCATTTTTTCCTTGAGTTCAGATATTTTCTTTTTACCTTCTTCTGATTTTGCCCAAGAACCATCAAAACCACTTTCATCTACGTTAATTACTCTAACTTGAGATAATTTTTCTTGCAGCATAAAAGTCTCTCTTAATAGACTCGCAAGTTTAATTAAATCATCTCTATTTCTAAAATGAGCAATGATTTTACTCTTGGGAATATGATGTCTTGTAGACCAATATTCCTCAGGTAATCCTTCATAAACATCTAATATTAATTCATCTTCTGTTTCTGCATAACCTACATATTGATAAATAGAATCAGTAGTTAATAAATAACCACATTCACCCATAAGTCCATTGAAATAATTTATAACGTCTGATTTTTTAGATTTCATCTTTTATTCCTCCTAATATACTTTTGGTAACTCAAATAATACCTCTTCACAATCTAATCTATGAACCATCTCTTTTAAGAATCTAAATTCTTCTTCTGTTAGGGATTGTCTATAATAAGGTATTTTTGAATTATAAGCTTCAGCTGTTGCATTAGGTCTAATCTCATTAACATCTACATTTTTCAAGATTATTAATTCAAATGCCTTATCCTTTAGATGCTTCTCTTGTGCTTTTAGTAAGGCTTGTTTGATAGTATCATTTCTAGTTTCTAAAACACTTCTAATAATCTCTGGATTATGCTCTTCACAATAAGCTAAAGCTAAATCATATATTGTTTCATATTTTTTCAACGCTTCACTAGGGTTTGCATTGTCTATGGATTCTAAACGTTTAAGGGCTTGTCTTACAATGTCGTTGCATTCTCTAACCTTAATATTTGTTTCTTTTGTAAATTCGCTAAAAAGTGCTTCGTTAACGATAAATTGTAATGCTTCTAAATATTCTTTACTCATAATCATTTACCTATAATTTAATTAAACTTTTATTTGTTGTCTTTTAAAAATGGTATTGCATCCGATTTAATAATCCAACTTGTTCCAAAAAAGAACAATGCAATAGCTTCTACTATCCAAGTTAGATTATAAATATAAACACCAGGAATAAAATTTAATAACATCAGTAAGAATGATGCTATCATTCCAACACCACATACTCTATAAATAATATTCTTAATTTTCTTTTGTTTAGTTATTTCTCCACTTGATTTAGTAAATAAGAAGAAACTCATAAAAGCCAATGTTCCAAAGAAACCTATGGCACTAATATTATGGAATATTCCACTAATGTCTCCATCTAAATGAAATATTCCTGTAGGGATGTTATTATTAGACATAGGGAATAAACATATTAATATACCAAATATACCAGCTATTGTTGCAGTAATGTCATCTATTTTCTCATACCCTTTATAGTTTATTAATAATATACCTGCACTACCTAGTACAACCATAAATGTACCTACTGCAAATAAGCTATAATATGTTATAGATACTGATTGTGGCCAAGATAAAGTAATTAATGCCACTAACCAAGGTAATAACATACCTAATATTCCAATCATTATTCTCATTCTTTTAGTATCAACAGTTACATTCATTCTCTATTACCTCTACCATAAATAGTCATCAATCTTGAATCCTACAACAACTGCTCCAATTCCTATAATAAGATAACTTGTAACATTAACAACTAAACACCAAACGAATTTAATTTCAGTATTTACTTGATTAAGTAAATGTACATCTTCTTTATAGAATCCAAATGTACTCATTTGTGCATTAAACTCATTTAACCACATATTATAATTTAAACTATAACAATAAGTACTGAACCATATATTTAATGCAAGTAAACCAATTACCACAATTCCTAAAATAATATACGCTATAACTTTTTTCATTTTAATTACCTCCATATCTATAAGGTTCATATTCATATCCATTTGCCTTACGAACATAAACATCATAATCAACTTCTTTATCTAATTTTATTTGTCTATTGACCTCTGCATTACATTTAGGACAATTATGAATACCACTTGTCATCATCATATTTCCATATAAAGTATGATTACCACAATGAGGACAAATACAAACACAATCCATTTCATTTTCAGCTTCTTTAATTACTTTAATTCTTCCAATATGTTTCATATAATATTCTCCTTTACTTATCATTATACTTTAGGGACTTGGTTTTGTGAGTTATTTACCTTACGCTCTTCAATATACTTTTCAGCTTCTTCTTTTGTTGCAAAAATTCTATATTCAGGGATATCTTCAATATTTCCAGTATCTTTAAAATTAATGTATATACATCTTGGACTATAGTTAGAGTAATAACTAGAAAGCTTAAGTTCTTTAGTTTTTGTTTCTCTATTTTTATCTTCTGCATAAGCTTCTAAAGTAAAAGCCATTGAAGAGATAATTCCTTCTTTAATAGAATATTCCGTATGACTAGTATTTCCAATATCATAGTTTCTATTTTCTGGATTGCATACAGGACATCCAGCAACATATTGAATTCCTTCAACTTCTACAAATAGCTTACCTTTACCATTACATTTTGGACAAGCACCATCTTTTATTTGTTTCCAATTAACTACATAAACTTTTTGACCAGGTTTAAAAGAAAGTAAACCTAATTGTTTTAGGTATTCCATACCACAATCAGCCTTATAATCATTTAGTTCTGCTTTAGCTTCATCAGCTTCTTTTTGTATAGCCCTTAATGCTTTCTTACGTTTCCACATTCTTTCACTAAGTTTATCTAATTTTTTCTGTTTTAAATAAACTTGTCTAATTAAATTTTTAAAGCCTTCTGTAAACATACCCCTAGCACTATTTAAATACTCTTCTAATAGACCATTAAGACTATCAACATTATAACAGCCTTCTTCATCATATTCCCCAAGTTCAACTTCACTATCAGATATATAATCACTGAATACATCATCATGAGATGATTCAAATAATTCATCTAAATCAAATCTTGCCATCTTGTTCTCCTTTTATTTCATCTACATTTACATTTTGTAATACTTCATCTATTTTTCCACATTGTGGACATCCAATTAAATATTTATTAAAGAAATGACTACAATCATTTACAAGAAATGCAAATACACACTCACATTTAGAGCAAGTGTGTATATACGAATATTTACCAGGTTTTAAAATGCTTCTCATACTTTAAGAAACCTCATTATTCGTAACATTACTATAAATTAACTCTCCGATATCATCCATATATTCACTAAAGTCTTTATCCATTAAATGTAATATACATCTGAACATTGACCTTAAATCATATTGGTTATCTTCAATGATATATTCCCCACTCTCAATTAATGATTCAACTCTATCAAAATTAAGGTCTGCCATCAATATCAGTGGAAATAACATTGGATTAGCTGTTTCAATAAACTCATTAAATTCCTTACGTAAATTTACAATATCTTCTCTAGTAATATTCTTCATTTTATCTTATCTCCTATTTAAACTAGTTTGTGCATAACTAACTTCAAATGAACCCGCTACAAAGTCATCAGCCTCTAATTTGTATTCTCTCTTTAAGGCATCAAGACCATCAATGATATTTTCAATACTTCCTTTTTTACAATGAGACCAATAATTAATTTCTTTCTTCTCACCATTAACTAATAAACAACTAATTGTATATAATCTTTGTCCTCTCATAAAGTCCACCTCTTACTTATTTTGAATTTTCTTTAGTTCATTAACATCATTTAAATCACTTACATATCCAACAACAAGAATTCTTCCATCAGTAGCCCTTACTGTCACACAAGCAACATTCTCTTCAGAATCTATACTGATGATACATTCAGTTTTAAAACAATTAATTTCCTTATAACAATTAAATGCTAAATTTAATGCTTTATCTTTTGTAAACATATTACCCCTCCTATAAGTTTTTCAATAATTGATTTTTAGTTCTTTCACTAATCAATTTGTAATGAAAAAGATATTCAATAAAATCTTTCTTATCTTGATTACTATTAAAAACTTTAAAACACATAATACATTCAACATCCATGACTGATAAATATTTCATATTACTTTTCCTCCTTAAATACCTTAAATAAATAAGTGCAACAAACACTCCAAGTTTGTTTATCATATATTTTAACATTATCTACATATAATTTAAATCTATTTTGACCTCTTACAACTAACATTCCTGTATGAGTTCCAATATTAAAAGTATATGTATTGTTACAATATTTAATATTAGTGCATTGTGCATACTTTAAATCACATAACATATTAAATACCTCCTATAATGTATCAATATATCTTTTTGCTTGAGCAACATCATTAAACTGATGATTTAACTCTTTAACAAATGTTGGAACAAACATTCCATTTTTACTAAAATCTAATACTAATGTATAACCTTTATATTTTGTAATCATACCAAACACCTCACCTTTGATGATTATATTATACATTTAAAAAATTAATTTGTCAATAAAAAAAGTAGCATATTTTTCATATACTACTAATTTTTTTTTAAATATCTTTAGTTTCTCCGAATCTCTTCAGTTTTTTAGCTGATTCATATTTATCTTTAATAGTATCCCCATCTAGTTTTACTAAACCATGTTCAGCAAGTCTAGGTATTGATGTTTCTACATTTTCAAAGTATGTACTCATTATTGGGAATAGATGCTTAGGACCTTTTGCATTTTGTAAATCTTGTTGATAGGATGCTAATTCATTATTCATTAAATTAATTTGGTGTGAATATACCTTTATATTTACAAAATCTTCATCTGTTGGATTTTTCTTTTCTATTATTTTATCTATTTTATTTTGATATTCCTTAATTAATTCATTATATTTATTTATAATATCAGTTGGCTTTGGACTACTTTTTACTAATTCTCGGTCTAGAATTGTATTATACACATCATATTCATTATTATCTTTTATTAAGATATATCTATTTTTATCATTTAATAATGCCATATTTATTACCCCTTTTAATAATACAATCTAATAAATCCATCTCCACCATCACCGGATGCAGAACTTTGATAACCTGCCACTATGTCATAAATTTCTCCAGCACCACCACCTCCGGAACCAAAAGTACCGGCAACTCCAGCTCCACCAACACTACCCTTACCTCCAGAACCACCATTAGCTAAATAAGATGCAGCTCCACCACCTCCACCTTGTGATGAACCTTTTGTTCCTCCTGCTTTTTGACCAAATTCTTGATAGTATGGAGATATATCAGTAGATGAGTTTATTAATTTATTTTTAAATGACTCTGTAGATGTTCCATTAGATGGGTCATATTCTGTACCTCCCCAGTATTCACCACCGTTACCACCAGACACACCATATTTAGAAAATAACACATTTGGTGCTGATACTCCAGTACTAGGAACTCCACCACGTCCCCCTTGAGCTAGAGTACTTGATGAATCTGTACCACTTTCACCATTATCACCACAACCAGCAATCAATACTGAACTACTACCATTTTTAGTAATAGTTGTTGATGTTGGGTCAGTTAAAGTATATATGTAATGTGTTACAGGGATAAATCCTTGTTCTGTCCAAACATACTCAATCCAAGATGATGTTGTACATTTACCACCTTTTCCTATATTGAGTGTATATGTAGCATTATTTTCTAAATCCATAACTATACCAACAAATGCACCTGAACCTCCACCCCCACCTCTGTTAGACCTATGTGGGCTGACACCTGTATTTGAATATGATATTCCACCTGCACCACCAGCTCCCATTGCCACAACAACTATCTTTTTAGGGATTACATTATCATCAAAATCAGATGGATAGTAAACTGTTGAACCTATGGTTAAAGTATCATTAGTTCTAACAATTGTAGTATTTTCAGTTATATCATTTCCTATTTGATTATATTTAGGAAATGTTCCCGATAATATTCCAGTTGCAACTGCGGTATCAAAATGTCCAGTAGGACTAAAGGTTGTTGTCCAATATGGGAATGAGAATTGTTGATTTGATATACCCATAATTGGAGGTAGATAATTAGTAGTCTTAACTAATTTTGTTGATGATATATTTTGATACTTTGGCCAAATATACTCAACATCAACAGGATTATCTAAAAAACTATATTTGGTATGCCAAGTAGGTAAAAATGAACCATTTATAAAATATTTATCCCACATAATCTATACCACCTTTCATCCTTAATTAATTAATTTATTTAATTCAACTTGTTGTTTATCAACTATTGTCTTTAATTGTTTAATTTCTTCTATTAATAAATAAACTAATTTATTTTCTTGAATAGATAAGTATCCATCCTTATTTTCATACACTAATTCTGGATATAATTGTTGTAAATCTTGTGCTAAACAACCAATTTGATTTTTAGCACCATCAATATAATCAAATCTCTTAATTGGTAAATCTAATATTGATTTAGTATATTTAAATGGACTGATGTTTTCTTTCAATCTTTGGTCAGATGTAGCATAAAAATTAACTGCAGTAACGCGACCTGCACATCCAATTTCATTTGCACTTAAATGATATGTGCTGATATGTCCACCATGAATACCAGTATAACCTTCACTTGAAGTATATCCTACTTTTGTTATCTCAATCTTACCTTTTGAAATAGATAATAAATTATATTGTGGATTTTGAGTATTGCCCATAGATGTTAACTCATTATCTATTATTAGATTATTAAATTTTGCATTACCTGAATTATTAATATAATAATTAGTATTAGATGTACCTAAATATAATGTGCTACCTAGTCTTTTGTTAGCAGTGATTGTTTGAACAACATCTGAAAATAATACTCTATGTAAATTTAATTTTACATCATCCGTATCCGTATCTTTACCTATTACAACCCCATTTACTGCAGGTGTATTTATTCCACTACTTTTGATAGTAGTTCTTTCATATTCAGTTGCACCATTTGATTTTGTAAAAGTTAAGATATACTGATTATTAACACCAATATCTAGTTTAACATCTGACTCCAAATCACCATTTTTATGATAATTCAATGATGAGTTTTCAAAATAAATTGTATTATCTTCTCCAGATATAGTATTATCTCTTGCAGATAATGCTAGGAAAGGTTTTATAGAATTACCTGTATAAAATTCTACTTTTGAACTTTTAAATTGTTTGTAACAAGTTATAGTTTGGTCAGTGTCAATCATTTCAACTGTTCCAGATTGTTTAATATATGCCACAATTTCAGATGAACCAGTTTCTTTATTATTTAATCTAATAAATTTATTAGAATCCTTATCAATATTTAAATCATTAATTCCACTTGTATGTATATCAATAGAATCTAAACTACTTACTTTCGCATATGGAGTTATCAACTTAGCTGTTATTACTTTAGTGTTATCAATAACATCTAATGCAGATTTCTTAACTCCAGCATTAGTATGTCCACCATAAATATCATCTAAATCTAATTTGAATTTACTATATTTTGGAATACTACCATCTTTAGAAAGACATAATGTGTAATACTCATCATCTGATGTTTGAATTTCAGGTATTGAATTAGAAATATATAATGCAATAAAATTAATATCACTATTATCTAAATAATCTAAATTTCTAGTATTGTATGTACTTGCATCATAAGGATATAATTCCCACATATTTACATAATCAGTTTCACCTGTTATAGCTGTTTTAGATAATCTTATTGTTGCATACATATCTCCACTAGGTGTGAAATTCTTAACTTGGAAGAAATATCCATGTATAAAAAATTCAATAACATTTTGTGAATAACTAACAATGAAACTTCCCTTATTTTGAGTAACTAATCTACTTACAATATTAGTTAAATTAAATTCGGTATTTAATTTTGATTCTGGATTTACTGATATATCTACTCCACCATCATTATATTGTCTATAACCACTTGGGTACATATAAACATTTTCACTTTTAAAATAACTCATATACTAATCTCCTTACACTCCACTTGGATTACTAAATGACATTTCCCAAGTAATTATCACTGATGAATCTTCTGGATTACCACCCATTGTAATTATATCAGTTAAGTTTACAATTGCCATAGGGTCAACATAGTTATTTTGATTAAATAACTCAATTGCTTTAACTGATTTATTAGCACCTATAACTACTCCAGGAATTGTTGCACTGAAATAAGCAACATAGTTATCATTCTTTAATTTAGTAAATCTATCTGAAATAGGAACTAATGTACTAGTAGTATCATCAGTATATACTACTCTTATATAATTAGGTGCATTTAATTTATCATAATAAGTAAGTGTTAAACAGTTGCATAAGAAATACCACAATACATTAGTACCTCTATTGTGATATTTCATATTTTTAACTGCAATACCTTTATAATTAACTGTTATATTAACATTACTCTTTAATTTAATTGAACCCATAATATAACACTCCTTTAATTATTAGATGATATTTCATCATCATTAGGTGGTATAGAACCACTATTAACAATAACAGTAGTATGTGTTTTATTATCACTATTTGGTTTAAATACTTGACCAAATAAACTACTACTATTTTTCTTATGTGTCTTATATGCAACAGCATTAAAGTCGTAAATATCTTGTTCAACATTAGTTGTAATAGTATTTACATAATAAATATTATATATAAAACCAGCTGGTAATATATATTCAAATAAATCTTCAATTAATACTGTATCTTTTACATCTGATGGTAGATATAACTCTAAATATTGATATTCATTTCCATTATCATCAAGTTCAGATGTTCTAAATGATTTAATTAGTGTACCTATCTTTAGATTATATTCACTCTTAATATTTTGACTTTTAAATAGAATATCTATGCAATATTCAATTGCAGCTTTAGTACCTTTAATTTTCATAATGGTTTTAAATACTGATGCCAATATTAATAGATTTGTATTTGGATAATCATGTTCACCATAAAATCCTAATGAATATAATATCAAATTAATCATATCCAATAATGTATCATTTGACACGTTATTGTTATTAACCAAATTAGAATTCATAAGTAAATAATTATACAATACTTCATTTACTCTACCTAATAATTGAAAATCTCTAGAATTTTCATAATAGGCCTCTGGTATACTTTTGTGAACTTTAATCATAGATATACCTCCTAACTTCTAGATGATTTTACAACATCAATAGAACTATTATCAAAATCTAATTCTGCAAGTGTGAATCTATTTACAACATTATTAATATCCCACATTATTGATGGGTCTCTGAAATTGTTAGTATCAATTACTTTGTCATTTGGAACATCATACATATAATAGAAATTCTTATTAGTACTTAACATACTTGATATTAAATTCATAAATGGTGCTTTTTCATCTTCAGATAAATTAAACTTATCATTTATTCCTTCTTTAACTTTAATTGGATATATAGTTAAATTTGATGTAGAATCACTTGCAACAACTATTCTAATATATGCATTTTGATTTATTGTTGAAATATCCAATGTATTAACACCATCTTGAAGACTTGATGTTAAAGTTGAATCATTTAAATTTTGATATGTAAATCCATTTAAGGTTATACTTTCATTATTTACTGTGTTCTTATTATACAACATAGTTACTAAACTATTTTTATTTACTACCATTGGCATAGGTATAACTAAGTCAATTGTTTGTGTTCTATAATTTTCTAAATTAATGTAAATGTTGCCATCATTATTAATTTGTAATGGTTCACCTGCACTTAAATAGTAATTTTTTCCACTTTGTATAGATGTATCAGTTGAACTTACCATAACTCCTGAATTATCTAATTCATACCAACCTAATGATTGTGGATTCTTTGAAATTAATGTTGCAACAACTTCAAAGTAATTTTTATTTGAATCATATGGTTCAGTAGTTATTTTAGTATAAGTATCAGTTTCATCTGTATGTAAGTATAATCCATCAGTGACCATTTGTGCATAAGTACTAGATGTTACACTAGATGTTACATTTGCAACTTGTAACTTATAGTAATTGTGGTTTTCCACTGTAAATTCAGTTGCAAGATAATAATTATCACCGGTCTTTCTATACCAACCCATAACATTTGGATTTGGTTGAACACCAATAACTGGTTCTTGATATTTAAATAAATAACCATTTAAAGTTAATAAACTAGTATCTACAATAAGTGGTGTATTACCAGAACGTTGAATGTATACATTTAACATTAATTGGTCTTCAGTAACATCTATTGATTGAGAGTTACCATAGTTTATAGTTAATGTTTCAGTAAATTTACCAGTTTCACAAACTATTTCTTGTGGTAATATTGGTCCACAATTAATATCTAATCTAGTTCTAATTTTCCAATTTTCATCTGCAACATTATTTTCTAATGTTGTCCATTTATTTTCTCCATAAATTTTATAGATGAATTTACTTTCCACATCTTTCAATGTAGATGTTAAATCTTCACTTGGTTCATTTTCAAATGTGAAAGTATCACCACTTGTTAATGTTAGTATATTTTGTTCATCTACTTGAACAAAATCATTTATTTTAAATACTATCTCTCTCCATTGAACTGCAGCATATGTCGATAAGTTTGTGTTGTCTAATTCACTTAATGATATTAATTTAGACTTATCTAATGTCCACACAGTATCAGTCATATTTGTAACAAGTTTAGTTCCTGCACCAAATATTTCTACTTGACTCATTGAATCATCTGCATATATTAGATATTCATTTTCAGTTAGAATTGTAGTCATCTTACCATCAAGGTCAATATCATTAACATTGAATAAACTATTATCAACATTATCCATATACCAATACATCTTAATAATCTTAGCTTGAGCATTAGTTTTATTTTCAAGCTTTGTAGTTATCTTATTTAAGAATGCAATTTCTTCAGATGTACTTAAAGTATTGTATCTAACATCTCCAACTAAAATTGTAGTTCTCTCACCATAGTATAAATCAAAATTAGGTTTGATAATTACATATTCTAATTTTTCAGTAGACAATACTTGAGTACCACTCATTGTTATTTTTGTCCATGTTGGACCAGTATAACTATAAATATATGTTAAATTTAATCCATCTGAATTTGTAGCATTTAGTTTTAATGTTTCATCAGTAGATAATTTATAAGTAGTATTCTTACTAATAAATACTTTACTTGAATCAGTTGAAGTTAGTAAGTAATTTACACCAGCCACTGCAGTATTACTAATTGCAAAACTTGGTGAGAATAATTGAACAACTTGATTATCTTTTAAAGTGAATCCATTAGCACCTGTTACAGCTGATTTATCAATAACTAATTGTGAATCTATACTTGTAATATTATTAAACTCATTAGTTTTTATTTGTCCAAAACTATAATCAAAATCTTCATCATATTCAAATATATTAACTTTACCTGCTAATATATTCTTTGCAAGTAATACTAAATAATCAGTTGAACCATCTACAAATACTTCTTTTTCATCTTCATCTGCATACATAACTTTAGTTGTTATTTTAGGTTCATCTAATGACACACTCTTAATTAATGGGTTAGCATTCTTAATTGTATCTAATATTAAATCATATGATAACTCTTGACCATAGTTAACTTTTCTTGAATTGAAATTTTCAAATAAAGCTTGTTTAACTTGTTTAATTAATTGTTCTCTTTCAGCATTATTTACTTTTCTTGTTGTTGTCAATTTAACATCTAATCCATAGTAATTCTTATATAAGAATCTATGTGTACTACCTTCAGGTTTAATATAAGTATGGTCAATTGATTGCGAATTTTCAAATACTGCAGGGATTGTTGCCATATCTTGAGATGGAGTAAAACTCATCTTATATAAATCTTCAGTGTTAATATTATTAACATAATTAAGTGGATATAATACTAAATCAAATGGATTGATTACAACTCCTGTTTCAGAACTTGCGGGATATGAATATTCTAATTTAGGTCCACTACCTGTTAATGTAATAATAGGAATTGAATAGTTTATATCTATTCTTCTATCAGTTACTTGAGCATTACCTACTATAGGATATCCATTACTATCTAAATAATTAAATAAGTAGTTTGCAAAATCTCTACAATTAATTAATGTATTAAATGTACCAATAGTTTTTTTAAAGTTGAAATATGCTTCATCTATATTTTCAGGGTCTAGTCCATTAGTTGCTGCAGCTGAGTTCAATACTATCAATAATTTAGTATTAGTATTTTCATCTTGAACTATAACAGATTCATCACTATTTTCATAAGTTAAATTACTTTCAGCTGGTTGATACAATTTATTTAGTTTTCTTGCAGGTACATTTCCATTATAGCCTGATGTAACTACATATTTAACATTTAAACCATTACTGATTAATTCAACAATATTACTTGGAAATTGAATATATGGTAATTCTTTATTTGAGTCATAACCAAATTTATATATTAACTTATTCGGTGAGTATAAATTTAAATTATCTACTTTAGTCCATTGAGTCCAGTTATCCGGTTCATCTACAGTTTTAATGTATATTTGATTTTCAGCTACATATTTTGTAGGGAAGAATAATCTATTATTACTATCTAAGTTATTTAATTGTATATCTGAATTTCCATTAATTAATAAATCAGTAAAAGTACCTTCACATATTTTTCCAGAAAAGGCATAATTTGGTTCATTAATAGTTACACTATCAATTAATGAATATATGATTTCATTATTATCATCTGTAAATTGTGTGGTAAATTTATCAAATTTAATTGGTTTAGTTTTACTTACATCCCCATTATATTGAATAGAAATATTTGTTGTGGCACTTCTATAATATTTCATATTGTAACCTTGTGTTTCAACAATATCTCTAAAAGCTGACTCTTGAGTAGCACTAGGAATATGTGCTTGTAATGCACCTTGGTCACAGTTATAATTAATTTTATCTCCCATAAATCCTAGTAATTTAAGTAATGCTACTAGAGGGTCAGATTCATTTGTACTATTTGGGTCCCATCTACTTGTTAATGTATTAACTAATTCAGTTATTTCTGGATATAGTTTTTGGAAATCCTTATTAGTATATGATATATTACTAATTTGTAATTCTTTATCTGAATACATATCCTAGTCCTCCTGTTGGAAAATTACTAAACTGTAATTTTCTTGTGAATAATCTACTACATAAGTAGCTTTAATATTTGCAACTAATTTTCCTTTAGTTGTTTGAATGACATCTATGTCTTTCCTATTAACAATTAATTGTGGCATAAATGTTTTAATTTGAGAATAAATCTCATCTATAATAATATCTTTAAGTACATTATTATTGGGTTCAAATATATATCTCTTTAGTCGTATTCCAAAATAAGGGTCTCCTAAAAACTGACCTTTTTCCGAACCTAATAAGATTTTCAAATTACTTAAAGTTGCTTCTTTATCAGTTATAATATTTGATGATGTTTTATTTTTAAATATTTTTGGGAATCCAATTGATTTCATAATTAAACCTCACTTAAAATATCTCTACTACAGTATCTACAAGATAAGAATCACTAACTAATCCGGTAAATATACGTGGATTACCATCTTCATTTAGTGAACTTATAACAACTTTAAGTTCATCTGCATTTGTGCCATAAACACCTATTATATAAGATTCACAATATCCCCATGAAAAATCAACATCATGTTCTGAAAAGTCTACAACCACATCAGTAATAAAAGAAAATGAATCATCTTCATATCTACCTGCTGCTGTAAGACAATTATTTACTCCATTATGACCTCTAGAATATAGCACTTGTGCGATATCCGCACTATTCTCAAAAGCTTCGCCATTATTACTTAATAATCTAAATGTCAAGATTTCACCCATACTTGATGCATCTGCATTATTAGCTAGAACAAAATTATGTTCATATAAATGTTTTTCATTTAATAGTAATTCCACATGGGCTTCTGTAGGGAATCTAGCATCTGCTTGCTCTCTAGTATAGAAATTTCCATAAACATCACTTATAGTAGCAAACTTATCATCTGATTCTTCTTTAGTATAAGCATCTGTAGTTCCACCACTCTCATCAATCTTATATCTATTATTAGCTACATCTCTAAATAGTCTTTCGATTTCATCCCCACTAATGTCTCCAATTGTAGTATTTTTAGGTAATTTTGCATTATGAGTAACTCTTAAATCTTGCACAATATCATTTGTTCTAGATTCAGTTTCACCATTACCTAAATATAATTTACCTAGAATTATTGGTTTTGATTTATCATTATCTTCAAAACTAACAAATACTATATCCCCAACATTATAACTATTTAAATGTTCAGGTTGATAACATAATGTTGCTTCGATACTTGAAGGGGATAGTTTAGAATCTTTAGATTGACCAGCTGATAAGAATATAGGTATAAATACTTCATATATATTATCATATTTCTCAACACCATTTTCAGTTATCCATTTACCTGTAGGTATTTTTGTAATCTTTCCTTTTGTAATCATAAACTAACCTCTCATATATTTATTATACAATAATATTATATATTATTGCTGTGAATTATCCCCACCGACTCTAGTTAATGATAAACTCGTCTTAAATCCTTGTTCACTGATATTATCTATTTGTTGGGTTAAAATATATAATCCACTAGAGTTATGTTTTTTACCATAAAAATATACATTTAATCTAACATAACTCATTAATAATGCAGGTCTTAATAATCCTTTTAATGTAAGGTTTACTTTAATTGGATATTGAGTCACTTTAGTCCACCAAGTCTTATCTTGTTCTTGTGTGGTAAATGTAGGGTTCTTACTTGAAATCATTGGAGAGTATACTTGTTCAAGATTACCATCATTATCAATTCTTTGAACATAATAACTCTGATTTAATTTAGCTTGGTAATCGTATAGTATTGAGAAATTTTCATTATTTTCAATGTTAAATTGTGTCACTATATTTTGAGATGGGAATCCTATATCAATTACATATGTATCTATAGGGTCATCATTTTTATTATTTCTAACTATTTCAAAATAAGGTCCATCAAAAATAAATTCACTATTCTCATCACTTCTATTATAATTACTAGTACTATCAATTATATTTAATGTATATATTGAACCTTGTTGTATTGAATTAGGATTAATATCTGATGGTTTCATACAATTTACTAAATAAGATAAATAATCTAATGGAGATGTATTTTCGTGCAATTCTAAATCTACAACTCTATCTCCACCAGGAATTAAATTATAAGATTCTACTAAATCTCTATTTTTCATTCCTGTAAAAATTTCTAACATCCCAAAATCACCATATAGTAATTCTTTTATAACATTACTTGGTTTATCTCTAGTTGCTCTAAATGTATAGGCACCAGATGTAGCCAAGAATGCACTACTTACAGCACTAACTGTATATTGTATTACTGATGATTGAATTTGAAAATCTTGTTTAATATCAGTAATAACTGCTTGTTCTTCTCTATAAATAAAAGATGGTACTGATAAGTCACCATAACTAAATACTATTGTACGTGTTTTACTTACTGAACTAAATACTTTATCAAAAAAATTAGGGTCATCAGTTTCCGTAATAGGATATACTAACACTAGTGTATATGTATTAACCTTACCATTTATCTTCTTAACTTGTAATGATTTAACATAGTTAGGATATTGTACCTTATTAGATACCTTATATTGGTTATCAGTTTGATATTTAGATTTTGCATATACACCAAAAGTATAATCGCCAATTGTCACTTTTACAAAAGGAACTTCAACTCTACTTTGACTTGATAATAATGATAAATTACTTGGCATAAATATCACCTGTATAGTAAATATATGAAATTGATGGAATTTTAATTGTTTTAAATTTGTCAGTAAGTTTCATAAATGGGTCAATTATTCTATTGAAATCTGCAATAATCCAATAATAGTCAGGACGACCATAATAGAATAGTGCAAGTGAATCTAATGTATCACTTGGCACTAATGTATGTAAAGTATATGAACTATTGTCACTTAATGGTTTACATAGACCATATACATATTTTTTATTTAAGGTATCATAATAAAATGATACTGATTCATATCTTGATAATGCAGGATAGTCTTTTGTTTGTTTATCTATATATGTATTCATAATTAACACCTACCCTTCAAATGTTACACCATTTCTAAATGCTCTAGATATACCTCTAAATGAACCTAATTCCATTACAGTATCTGCGTCATATGGGTCAACCTCATAAACTGTAAATCCAATAGTAACTAATGCATATTGTCCATTACTTAACATTGGTGGTGCATAGGCTACAGTTACTCCACCAATAACAACACCTTTAATAAATATATCTTCTCCTGCACCAATTCTAATTGCAACCATAGGTGGTATAACTGATTTAGATGCTTCAACATATCTAGGTAATGCAATTGCTTGAATTTTTCTAATCAATGCATTTACATAATCTTCACCTACTTCTAATGTAGCATTACTTAAACCATTTGCATTTACTGAATCAAGTAAATCTCTATGTAACTCGAATTGAAATGTCATAGAACGTGGTCCTGAATTTGAATATGAGAAGACTGGTGCTGAACGAGATAGAGCTGTTGTTTGTTGGAAATTAGATTGTAATGTATCTGTAATACTTTCTGGATATGTAGGTAAAAATATTACCTCATCAGTATGATACATATAAATATAATTTCCTGTTTTAATTAACTCTTTTTTTCTTTCATTATCTGCCATACTAGTACTCCTTTATAGAATCATTCGTAGTTTCAATAATTAATTTTTCTTCTACATCCTTATCAACATATCCAAATGTATCACTACGTTTATCTAATACACCTTTTTTAATAGCATTTAAATATATAAGTAATCTTAATTTAGGAGTATACTCTCTATATGGGGTATATGTACTAATAATTCCTTGTTCTAATAAACTATCTTGTACTCTATCAATATTTGATATTATTTCATCATTAGGAGTTATTACATTGTCAGTTAAGTATTCCATTAATCTATCGGCAAAAGGATGTTGTTTAGAGTCATTCTTTTGTAATAACTGACTATCACTTGTAAAATAATTATTACTTATATTATCATTATTTAAATTTGAATAATTAACTAATAAATTTCTATATTTAGATGGATAATAATTATATCCTTTATCTCCTAATACGTTATTCATATATCTTTTAGAAATTGTTACTTTAGTTTTTTCATCCACTGTAGGTTCATCTGATATTTCAGTAACTACTAGTGATGATTCATTTAAAAATGGTATTTTAATAATTAATTTAAGTTCACTTTCTCTACTGAACAATTCAGCTGGTATATGACTTAAATCAGTTAAATTATATAATTTATCATAAATTACACAATTACTAAATCTTAATCCATTAAATTTTGCATAGGTATCTTGATAAAAATATTTTAATTTATCATCTCCACCAATTATAATTTTATTAACTTGGTTATCATTCTCATATATTGTTGCAACTACTTCAATGTCAAATGAACAATCAATGGCTATTGCATATTTCTTCCAAAATTTAACAGGTACTACACATAATTTATATGCACCATTTGTACTATCAAATACATTATCGAATGCAATAAATTTTTTAGCATATTCTCCACTAAAACAATTATACATTGACATTAAATCTAAATTCTCATAATCTCTTACAAATCTTAAGTAATCTCCAAGTTCTTTATGTGTAATATAATCATATTGATTACTTTTAATAGGTAAGGTATGTGTAATATTCAACATTGGTCTATTCTTGTCAAATACATCACAAAATATAAAATCATCTGGATTATAACCAAAATCATCAAAAAATTTAGTATTCTTTGCAATTACTACATTTGTCTTATAGATATATGTCATTCCTTTATAGATAAATAATCTATCATGGTCTCTTATAACCTTACATTTAGGGAGATTAAATGATTTTAATAATTGTTTAATTTGACCAACAAATATATTATTGAAATTATATTCTAGCATAATCATTCATCTCCTATTCTATGTAAGTCCAGGTGTTCCACCTGTAGTATAGAAAGGTTCTTCCATTCTAACAGTTAATGTTTCACCTAATCTATCTAATATTTTATTTAAAGTAATATCTATTGAGTTAATCTTATCTGCAATTTCAGTCTTCATATCTACATCTGAACTTGCCATAATTTCTCCTTTAGATTTACTTTCACTTTCCATTTGTTCATTTGCACTTTGTTTTGCTGATGCTAATGAACTCTCATAGAATGCACTACCACTAGATTGTCCCATAACTGTAGATTTAGAAGTTTGCATTCCACTTTGAACTGGTTTTACCTCTCCTAGTGTTGTTGTGGCAATATCTCTATTTATTCCTAATGTACTTAATGTTCTACTGAAATCAACAGTATTACCTACACCACTAATAATATCTCCAATCATACCAAGTGAACCAACACCCATAATTCCTAATTTCATCAAGTTCTCAACTGTAGTATTTAAATCTAAACCAGTACCCATACCAAATATTGCAGGGATATTAATACCACCAGTATATTCTTGAATCATATCAGTTATTCTCCAAAGTGCAGATGTAACTGGATTATCTGCAATATTAGAGAACATTGAGAATTGAGCATTTTCAATAACAGTGTTAATTGCATCTGCCATTGCTGTTCTAGATGTCACTTGTCTCATTTGATATTCCAATTCACCTATAGTATTACCATAGGTCATATTAGATTTATATATTTCATCTATTGCTTTTCTATTTAAATTTAAAGCTGCAGTTAAATCTGATACACTGACACCAAATGTTGATGCATACTGATTCTTAACAACTTGATTTGTTGAACTACCAATTTCTTGTAAATATTCAACAATTGATTTTAATAATTTATTAGTTTCATCAGTATTAATTTGTCTAGTTAACATATCTGCATATGATAACCCAGCTCTACTTGCAGCCATAACAATTAAACTTTGAACTGATGAACTTTCAAGTCCACTTACATCACCTGTTGCAAGATATCCCAATGCTGATGCTAAATTACCTACAGTAGTTGAACTCAATCCTACTGATGATAGTGAACCTAACCATTTTTGGATTTGATACTCAAATTCAACACCTCTTTGAACATCTAATTGTGATGTAGCATCTACGATTGCTGTAGTTACATCATCAAATGAATCACTTAAGTATTCAGTATTTTGGAACATACCATTTAAAAATCTAGTTAAGTATGCTTCCATACCTAATCTACTTGCAGTGGAGTCGGCTTGTTGTAATCTTACTATTCTCATTAAACTTGCATTTGCAGCATCAAATGTTGTTGCTACCTTATCACTTACAGTTTGTAAGAATGCTCTTTGTTCCAAATTAAATGCTATACCACTTTCTACTAAACTATTTAAATTCTCTAATAATGTTTGAGTTTTTAAATATGGAGTTATACCAACATTTCTTAATAATGAATTTTGTATTGAACTAAATCCACTACCTGAACCTTGTAATCTAGTATTAATTGCTGTTTGATATTTAGAGAATGTCTCTGCAACTTGTTTATATAAACCATCTGCAGCCGACATTGCTTTATTGAAATTCTCATTCATTCTCTTGGCACGAGACTCTGATGAAAATTGGTCTTTAATCATGGCAGCGGAAGTCTTTGCCCACGCTTTAGTGGCACTCATAGTTCCATCAGCCACCATTTGGTCTAATTGGTCTCTATAAGCTTGTAAATCTTCTTCTCTTTCTTTACGTTCTTCTTCTAATCTTTTCTTTCTATCTTTAGCAATTGTCTTATCTAAATTTTGAGCATCCTTAAGTGCTCTTTTAGCTTCATCTTTTTGCTCTTGTTCATATTGCTTTCTCTTATAATCAGCTAATTTCTTAACTAATGCAGCTTGTTCTTTAGAGTCTATAGTTAATGATTCATGTTGTAATAATCTTTTATACTTGGCAATTTCTTCTTCCATTGCCTTTTGTTTATCACGTTGTTCCTTTAAGTAGGCATCTTCAGCTGTTTGTCTTGTATTAACTTGACCTATATTAGGATTATTATTATCTTTTAAAGCCATAGACAATCCTCCTACTTTCTATTTTGTCTTTTTTGTTCTAATTCTCTTCTTTGTTCTTCATATTTTTCTTGAATCTTTTGTGCTTCTTCCACCAAGAAACTTAATATATAGTTTCTTTCAGTAGGAGACATTTTCAACACATCCTCATATGATGTATGTATATGTTTTGAAATTAAATAACAATCTTGAACTAAACTCTTATATAAAATTGGTCCTAATGGATTACCCTTTTCATCATAGAGTTGGCCAAAAAAATTCAGATGTGGGGCGAAAGGTACTTGTGTAGTCTTTTTGACAACGTGGATTTCCACATTGAGTTACAACTACAGTATCTAGTCCTATCATACTATTTATTTTTTCAGCTGCATCAAAAATAACTTTTGCATCCATCACTGGTAATTTTTGTACAAAATTTTCAAGTCTAATTGGGTCTAAAACCTCACCATCTACTTCTTCAATTAAAGCCTCTAATGTTAACTCAAAAGTTGGGTCAATTGAATTAGGGTCTTTCTTAAGTCTTGCATTCTTTTGTTTATTAATGTTTTCTAACATTGCAGGTGTTTGATATCTTAATGTTATAGTCTTTCCTGTTCTAGGTAATTCAACGGTAAACATTGATTTCATTTTAGGGTCATATTCATTGACATCTAAATCTTCTAGATTAAATACTTGTTCTTCAATCTCATTACAATAAGGACATCTAGTTGTCATTTTATATTCGGTACCATATGATACTATTCTTAATTTATGCATCATAAACTGATAATCACCTAAACATAAATCTTTAACTGGGATTCCCAAGTCAGTTAATAAACAATCTTCTATTATTTCACACATTGTTAAATAAGGAGTCTTTGTTGGAGATAATCTTTTCATCTCTTCAATTGTAGTCATACTTCTTAATGTGAATTCAGGATTTACTTTCTTATCATAAATTAATCCCTTTGATGGTAATGTAAAACTTTCTTGTATTGTATTCATACTAATTTCCTTTCTAATTGATGTAAAATTGCCTTAATTTTAATTTTTATATGAAATACTTATAACTTATGGCAAATTATATAAAAACTAATTATACGACAAATTTTACTATAATATAACAAAAATATCATAGAATATTATACCATATGATTATTTGTCATAGTTCATATGTACATACTCTATGATATTATACAATATTTCTATATTAAGATTGTGAAACAAACTCTACTGATTCCATATCATCTGGTAAATGAGGGATTGCTCTATCATATTCGATTGTTGCTGTAATTTCTCTCTTACCATCATCATCAGATGAGAATTCATTTTCATCTAATTTTGAAATCCATACACCATACATATCCCAATATCTAATCATTCTATGGTCTGGAGTATATTCAATTAATTTTGCTTGAATCTTATAATCTTCTGCTCTACCTACTGATTCATCTTCAACGTGTGCAGCAAGTCCTCTCCATGCTTGTAAAATTCCTTTAGTATTTGCACCAATATAATCGTTAAATTTAAATGAACCAGAATCATAAGTAATTGCACCTGCAAATTTTACAGTACCATTACCTCTTTTAACTTCAATTACATTTTGAGTAAAATTAGGAACTGAAGCTGAACTTACTGATAATCTAATTACTTCTTGTGCAATATCTGCTTTAAATTGTTCATAGTCAGACGCATTTGCTCTTTCAGCACCTAAAGCAATTAATGTATCAGTGAAGATAGGCATAAACACAAAGTTATTACTTCTTGCAGGAGTATATAACTCAGGATGCATTGCAATATGATATGTTCCTAAAATATCTGTTGATTTATTTTTACTTGGCATATTATTCTATCCCCTTTCCTATTCTTCAGTGACAGTGAATGAGTCAACTAATTCTACTAATAAATTAAATTTTTCAACTGCTTCAATTGGAATAATACTAATTACGGCTGCAAGTGTAGCCTTAACTGCAGTATCCACTTTAATCATCTTATAATCTTTAATTCCTTGATTAGTTTTCATAACGTCTAATAGTTGTTGAATTTGTGACTTAAAGTTGAACCATAATCTATCACTATTTTGTTCAAACATATAAGCTTTAGAGCTTCTATATAATTGTTTCTTTAAGTCAATTACAAGTTGTCTAATATTTAAGAATGAACTTGCAATTAATCCTTGAGATAAAGCATTATCCCATAATGTTCTATTACCCCAAATTAAGATTCCATATGGATTAACTGTTGTGATAGGGTTAACAGCAACACCTGTATCTGGAGTTAATAGATTTGCTTTCTTCTCACCATAATTATAAATAGGTGTTCCTTTAATTGTACCTCTTAATCTACCTGCAGTCGCATACCAAGTAGGATTATCTTCAACTGAATTAATAAATGCATCTAGATAAGCAACTGATGCTGGTAATGTAATATCACTACCACTTATTGGATATTTACACCAAGGACTAAACATTGCAGCATATTTAGATGTAACTAATTGTGCAGACGCTAGTACACTACCTACATCTGTCAAGTCATAAGGATGGTCTAATAATAATAGACAATCTCCTCTTTCAGCTACTATTGTTTGTAATTTACTAATTGCAGCTGATACTGTTCCACCTGCAATATAATATACACGTCCTGCAGATGCAGTTTGACTATCATCTAATACATATTGGCCATTTTGATTTTGATAGAAGAATTTTCCAGCTTCATACTCAACTTTAACATAGTATTCTCTATCTGCATTAAATTCACCATTGTCTAACACCCACGCTGGAGTTGTTATATCATAATAATAATATTTTGATGGTTGATATGATAATACATCAACATTTGCAGCTACATAGTAGCATTCAAATGCATGACTTAAATCTTCAGTATATCCTGCAGGTGAACCTGTAACATTAGTAAATGTTTTAATATTTGTATAATTTGGATTAGGTGCAGTTATATATCCACCTAATGTTAAGAATCTAACATCATATAATCCTTTATCATCTAAATCATCATAAAATGACTCTTGACTTAAAGCTTCCTTTAAACCATCATAACTTGTATAAGGCCCACCATTATTAGATGGTGATTTATATAATACTTTAAATCCACTATTCAATAAGAATTTTGCAGTAAGATATCCAGGGTCTCTTGTTATATTATTTGTACTAAATGGTGCTTCACCATCACTATATACTGGACATTCACCAAAATTCTCAACTAATTCATCCGCATTATTAAGTAATACGAATTTATCTAAATTAGAATTTAATCTACTTCCACCTGGAACAAATACTACATAATCTTGTTCAGCTGATAAACCTGCAGAAGTATTGTCTCTTTCTCTAATATCAATAACAGGCATAATTGTTCTCCTTTTTATTATTTTTTATCTATATAATTTAGCTAGTCTTTTAATTCAATATTTGAATTTTCTTCATCAATACTAACATTGTTTTTATATGGTAATGAGAAGAAATAAGCATCATCTACTACAAATCTAATTGTCCACCTTGTAAATTGGTCAGGTGCCAATCTTAATGGTATATCGGATGTATCTTCTATTGTAGGTAATACTCGAATATTACTCCAATGTTCATATTGAATATTATTATAAGGTAAAATTACCTTTACTGTAGGGAAATTTTGTAATTGGAACACAAAGTTCCTTAAGTATTCATCTCCCTCATTAAAATATCTAGTGTATATATCTATTTGATAAGATATAGTCATTGGTATTGCATCAATTTGTAATGATTTATCATGAGTGGCAGCTAGCATCATACCATCATATGACATTACTTTTTTATGTGTATATTGTAACTCAATTTCGGGATTTCTAGTTATAGTAATTAAAGGTAGTGTTATAGGAGTATCTTTAGTCTCATCTGCCTTTATTTGAAATAATCTTTCAGTTTCATCTGGAGATAACACCTTTAATGACTCATCCTTAATCCAACTTTTAATTTTAGCCACAATTGCTTCATCATATAATCTAATAGACATATTTAAACCATCCTATTCCTTAATTTATATAATTGGTAATAACTATATCCTTGATTTATTATATCGTTAAACCATTTTGAAATTGTATATGTTCCTTTTACATCTAAATTACCAAACTCAATTAAATTAATTAACTCCGATATTTTATGACCACCATATCGTGCATTAGAATTTAAATCTAATAAATAATAATGTTTTGTTATAGTGACATATGAGTGGTTAAGTGCATATATTAATATGTCATATGTATAAGTTGGTTTTCCAAATAATCTGGTTAAATACTTATCCATTTTAACATATTTATAATTCATTCTATCTGAATTCCACTTAACTTTTAAAATGTATGGAACAAAATTTATAAAATATCCATCTGAGTAATTATCATAAATTTTTAATTGCATATTATAAATCCTTTATTTGGTTTAAATATGTCTTTAAATCTTTTAATAATTCTTTATCTCCACTTATTTTACTTAATAAATTATCTAATTTATCTTTATCTTGAATTTCTTCCTTATTGTCTTTCTTAATATTTCTAGATAATAATGAAACATTCTTTCTAATTTCTTGTTCAGTTCTCATTAATTTATTAATTTTATTTGGAGTTGGTTTTGCACCATCATAATATAATACAAGATTAACCAATTCTCTATAACTAGGTTTAGATGAATCTACAAATTGATGTCCAACACTATCACCTGAAAATGTAATTAATCTAGGAGTTCCATCTTGATTTTCAACATCTTGATATTCACTAACTAATCTTCTACTTTCATAATCATCAGTTAAGTATGCCCAAACATCAATTACATAATCTTGTTTTCTCTCATTATCATCATAGAATTCTGAGTCCTCTAAAACACTTGCCCTAGTTCCATCCATTAAAGATTTATTAGTTAGTACATTATTAGAGTATTTATTGTTTATTATTGCCAACTCATTATAAGTGGGCTTTATGTTAACTCTATTTAAATACTCTAAATAATTAATGAAAGGATTACTATTTTTATTTAATGTTTTAAATGCTGACACCCAATTACCAATTAAATTCATAGAAGATTCATCATCTACAAGATATGATAAATTTTTAAGATTATTTATAATGTAATAAGAAACTACTTTATTAATATCTTCTGGAGCACCTGTAATTGCTTTTTGTAATGCACCTTCATAATCATTTCTTTGTACTAAATCATAAATATCAGTACTTGTAAATTCTTGTTCAGTAGGAAGACTTGCTTCAGTTAAAATCAATTTATTCATTATGTATCTTCCTCCACTAATAAATTAAATGTATCTTGTGAATGAGATAATTGACTTCTGTCAAAATTATCTATATATTCAGGAACTATCTTACATGCAACTGAAGCTGGGTAAATCATTATTCCACTGATATCTACTACTCTAAATACTCTTCCCTTTGTATTATCAAATCCACTTGGAACAATGAATAATGCTCCTTGTTGCAAATTCTCTAAATCATATGGAACGTGTATAACTGAAGCATCTTCTTGTCTTTCAGAATTCCATCCTAATAATTTAGTAGTCTTTTGTGTAGGGTGTTCTTCAAAGATACATCCTACAACTTTAGGAGAACTGTAACTAGATATCAATTCTCCTTGTGTAGTATATTGTTTATTTTGATTAATAGGAGTTTTGTATAAACAATTTACTCCCATTAATCTAACCATTTCTTTGAACCATTGTCTATGTAACTTAATATCAGGAGTTAATAATTTCCCATAACTATCTCTTGATGTGATATAATTTTCATCCATACTACTAACCCCTTTCTAAAATCAAATTATTTTCTTCTATTAGAAACTTTACCACGAATATTTCTAGAATTTCCATCTACTTTAACTTTATAATCAAAGTTTAAACTTTCTGATAATAGTTTTTTATTTTCAACTGTACAGTTTAATGTGAATGCTTTTTTATTCTTAGCAAATGTTTCATTAATACCTTTGTATTGTAATTTATTTTCTTTTTGAGATGACTTTTCAAATAAGAATTTAGTTTCTTTTGTTTTTCCATTCTTATATGTTAATAATCCTTCAAGAATTAAATTACCTTTTTCTGATTTACAATTAGATAATTTGAAATCTTTTACATTTTCATAAACTGAAATACAATATTTATTAACTAGATTTTCAAATAATGATTCATCAACATCATCATAAGTATCAGTAGGTTCTAACTCAGATAAGATTTCATAAACTAAATCTGGATTACCTTTTACGAAATTGAAGAATGCATCTTCTTCAGCTTGTTGTTCTTTAGTACCTCTTGGTAAATCTTCATATCCATCAGTACTTATTGTAATATCTCCAGATTGAACTCTATCTTTAAAGTCATCATAAAGAGTATCTTCTAAATCAATGTAACTATATAATTTACCTTTGTATGCAACTTCAGGGTCTGCCCACTCACCATGCCAAATAAATTCAACTTCAGGAACACCATAGAATAAATCAGCTTCTACTTCTCCTGTTTCTTGGTTATAATGAGCTTCTAAAAATTTAGATTTCTTTTTAGGAGTTTTATCATCACATCCTTCAGTTTTACAAGATTCTTTCTTAACACCATAATCAGCTAAAATTTGTTTAGCATTGTCGGCTTTGAATCCATTTTGTTTTAACCAATCTTTAATATGTCTTAAAGTTGTTTGTGAGTAAGTACCATAAATTACAGGTTTACCATCTTTAATTTCACCAACTAAAGTATCATATGAGAATAATTGATTCTTATCATTATTATCTCCTGTATTTACTTGTGCTTTACCATAGAAAGATTTTCTACTATCATATTGTGGTTCTAATCCATAAATAGGTGCTTCAGTTAAACTTTCATTAGTATTATCTTGTTCACCATTATCTCCTTTTAAGATTAATTCACAAATATGACCAATATCATTACCAAAATCAAATAATACTTCATCCCAAGTTTCATTTGTTAAATCTGCAGGTGATGATACATATTCTTCTAATACTTCCCATTGGTCTGCAATATATGTTAATGCTGAGTCAACTTCTTCAGTTACTACATCATATATAGCATTTTCATAGTCTCTAGTTTTTAAATCTTCAAAATCAATTCTATTTAATATTTCGGCAACAATATCTAGGAAATCGAAATTTACTGAATAATCAAAATATTTACCAATTATATCTTTATATGGAGATTTTTGTATATCACCTTTAGCTTCTTTTAATTGTTTTGTAAAATTAGGATTTTCAAATCCATATGATTTTAATTCTTCAACTAATTTTGATTTATCTTCTAAGCTTAATGATTCTTTAATTCTCTTTGAGATTTCAATAAGTTTTTCATCAATAGGTCTTGCCTTTGCAATTTTAATTGATTCATTCTTATTTACACCAACTCCATTTTTAACAAGTAAGTCTCTAATTACTGTTGGGTCGGCACCATATACTTCAAATCCATCATACTCCCAACCTTCGAAATCATCTACAAATCTAGAACTTTCTAGTACACCTAGTACTTCTTCATATTCAGGTTGAGAACTTGTTGTAATAATTGTATTTGCACTTACCTTAATTGATTCATTTAATTTATCTTTAGATTCACTAATTGCTTTAGTTACTCTTCTAATAAATCTTTCCTTAATTAATTTCTTTTTAGATTCAGTTAGTGCTTTAACTTGTTTTTTAGATTCATTGATTTGTTTACCATTTTTCTTTAAAGATTCATCTAAGTCCCATTCAATATTAGTAATTGTAACAGTTCCATCTTTATCTTCAATATCTAAACCGTTAACTAAATATCCATAAGAATCTGATAAATAATCAGTAACAACATCATTTAAATCATCAGTTTCGGGGTCATAATTTAATTCTTCATAAGTAACTGTTTCTTCAGTAGGTAATCCTAAATCCTCTAATTTATCTTCATATGATGGTTCTTTTTCATTATAGTAATCTTCAACATCTTGAATCATATCTTGGAATAAGTCATCATACATATCAGCTACCACTTGTTGGTCATCAATTACACCATAATGAACACCTAAATCTACAATATCACTTGTGTAGATTAATCCATCATCAATTGCACCATTTACAGCATCACTAGGTTCATAACCATCATCTACCCAAGATTTTGCTCTATCAATTAAACTATTTAATACATCATAGAACCCCTCTTTTAGTTGTTGAGATTCTTTTAAATTTTCTTTCAATGGTTCAAGATTTCCACTCATTAGTGCTTTAAAATCTTCTTTACTTCCAACTCTATACCAACAAGGTGCATTTACCGTAGTATTTATATCGTGAACTAATAAGTAATCTTGATTTTCACCATCAGTAAAATACTCAAAATTACCATCATTATATTCTGGACCTTGATATTTGTCAAAACCATCCATATCTTTGTAAGAAACTTTATTTCCAGTATATTTACGAATTAGATTTGCAAGATATTTTTTCCAATTAATACCTTGTTCATCATCTTCCCACTCACCAGTTTCTCTTAATGATTTGTTTTCTTTTAATGGTTCTTCAATAACACTTACTTCTCCAAATAAAACATCTCTTGTTTCATCATTATCATATTCAGGATGTGCTTTAACATAATCATCAATGAATTCTAATGCAGTTTGAGCATTTCCATCATATACATAGCCTACTTTTTTCTTATATTCTTCCCAAGCATTTTGAAAGTCTGCTAATTCGCCATAAGATAAATCTTCTTTAACTGATTTCCCACAACCTTCATCCATATTTCTATTGTGTCTCTCAGCTCTAGTTAAGTTTCTTTCTTTTAAATTGTCTTCTTTTTTACTCCCATCGCAAGATTCTTCTTTTGGAGTTACATTAAAAGATTTTCTAACGGCTTTACCTACAGTCCCATCTAGACCATATTCTTCTTTTAAATTAGTGGGGATATCTTCTTTTGCATTTTTCATTTTAAAAGATTCTTTTAAAATTTTTCTTGCTTTTGCTTTTTTAGATAATCCTTCATCTACCTTTTTATCATCTTCATCGGGTTCATCTTCTGAGTCATCATCAGATTCATCGTCATCTAACCAATCAGTTAAATCATCTAAATCATCTTCTTCAGTATCAGTTTCTCCACCATAAGGTGCGACTTTACCTTTAACTTCGAATCCATCTTTTTGTTGACAATGTGGACAAGGTTCACCTACATTAAATAATGTAGGTTCATCTTCACTTTGTTCAACCTCATCTTCATCTTTATAATGAATTGTATGACAAGTAGGGCAGTATAGAAGAAGAGAACCTACATAAGTATCTCTTAAATCTTCTTCATCTTCTGCATCTATGTCAACTACCATTTCAATGTCAGATACATCATCAATATCTTCCATTCTTTCTTTTGCTTTCTTGGCGTCATCTTTGTCGCCTAAATTAAATTTATTTTTCTTTTTGTTTTCTTTGTCATCTAATAAATCTAATTCTTGAAATGCTTCAATTAAATATGACATATTCTAATCTCTCCTTCTATTACTTTTTAATACTATCATCTAAATAACTCATTATTGAACCATATTCTTTTAATGATTCATCTTCTGGATATGAACCATATAAAACTGATTCATCTTCATCTACAACCTCAGCTGATACAGCATATCCCTTATCAACTAACCAATCACAAACATCTTTTGCTTCATCTAAATCGGAATATTCACCATAATAATCAGCAATACCCTGGTCTCTTAAAACATCATCTGCCCAATATTTAATTGAGTATTGTGCATCAGAATCATCACTTTCATTTATATTTTCTTGAGCTTTTCTTCTCTTTATTTTCATTCTATATTTATTAGCTGGTTTTGTTTCTTTAGAAACCATAACTTTCTTTGCTAATTCATTAGAATTTTTAATGTTCTCTTCTTTATCATCAGTTAGTTTGATTTCATCTATATCATCCCAACCATATCCCCAATTTCCTTGTAGAACTTTATATTTATCTTTTTTCTCAAATAAATTTTCAAATAATTCTTCATCAGTTAATACATCATCAACTAATTCATCTGGATGAACTATATAATAAATTAATGTTATATATGCATTTAAATTTTCTTCATCATTTAATTTAACTAATTCATCTAAAATTTCTTCATAAGAATGGTTGTGGTGTAATAATGAATATAAATTATCATATTTTGAATCTGTTTGACTCAACTCATATGTTTCTTCTTCAAGTGGTCTTAAGATATAGTCATCATAGTACATTGGGTCTAATCTATCCACTGCGCCTACTAAATCTAACTCATCATCTTCAATATCACCTAAATTAGCACCTTGATTGTCTCTTAATTTATATACTTCTTCTCCATCTTCATTTTGTGTCTTATAGATTGTAAAATCGAAAGAATCAAAGAATTCTGAAGCTGTTAATTTATCAGGTTTATTTGAGTATTTAGCAACTCTCTCATTTAAGTTCTCATCAGTTCTAGGTGCGATGTATTCTAAATGACCATAACCTGCATCTTCAGTCTCTTTAAGAGTTTCAAATGGTCCATCTATTTCTTTACCACTACTGTCATCAACAATGTACCAAGCACCATCTTGTTTTACTCTAATCCAATCTTTTTTGCTTTCCTTTAAGTTTAATTTAACTGGGTAATTACTTTCATACTCTGCAATTAAATCTTTAACTTTTTGGTCATTTAGATTTGCTTTCTTTAATGTTTTTACATAATCTGGTGCAGCAACTGTGTGTTGACCATTATGTACATAAGCATCAAAGTTACCTTTTCTATCTCCTATTGATTTAAATACAATGATTGGTTCACCATCTTCTTCATAATAAATTTTAGCATTTAATTTTTGTACATCTTCTTTTAAGTTTTCATCAATGTATTCTTTACCAGTATCTAATAAACATTGCAATCTATCTATTTCTGCTTCAACCTTTTTTGATGCACTACTATCCCCGTGATATTGTTTTTGTAATTTTGAATATTTGTCCACTAATCGTTGTATTTCATCTTTGATTTTGATTTTACCTTCTTTAAGACTTTCATCAAAATAATCTAAATTATCTGGATTTGCTAAAAAAGTATTATCATAGTAACCATTATATTTTCTTGGTTTATCTCTCTTGATAGTGAATACTTCTAAGTTACCTTGATAATCTCTATCAACAATGCTTCCTACATCACCAATGTTTCTTTCACCACCTTTAGACCAACCATCATTATTTACATATTTAACTCTGTCGCCTACTGAAAATACTCTATGAGGTTTTCTATCTTTTATTGGTGCATCTTCTTTTAAGTTTTCATCTAATGTACCATCATATAACGTTTCAGTATAATCTAATAAACCATTTTCATAATGAACTCTATTGATTATAATATCTCCACCATATTCATCACTTAATTCTTCAATGATTTCTTCATCTGTTGTGCCGTCAAAATACTCTCCCTCGCCCTCATCGAAATATTTAATAGTTTCACCATTACCATCAACTACCTCAATTTGAGTATAACTATCATCCAAATTTAAACTTTCATTAGTTAACTTTGATTTAATTTTAAATCTTTCAAGTTCACTATCTTCATCATATACATCAAATTTAGTATTAAATAGTTTTACCATCTCATTAAAGTCTTCTGGGAAAGTACTTATTGAACATTCATTTGAACTAACTAACCCAGTAACTTTAACATCTTTATTATTTTCTTTTGCAAATTTCTTTGCATCATTAATTAGATTTTGTGTATCATCTAAAGTTTCTTTTACATTTTTATTCTTAACTAAATAAGTAATGTCACTTACTTGTTCAACTCTATCTTTATATTTCTTGAACATTCTATCTTGTTCTTCTTTAGTTTTTGCAACATATGGATTTGAACCATCCTCAAATTTAAATTGAATCCATTTTTCATTTATAGATTCATTAACACTTCTGACTCTACTAAATTGAGAGTCAGCTGCATTAATTAATTCTTCTTCAGTTGCGTCCATTCCTAAAGTTTTAGCAAGTTTAACAAGTTCTCCTGGAGTTCCCTTAACTAGGTAATTTCCTCTAACTTTATCATATTCTAAACCTAAATCTTTTAATTGATTTTCATCAATTTCATTATTTAGTACAAAGAATCCTAATTTATTTGATTTATTTTCCTTTAATGATTCATCAGTATCATCATTCTCAGATTCATTGTCATTTCCTAAATTTCTACCAAATACTTGGAAATTAACTGCATATGGACTTCTACCATGTTTAGCATCAAATACAAATTCACCATCAGGATATTTAGCAAGTAAGTCTTTTAATATTTTATCAGGACTATCAACTCTACCATATAATCCATTTTCAAAATTGTCTCCAACTACTTCAAATCCTTTAGATTCGAAATCACTTTGGTCAAGACAAGTATTTGCTCTTCTTGGATTATTAATTAGATTATCTAAATAATCGTCTGGATTTTGTTTAATACAAGCCTCACAGTAAATACCATCATTATCTACAATACCATAATCATCAGGATTACTTGAACCAAAATCAATTAATTCTCCACAACCATAACAAGCTGTAAACATATCTGAGAATCCCCATTTATCATCAAGGATTTCATCTAATTTTCTAGTATCAGTATCACTCTTTGGTTCATAATCAGGTGCTAAGAATTTTTGTAATTCAATTGCTTCATCCCAACTATCCACAATGAAGAATGGTTCTTCATCATCATATGCTACATTTAAATTAGGGAATGCATCTAATACTTTAGAATAAGTTTCTCCATCTAAACTTTCTTTAACATTTTTCTTCTTTGATGTAAATAGTTTTGATTTATCAATAACTGATTCTTTAAAACAATTTCTACATGCTTTTTTATTAGTTGATTCATTTAATTTAAAGAATGGGTCAAATAAATCTTTACTAATCTTTTTATATGTTTGTTCAGTTAAATTATCTTCCATTAAATCTTTAGCCTTTTTAACTACCTTAGCTAAGTCATCAAATTCATCATAAATTGTATCATCTTCAATATCAATTACTTCTTGTAATTTATCATTCATTTCATATAATGATTTATTTAAAGTACCTCTAATGAAATCACCAGCTTCTCCTTCAGTCATTGTTTCAGGAGTACCATCATATTCAGCTAAGTCAGTAACTACAATTCCTCTTGCAGATGTCCAATTACTTATCTTATCTTGAATACTTTGTAATTTTTGTCTAATATTATTTTCAGATGTATTATTTACATTTTCAGTTACTTGTTTTGCACATTCTTCTACAACTTTATATTGACTCTTATCTTTATTTGATGTGTACTTTGTTAAGTAGTCAATGATTTGATTTGCATCATTGAATTTACTATAATCTTGAACCATATTTGCATTTCTTACTTGTGCATCATAATTAGATTTTGGAGTTCCCTTATATTTACCATTCTCTTTATAGATTACATAAGTTACCTTATCATCTAGGGATTCTCTTTTTGATTTTCTAACTTTTACTTTATCTTCAGGTTTAATTTCAATTTCATCTAATTCAGTTCCAGCTGTTGCAATTGCTTTTTGACCTGCATATTTAACTTTTCTATCTTGTCTAATTTTATTTAGAAGTTCTTTATTTGTTTTATAATTATTACTTGAGAATTTGTATTCATCATTTACATAAACATCTCTTTTTGCAAATGCTTCTTCAACATCTTCTTCATCATATTTATATTGTTTGTCATAATCTCTTTCCCAAACAACACCTTCATCATATTCATCAATTACATCTTCAGACTCAAAGTCACTCACTAATGCAAATTGCAATTGTCTATGTGTTACTGAAATTCCCCTATTCTTCTTAGCGTCTGCAATTGCTTCTTCTTTAGTTTCAAAGTATTCTTCAGTTCCATCATCATATTCTACAATATATTCATCTTGCCAATCTTCTCCGGTAACTGCAAGGTCAATATCATTAATAACTCTTTCATTTTGAATTGTGATAGTAAATGTATTAGTGTCACATCCATATGGGTCTTTTTCAACATCATTATAATCACCGCTGATTTCTCCTGTAAATGTTGAATGTGACCATCCACCACCTAATCCACAATCAAATTCAAACTCATTATAATATTTAACTATTTGTTCAGGACTTTCTCCTTTAAATTCACTTTCCCAATAAGTAAAATTTAATTCAATTGTAGCTGGGATTGCAGCACCATCTACTATATCTCTTCCATAATAATAAGAACTAGCACTTACATTTTCAATATCACAATTTGCAGTGGCAGTTACTGTAATTTCATTTTCTCCATATTTATTTGTTTCTGATTTAGTATCTAATATTTTAATATCTCTTAAACTAGAAACTGAACCTTTAACACTATATCCTGCACCAGGACCTTCTCTTAATGGTTTTTTACTTTCCACTAATTTACCACCACATACTGTATTACAAATAGATTCAACTAATTTGTTTATTTCATTTGATTTATTAATCATTACTTTAATTGTATCTCTATTTAATTTAGATGTCCAACTTTTATCATCATCACATGCATTTAATGATTCTACAATTGCATCAACTTTATCATTAATATTTAATGAGTATTTAACTTCTTTTAAACTTTCAGTTAATTTTGATTTTAGTAAATTCTTATTTGATATCATTTTCTTTTTCTCCTTATTAATCGTAAACATATGTTAATTGAGAATTAATTCTCAATGTCTCTCTTAAATTATCTAAATCAGTTTGTCCTTCTTCAAGAAGTTGTTCACCGTCATTCTCCCAAAGTGAATTTGCAAGTTTATATCTAGTTCTAACTCTACCTACATATAATTTTGTTAATGCAATACAATATCTAACTAGTATATCAATCCAATAATCACTTTTAACATCATCAACATCTAATAATTTAGGTACACATTCAAGTGTAATATACACTGGATTATCTAATGTATTAATGTATATTTTCTTTTCTGAACTATCCCATACAAATGCTAAGTCAGTTGATATAGTATTTCTTATTTGTAATTTTGTGTTCCAAGCACCAAATCTCTCGGTAAAATCATTCAAGTTATATAAGTTATATCCATTACTGAATAGAAGAAATGCTGAAGCATAAAATGGGTCTAAAGCACCACCTCTATATGCATCTCCATCTCCATAACTTGAAGTTCTAAATACTCTAGATACTGAACTGATATTACTATCTTTTAAATCTATACATTTAGAGTATGGCACTGTAATAAATTTAGTGGAGTCTATATATCTTTGAAGTTCTCTCAATGCTTTATCAATTATTTGATTTAATGTTTTATCATCTAACTCCAATTCTAAAATGTTAGCAGTTAGTTCTAATCTAATTTCGGAAATTATTTCTTCTCTTGTCATTTTGCATATAACTCCTTTACATCAAATTATATCTATATAATTTAGCTCACTTATTTTTATAAACTTTAAAATATTGATAATCAGTAGTTTCCTACATACTATTATACAATTTTTTAATTATAAAATGACAAAAAAGACTAATATAAATTAGTCTTTACCTAGTACCCTATGAGTACCTTTAAATACATTACCTATTTGTTCACATTGTAGTGTAATTACATCATCACTAATAGTATGTTCTTTAAATAATTTAAATTCATTAAATCTATCAGATAATGATATCTTAATTTCAGTTAAATCGCATCCATCAAATTCAGCAACTAAATCATTAACTAAATTTTGTAAATCTTGTAAATTATTAATCAATACTACCACCCCTATTTAATTTCTTTTCAGTTGCTTTATCAATAGTTATTCTATGAATATCTTCTACTGATTTAAAGTATCCATTCTTGAATAATGATAATAAATTTATTGGAGTATAGTTAATATGTTCTGCACATACATTTAAATGATTTTCTCCAACAAACCAATTTGAATGGTCGTGTCCATGTATATTGAATATACAATTAGGTAAATTCAATGGTTCATGTGATAACATTACCTTTTCACTAATCATTAATGGTCCTTCATATATTTCATCAAATAAATGATTATCATAATTTTCATTAATTTCTCTTTTATATTTTGAACTACCTACATCATGATTACCTTTAATCAATACCTTATAACTAGCTCTTAATTTAGATACAAAAGATATATCTCCAACATCTCCTAAACAAATTAATGTTGATTTTTTACCACATACTGAATTAATTCTTTTAATTTGTTCTTCATCAGATATATAATTCTTTCTTATATATTTCATATCTGGGTCATTAAAATGTGGGTCTGAAATTATATAAACATCATTAGAATTATTAAACCATTTATCAAAACAATGATATAAAAATTTATTCTCCATTAAAATCACCCTTTCATTATAAGTAACAAGACAGTGTTCTTTGCTTGGGATTTGAACCCAAAATTGATTTCTTGGAAGGAAATTGACTTACCGTTTGTCTAGCATTTAGAATTGCTGTAACTGTCTTTAATTTTATTTGGCAGGGGCGGAGAGATTCGAACTCCCGTTGATGGTGTTGGAGACCATAGTCCTACCACTGAACGACACCCCTATGGTGGAGATGAGGGGAATTGAACCCCTGTATTGAAATCAGTCCATTTGACTTTCTACATATTATCTTATTTATGTCCTCGTACAAATTACATCATCAGTAAATAAGCAAATTAGAAATGTAATTCAATTAGTTTCTATGGTCATTTCGATTTCCTTTCGACTACTAATAAATGCAAAGTTCATCTACCCCTATATCGATTAACTACTAATTAGTATAGGTATCCTAATTTTCGTTTCCTAATTTATCTAATTAGGCAAATGCATATGCTCTAGGAGCATTGTTTAAAGTTGCGGTTATTTAAACCTCGACGTTGATAACCCAGTCTACTGGATATGCTTATCATCTTTCATAACTCCAAGCGAATCCATAAACATCCCCATATTTAATTTATTGGCGGGTCCTGAGAGATTCGAACTCCCCTATGGCAGCTTAACAGGCTGCTGCCCAACCACTAGGCCAAGGACCCTTTTAATATATTATCAATTAAATAATCTTTTTCATACTTAATATTTGATTTTTGACCATTTTTTGGGTTATCATATCTAATATTAAGTCCACTTGTAGGTGCATCATCAATACTGATTAATAAAATAACATCTCTTGTTACATTATAACAAGCGAAATAATCAATTTCAGTAGCATTATAAATATGTCTAACACCTTTTGTACAATGAAGAGTTGATGATACTAAACTAAATTTCATAACTCCATTCTCAGCTTTAACTGATGTTTTAACTTGGATTTTATTTAATTTACCATTAAATTCTGCAATTAAGTCAGCCTTTTCATTATCACCGAAAGGTACATAAACAGGTATACCTAACTCCACAAATTTACATAATACTTTAGCCTCTCCAATATTCCCTATTGACTTACTATTCATAATGTTACTCCTAATTATAATGGTTCCACCTAGCGGACTCGAACCGCTCATCTACCGCGTGAAAGGCGGGTGTCTTAACCAACTCGACTAAGGTGGAATATACTGATTATCTTTTACAATAATCAAAAATATTAATGGTGGACAGGCTTGGAATCGAACCAAGATATCTAGTTCTTCAGACTAGCGCACAGACCACATATGCCATCTGTCCATGGTCTCCTAAATTGGATTTGAACCAATACTTTGTAAGGTTTGAGCTTACTACCTCTTCCAATTGGGTTATTAGGAGTTGTAATGGAGGTCTCTCTCGGATTTGAACCGAGGTTCATGGTGTTGCAGACCATTGCCTTAATCCACTTGGCTAAGAGACCTATATTGGTGGACCCTACAGGACTTGAACCTGTGACAACTCGGTTATGAGCCGAGAGTTCTAACCAACTGAACTAAAGGTCCATTTACTAGATACATATTATAATCGGACAAATTTTCAGTTCGTAGATTTTAATAGTAATTTGCTGTTAGTATCTAAATGTTCCTAATATTCTTTTAATGATGTATGATAGATTGCAACACAATTGATGATTTATTTTTGCAAGTCACTTTCTCTATCAATTACTGATACACAATCCTTCATCATACATCCTGCATATTTTTAAATAATTTTCTTCATTGTAGTTGTTCTTTTAAATATTTATAAATTATTTGCAGTTCGTGACTTAATGTGATTTTGTTTAAAATTGTTCACCAACAACTTTTCATTATTAAATATGGTGAGTCCGACGAGGTTCGAACTCGTGACCCCATGATTAAAAGTCATGTGCTCTACCAGCTGAGCTACGGACTCATCTTGGCACACCGTAAGAGATTCGAACTCCTAACTTATCGCTTAGAAGGCGATTACTCTAATCCGTTGAGTTAACGGTGTATTCACATATTATTATACAACATATTTATTTAATTGTCAAGTAGGACTAATTTAATAGCCCTACTTTTATTATTACAATTAAATTAAATAGTGAATATTCTTTCCATAACTTCTCTTAAATACTAAATATTTTATTCCTTTAGAGATTAGAATATTATTCTTACATCTATTGTAATTATCCTTATAAGTTGTTACAGCATTCTTATATTCATCTTCATTCTCAAAATCACATCTATCTGGTTGATAGATTGATTCTTTACGTAATTCACTTGAAACCAATTCATCATAGTCTATATGTAAATCATTAGAATTAATGATATTTAACATCAACTTTGTGTCAAACTGAATATCTTGTGTATTAAATCTTATATAGTAACCATCGTAATCATAACAAGCATCTTGTTCACTAAATATATCTAGTCTTAATTTTGAAGTTGTTGTTTGTGTACCATCATTTAATATTGCATAAACATTGTAATAAACAGGTTCAATATTCACAATATTTAAATCTTTAATGGCTTCTTCAAATGGTATTCCTTGAGATAATTCAAATGATATTGCTCTTAAACAATCATAGTTTATATCAACTTTATTTGCGAAATTAATTACTTTAGATATTTCACCATAATATTTAGGTTCTAATTTATCTTCCATATATTCTCTAATTTCATCAGCTGTAGGATAATCAAATCTAAAATGATAATGAAATCTACCAGGTCTATTGATTAAGAAATCATTTAAACCATTTAAATCATTACATGTTACTACAAATAATTTCTTACTATTTGCAAGACCATCAAATAAAGTTAATAATGTAGTTTGGGAACTTGATGATGAGCCATCTCTATCTTCATCTGTAAATTTCAAATTACCTCTACCACTTTGAGCTTGTGCAAAAGTTTTATCAAATTCATCAAATAAAACTACACACTCTTGTTCAATTTCAGTTAGGTAATCAGCTATACCTGGGATATACTTATTAACAACTATAACAGGTAAGTTTTCCTCTAAAGATTTTTTTGCAATTAATTTTGCACAAATTGATTTTCCTATTCCCTTATCTCCTGATAAAATAACACCAAGATTTCTGTTCATAAGTTTATAGGCATTTAATACCTTATTTACTTTAGATAAATGTGGACCATAAATCTTTTCATTAACATCAATCATTGGATAAAGTTGTAAGAAAAATCCAGATAATGGAGAGAATTCTACAGTATAACACTTATTAGGTAATACATCATAAGTTCTCAAATCATCATCATAAATTCTGTAAATATTTCCTGTATTTACAATTTTCAATTAAATCACCCTTTCATTTTTTATGGTGCCATCTCTGGGATTCGAACCCAGACTTAAGGGCTTTTAAGACCCTTGCCTCTGCCAATTGGGCTAAGGTGGCATTTATTGGTTCGCCAAAGTGGATTTGAACCACTGACCTCTCGATTATCGGTCGAGTGCTCTAACCAACTGAGCTACTGGCGAATATGGTACCCACAAAAGGACTTGCACCTAATACTGTATTGCGTTCATCTCGGTGGCCATCTCCAAGATTCATCCTCATCTCCTTATTTCAGTTTGCAACCATCCATAAATCAATGTGACTATAACGTGAGCATATATAAGTTTAATGGCGGTGCGTGTAGGATTTGAACCTACGGGTGGAGAACCACCGCCGGTTTTCAAGACCGGTGCAATAAACCAGACTCTGCCAACGCACCATCTATTTGGCGACCCCAGTGAGACTTGAACTCACGACACCGGCGTGACAGGCCAGCATTATAACCAGCTTAACTATGAGGCCAAAAATAACTTGGTATCTTCCTAACCATGGCTTGTGTAGATACCAGAACCGTAACCTGGTGGATGAAGACAAGAATTTCACTTGCAAAGACCTTTAATTAACTAGTATACTGTATCAGTCACCATTGTTACAGAATGGCTACTTTTTATAATTGTATATTCATCCATTTACTAAATATTAAATTAATGGTCGGAGTAGCAGGATTCGAACCTGCGACGTCTAGTTCCCAAAACTAGTGACCTAACCAGCTGGCCTATACCCCGATATTATAAAGATTTCCCTGTTTTATATCTCTATCAATCCCAATGACTCATACTACATTTTCCGAAATTTTATAAACACTCTCATCTAAACTACTACCAATGCTTAATGGTTCAGTTGTAACGTACTCTCAACGTTATATTACCAACTATATCTGTCTTTATCTTTTTCAACCCATATTTTACAGCCAGGACTATAGCTATTTAATTATTGGTGGTTGGGGTAGGATTCGAACCTACGTACCGATTAAGGAACAGATTTACAGTCTGTCGCGTTTAACCACTTCGCTACCCAACCATATTATTTATTTTGGTGTGATGTGGGAGATTTGAACTCCCGACCCCTTGAGCCACAATCAAGTGTTCTACCAACTGAACTAACACCACCATGTATGGTGCAGTATACAGGACTTGAACCTATAACCTTTAGTTTGTAAGACTAACACTCTCCCAATTGAGTTAATACTGCATATTGGCAGGACCGGAAGGAATCGAACCTTCATAATTCGGGTCAAAGCCGAATGCACTAACCGTTGTGCTACAGTCCTATAACTATGGCGGTTGCTGAGGGACTTGAACCCCCGCGGGCTTTCACACCCCTATCGCGTTAGCAATGCGACCTCTTCACCAACTTGAGTAAGCAACCATCAAATATATTATACAATTATTTGTTTTAAATGTCAACTTTTTTATATTATTTTTTTTTGGCACATCCAGATGGATTCGAACCATCAATACCAGGTTCGTAGCCTGGTGGTTTAATCCATTAGCCTATGGATGTATAGTGGTACCACCTACCAGACTTGAACTGATATTATTCGGGTATGAACCGAACTTCCTAACCATTGAAAGAAAGTGGCATAAAAAATATCAGTTTTCTTTTTAATTAGTCCTCTAAAACTGATAAAACCTGAACTTGGATGCAGGGGACGGATTTGAACCGCCGACCTTTGGGTTATGAGCCCAACGAGCTACCAGACTGCTCCACCCTGCAATATAAGTAATCAAACTCAATTGTGGAGGTGATTTAAGGTGAATGTTTTTTGGAGGAAAAAAATATTATTTCAATTGAGTTTGATTTGGAGCGGATGATGGGAATCGAACCCACATATCCAGCTTGGAAGGCTGGAGTTCTAACCATTGAACTACATCCGCATTTGAAGGTTTCAAGTCTTATTATACCTACAACTTATTTGGTGGGGATGGAGGGAGTCGAACCCACACTGTCTAGTTTCTAAAACTAGTTCCTCTGCCAATTGGGATACATCCCCAAAATACAAGACTCATTTATCATGGGTTTTGCAGGACTTGAACCTGCTACTTTCAAATTAGAAGTTTGACGCTCTACCAAATGAGCTAAAAATCCTAGAATGGAGTATTTGCAGTATGAGTCTTTGGTGCCGACTATAGGAATCGAACCCACAACCTACTGATTACAAGTCAGTTGCTCTACCAATTGAGCTAAGTCGGCATTTTAAGTGTTGATTTTCCTAGGTTCAACACTAGCTTATAAGCTATCCCACCCATCGGAAGGAGATAAGTCACCACTTTATCTTTCTTTCATTTATCAGATGAACGCTTTATATCTATTATAACTGTTCTATAGTAACAGATATAAACTATATGGTGGAGCTAGTCGGGTTCGAACCGACGACTTTCAACTTGCAAAGCTGACACTCTCCCAACTGAGTTATAGCCCCAAACATGTCCAAGCTTAAAGTACGAGGACAGAATCCTACTAGAAGATAACTTAATATATTATACAATAATTGTTTTTAATTTTATACAAGACTCTATTTTGGGTATTATGATTAAAAGTCATAGCCTAAAATAAATTGCGGTATAAGTCTTTTTAAATTGTTCTTTATATTATTTTAAATGATTCAAGACACTTCTTTTTGCGTATACCATTTCGCCACTTAGCACATGCTGCTGAGATAGGATTCGAACCTATAATAATCTAAAAGATTAAGGTTTGCTGTATGTGTCTTTATATCAGTAAAATTATTTATTTTATAAGTAATCAAGACATTCTTGTTGATTTTAAGTGTGATACCATTACACCACTCCCCTATATAATTAAATATATGGCAGGGGAGGAATGGATTCGAACCATCATCACTGGAGTTGCAGTCCCTATCATTTAGAATTGCAGTAAATGTCTTTATTTTATTTTATAACCAAGAAGGTTTATCCATCTTTGATATAGTATTTCCAGACCACTTAATTCCAGCTTTAGTGACATTCTCTAAATATGGAATTGAATCATATGTCTTAACATCTAATTCCTTAACTAGTGCTAAGAATGGGTCAGTCTCACCATTTAACACCATATTTAAAGTATTAACTGAGAATCCTGATACTAATACAACACCATTTTCATTTTGTGTTAATGGAATAGTGTTTGTTCTAGAACATACATTCCAGAATACTAATTTAGGTAATTTATATCCTGCACTAGCATATTTTGTTTGCGCATTTCTAAATACATTACTATCACTATTAAAATGATTATAACCATATGAAGAATCAAATTCCATATCTGAAATAATTAAAATTTGTTCAGGCATATCTTCAGGTTTAACCTTACCTTCAACAGCTGTCTTTAAGATTAAATTGAATACATTCTCAATATTAGTGTTTGAACAATCACTATAACAAAGACAAGTTTGTAATTTAGAATGTAATGATTGACACATAGATAAATCTACTAATTTAGCTTGAGATGAGAAAGTAATAAACTTATCTTTAAATGTATCATTTAATCTTTCTGAACAATAAATTGCCAATGCAGTTGATACATCTAATGCGGTTGTATTACCAGAACCTACTTTTGACGTCATTGAACCTGAACCATCTCTAACAACGATTGTGTTATTTAAACCATCTTTTTGTTTTAGGTTCTTCCATAATTGTTCTAATGCTTCATCATAATCAGTTAAATGTGAATACCATCCATCACAATTAAAGTATTTAGTAACAATTTCGTGTGGGAAGTTAACTGAAGAATTAATCTTTACTTCCTTACCATCCTTATCTACACCTACTCTTAATGCAGCTAAGAAATCTCTACGTCTTTCTTCATCGTGTCTTAAGAAAGCATCCTTATACTTTAAGTTTGCTTTTGATGGAACTTGATTATAATCAATCTTACTCCATTCATTTGCAGATGTATAAGTTTCAATTACCTTTAAGTATGCTCTTAACTTTGATAAAAGTTGTCTATACTCTTTAGATGTTGCACCAAATGATTTGATGAAAATCTTTGCCAATTTCTTTGTTTTAGGAGATGATGCATTTTCAGATGGCATCCACTTAGCTAATAATGAAATTGGTTTGTTATTATTCATATTAGTGAAATCTTGTTTTAATTGACTTAAAACAGTTTGTACCATAAAATCTTGATATTCAGTACCAATGAAAACAAATAAGTCATCATATCTACCAAATTCAACTATTTGAGTCTTAATTAAGTCTTTAACAATTTCATCTTTATTCTTGAAATCTGAAACCTTAATTAAATGATTTAAGGCTACTCTAAATAATCTTCTTTCACCTAATCCTTCTCTTACTCCTCTTACATAGAATAAGAATTTTAATAAGTATCTAGCATCACCTTGTTCAGCTAATACTAAATCAATATCCTTACAAATATCAGCATCTGTAAGTTTACGATATGAAGTTACCTTGAAATTCATATCTAGTAATGGGTGGAAAGTAGTCTTATATCCCTCCATACCATTTTCAGTAATTGATACATTGTTTTGTACCTTTTTCATAGTTCCATAAAAATCCATATTATCCATCCTTTCTAGACACTACCATGTATATCCAACAACCATTAGACTTTACACTATTTGTTGCTGTATGTGTCTTATGTATTTTTACAAGTTCTATTATACCATTATTTAATTACTTTGTCAACCCCTTAAAATTGACTAATTAATTTTTTATAATTAAGATGTCCATGTAATACCTACTCATAGGTGTTAACAACTCCTTAGGACTGAAGGGGAAGTGGTTTACATCCTTCGTATACTCCTCAAAGTATACCCGCTATTAATTAACTAAATTAAGGCTCAATATTATCTATGGATAATATTGGAATAACTTGTGCTATTCTTTTACGCACTTAACCGCACGATTTATCTGTCGCCATCAAGGTTTATGGGTGCGACCCTGAGTTTGCTCTCTTCTACGCTGTATTCAGACTTCGCACTTATGGTAGCGAGGCACCAATAATTTTAACTGAACAAGGGTCGTTGTATTTCACATTCAGACCCTCAAAACTGTCAAGTGAATGATATTCTAGGTGTCATTCCCACTATTAATTTGTATTCAACAAGATACTCATCTAAGAGTACCTTGTGTTTTTGAATGTTTTCAGGCTAACATACAACCTTTCGCTAATCTAATAGCACTTTGTGAGGCTCAACCTCACTTGTCTTGAATAATAATTTGGTTGGACTTGAACCAACAATGGCTTTTAACCGATAGGCTATGTGTTGCCAATCCCTATCTCATCGTTTCACCCATAAGGCATCTTTTTATTGGATTGAACGCTTGTGATTTCCCTCATTAATCTACAAATTATTATTTTATATCAAGAGTTCCCTTTGCTAACGTGTCAGGTGGGTAGACCTATAATGTCGCAGCTCACATCTGCTAGACATTTACTTTTCGAACTGCTTAAGTCAGTTATTCCTACTTCGCAACTCAGTCCATTACGCTGTTTAATTTTTTCTACATTATAGGCCAAACGGGTTTAAATGCTACTTATGGTTCTCACATAATCTTTCCGAAACTAAGTCGGTGCTTCGCATACTAGGAATAGTAAACATAATGTAAACTATTACGCTATTTGATGTATATCCCACATGATTAGGAGTTCTCATTTAAATTGTAGTCACTATATAGTTTTCCTTCTAAGATTTCATTTTATATAGCGAAAAAATCAAATCCGCTAGTGTGTGATTAAAACCACATCCACCGCCACCTTATTTTTCTAAATAAGGAAAATATTTGCTCTTATTCTATGTTCTTTATATCGAGCTAACTTTTAGGAGTTTTTCATCCAATATATTTCAAGGACTAAAGTTAATTGAAATAATTAAGTTTCTCTATTGAGATATTATATTATACAATATTTATTTTTAATTTTGTCTATAGGCATATAAGTCATCACCTAGATATAATTCCTTACCATCATAACCAGAAAGAAAATGACCTCTTCCATCTAATGATAGACATTCTTCTACTATGGCATCAGTATCTAGACCAATAGTTCCATCTTTAATTAATCTTCTAACTTGTTCTTGTCCAAAATTAGATACAAACCATTGATAAGGGTCTCCTGCATTTTCAACTAAATATGCAGTATATTGTTCTTTTGCATCATCTAAATCAACATCATCATTTAAAATAGGATATTCTTCATCTTCATCATCTGAATCATAATGAATATCATCACCTCTAATGAATCCATTTTGTAATAATTCTTGAATAAGTTCATCTTCTTCCATTTCATCTACATAGTATTCCATGTCTTCTTGTAGAGCTTCTTCAAACCAATTCTCATTATCTAATGCATTTTCAACAATCCAATCTTGGAATGATGGAGTAAATGCTTCTAATCCCATTTCATCTATTGAGTTTTCAATATCATTATATGCAGCGTCATCGGCTTCTGAATCAGTATATACAGCATATTCTTGGTCACCATATTCAAAATGGTCTTCATCATATCCTTCAACGATGTCTTCAACATCACATTCTAAAAATTTTGCCAATTCTTCAATCTTTTCCATAAATCATACCTCTTTCTTAAGATAATTCCATTATACCATTAAAAATTGATTTGTCAATACTCTTGATATAATTATTTTAAATCTTTATCTAAAATTATATCATCATCAGTTAAATCATCTAAATCTAGATAATCATCAACATCAATTTCTTCAATTTCATCATCATCTTCATCTTTAATAATTTTAACATTATTTAAATCATAATTATAAATTAAAGTACCATCAATATCATCATTGTACATTGAAATCTCTAAAGTATTACCTTCAGTAGATAGTATGATATCTGAACTTCCAATATAATCTTCTAATTTTCTCATTAATTCATCATAGAATTCATCATAATCATAAAATTCCCAACCATCTAAATATCTGATTGCCTTTTCTACATTATCATTAAATTTATTTTGTGCATAATTTCTTTCAATTCTTTTTTGTTTCTCTTGGTCATAAGTCTTTATAACTAACACAGGGAACTTTGTATCCCATCCAAATAAATCCCCAGCTACCATCATTCTATGAAGACCCTCTTGTCCTGGATAATATGATAAATCAAGAACTGCAATAGGGAATTTCTTCTTCTTATCAGTGATAACTGTCTTAAGATAATCCAATGTCTTCTTATCATATTCTCTTTGTTGTTTTAAGTCGTTTGCAGTAACTTTCTTATGTTTCTTACTACTGAACATATCTGCACAAGCCTCATAATATTCTTGTGGAGACATTTGAACTATTTCACCAACTAAATTCTTTTTATTCTTATAATAATCAACATCATTACCTAATAATAAATCTTTCCATGAACCAGTGGTACCTGTAGTTGATGTATCAAATATATCACTACCATTTACATCTCCTGTACCATAGTCAAAATCATCACTTTCCTTTAATTTAGTTCTAAAGTTTTCAATGAACTCTAAACGTTTAGGATTTCCACCTAATACATCAAATAATTTAAAGTTTTTAATGTCTTGATATCTTGAATAGATATATCCATCATCAGTTTTATATTTAAAGTTATAATCATCTCCTACCACATCATATATCTCAAATTCATTAGTATGGTATGAATCAGGACAATAAATAGCACATACTTGGTTCTTATCAAAATCATTTACTAAATCAGTACTTAAGTAACCATTTTGATATGCTGCATTTTTCATATCAGTATGAACACAATCATATGCATTTGCAACTAAATATAAATTACCTTCAATATATAATCTTTGTGGTTCAGTTTTTGATAATAGGAAATTCTTAACTTGATATGGACTTTCAAACATATATACATCAAAAGCATCTTCATCAAATTTAACCATTTCAGTAAGTGATTCTTTTTTATCCCAATATGAATAGGCAACAGCTAATCTTTGTTTTTGATTTGGATATTCTTTTTCAGTTGCACTCATAAATCTTGATATGAAATCTTTTTTAGTTTCATTATCTTTAGGATAAATTTCCAATAATTTACTTTCATTTATGTTATTACTATTACTTGGATTCTTATTATCTATTAATTTTATTTGGTTAGGGTAAAAGGTAATGATTTGAGTATCAATACCTGCATTCATCATAGAATTGTATAAAATAATTCCATCATAATCTCCCTCGCCTTGAACAGCGTCTATTACATCATAATATGATGTATCATTACTAAAATCATAAGCACCTAATAATGTGAAATACAAATCTGGTGTATTTATTCCAAATTCATTGACTATATCTAATTCATTTTCAAAATAATCTTCACCATTGTCGTGTGCTTCTACAAAGTCCCATAACTTATCATAGTCTATAATAAAAGGCTTTTCTAAATTTAGATAACATTCTTTTATCTTATTTCCATAGCCTAAAGAGAATTGTTTATTTGGAGTAAAAAATGTAGCATATTTAAAAACATCGAAATCTTTATTTGTGGAATGATAACAAACTAATAATCTACCTTGATTATCTCTTACTTTACTATTCTTAAAAAACTCTACTTGCTCATTACTAAGTGGGTTTCCTTCGCTATCTACTTCTTGTGATAAGTCTTCATTAAGTTCTTCATTTACAACACAATTATCAAAATCAACCAAACCATAAGTAATAACACCACCTTCATCAGCCTTAATGCCGTCATATCCTAGAGATTGAATTAATACATAAAATGGGTATTCTGATGTTATATCGTAAATGTAATTTGAACTTTCTAACCTAAAACCAAATTGTGAAAGGAATTGTTTTAATTGTGTAGGTGTCATCTCAATTAACTTACAAAAGTTAAGAAATTCTTTGCTGTATTTACCTTTTACATTCCATATAGATGAACCTATATACCCTACATCTAGCAATTCACATTTAGAAAAATCTATATCTTTACTAAAGACCTTATTACCATATTCTTGAGCATATTTTTTATTTGGTGTAAACCAAGTAAGTCTATCTTTAGAATTAATTAATTTATCACTATCTTGACCATGATAGACAAGTTCTTCATCTAAACTTGTATGTTCACCTACTATGTCAAAGTATCTATCTTCCCACTCATCAAATTGTTTTTCTAACTCATCATAATCTATTTCAGGTATTTCAGTTCTAACAGGTTTTTTTATCCATCCAGTATATAGAGAATAAACACCATTTGATTTAGCTGGTTGGTTTACATCTTCTACATATAATTCAACTTCTCTACCCTTTACTTTTATTTCATATTTACTGTTAAATAATGATTTATAGGCATTACAAAGTAATTGCATTATCTTTATGTCATCAGTAGTTCCTAAATCTGCTACTATATGTAAATCAATATCAGACATGTCAGTATAGTTATAATTTGCACTTGAACCTAATAATCTTATATCAACTACATCAAGAGTTAATCCATCTTCTTTTAGGTCATCTAAAAAACTATCAGCTATATCTAATAATCTTTCTTTTACATCATCTCTTAATTCATCATCTTCATTCCATAATTTAGGATTAAGTGTATCATTAACTTTTATTTCTTCATTTAAATTTTTATCTATTTTCATATATCTATCCCTCTCCTAAATTATACAATTTTCAATTATCACATTGACAAATTGTTTTCAAATAATTAACCAATACACACATCTCATAGATAGATAAAGAAGATGTATTGTGGTTTTCAATTACATCTTCTATAATATTACTATCTAAATACTTATTAAATTTAATAGTATAATCATTTTAATTAATCATCTTGTTTTTTGAATGGATATAATTTATTACCTGGTTTTTGAATAATATGTGCAGATGTATATATTCCAGATGAATCATCTTCTTTCATATCTTCAGGTTCATATGTAATTATATCTATTCCTTTTTGTTTAAAGAATTTAACTATCTCATTATCAAAGAATTGATGGTCATGGATTTTATCTCCCTCATCAATATGTGCAATCAAAACAAAGTTAGAATTATCTCCATCACTTTCAGCTGTTACACTGTAGTATTTAGGTATATCTAATTCTTTAAAATATGTTTCGATTTCTTTTGGTAATGTTTTAATTTCACTCTTTGTAAAAGCTGGATTACTATCTTCTTTCGATTCTTTTAGTTTTTTTTTACGCTAACTGATTCATTAAATTGAGATATACTATATTTATTATAAATTGATTTACCTCTTCTTAATAGTTTCTTTGCTTCTTCACTATTATCTTTCTTTAAATCAATTAAGACATCCCACATTGTAATAAACCAATCATCTATTACTTCTGGGTCATCTAATGTATCTAAATCAATACTATTATTGTAGTAATCATCAACATCTCTCCACCATTTTCTTATCTTTAAGATATCTGGTTTTGAGAAATTAAATAATTCACTATTTTCATTCAATGATTCATTTGTATTGTCTTTATCTACATATTTTTTAACTTCTTCAATACTATTAAAATAGATTGGTTCATATTGATTATTTCTTCCTATTCTAGATAGAGGTCTATTTGAATTAGTTGACCAAATAGTATACTTATCTCTATCTTCATCATAAACAATTACTGCATTTTTATAAGTTTCTTTATATTCAACTCCCCAATCATTATATACTTGAATATCTCCATCACAATCTTTATAAGTATGTCTTGATTCATTAACTTTCTTCTTATTGATTGCATTATCAACCTCATTGTATAAATCAGATAGGTCTACAGCTCTAGGGTCATCTTCATCTAACCCTTCAGTTTCATTAATTATATCAGTAAATATATCTCTCAATTCATCTAATGAATAATTATTTAAATTCTTTCTAATATTATCAATATCTAATGATTCATCTATTGAACCATATTTACCTTGTTTAACTAATTTTAAATATCTATCGAATGCTTTTTTAGCATCTTCTTTTGTTGCATATTCTTTTTTTACAACAGTTTTATAAACATCATTTGGTCCTTTTTCATATACTCCTACTGAATAATAACCACCTTGATATCCTTTATCCCATCTATATTCTACATTAAATTTTCCAACATTTTCTTGTTTTAATGTAACTGATGATTCAGTTAAACTTTCTTCAATGATAGGGTCTCCAAGTTCACTTACAAATTTAGTAGTATCTTTACCAAATAAGTCTTCAACTACATCTGGAGTAGTTAATGAACCATCTTCAACGCCCTTCTTAATATCTTCTAATTCATCTTCTTTTATTCCTGCAGCTTTTAGGAAATTGTAGAATGGTTCAAATGCACCATCTTTCCATCCAGCTTCATCCCAGAATTTAGTTATGAATTCTTTATCACCTAATTTGTAAGTTATCTTATTATGTTTAGGGTCATAGATTGCTTCTACATTTCCTTTTGTAGATTTATCCTTTGACTCATCTAAATCATCAGTCTTATTTATATCAATAAAGTATCCATCAGCTGGATTACCACCATAGTGATTATCATCAATATTTAATTCTTTTGCAATGGCTAACATTTCTTTTCTATTTGCACAAGAAACATATCCTTCATCTTCTAAATAAACACTGTTGTCATATTTATCTACAACTTCTTTTACTTTATCAATTGATACGTTATTACTTTCCTTAAGACTTTCCATAAACCATTCACTAGGTATATCTTCAGGTTCTTGAACATCATCTGGACTTAATTTATGGAAATTATTTACTCTAACATAATTTCCTTTTTGTAATAAATCCCAAACATATTCAAATGCCTTATCTGGGTCATCAAATGTTTCTGAATTTGCAAGACCTCTATATTTATCATCATAGTAACCATCAACAGTGAATTTAGTTGGTTGTGAACCTACTACTTGTTCTTTTGCTTTCTTTGACCATTTATTAGAATAGTCATCTAAAGTACTTTCTTCTAATTCTTTACCATCAAACTTGTAATTTAATGCACGAATAATATCTCTCTTTTCAAGACCATATCTCTTCATTAATAATTGAATAGAATAATTATCACCTAATAAAGAATCATTATATCCTTTACTTCTCTTAATATCATCAATTGCATGGTCTAATGTAATATCATACTTATTATCAGTCATTGCTAGTAAATCCTTAACAGGAATTGAAGATTCTTTTAAATTTTCCCAAAGATTACTTTCAGGTGTTACTTCTTCTATATCAATTTCAATTTTTGGTGAAAGATTACGTTTTGCATATTCAGAGTTGAGTACTGCCATTGCTTTTTCCCTAGTATCATATACTTTTGCATCAATTAAAGAATCATCTTCTCTATTTCTATAAACAACTGCATACTTTACACTATCTTTATAATAATCTTCGAAATCTTCTTTTAAACTTTCATCTAATTTACAATCAGTATAAACTTGACAAATATAATTTGCTAAATCTTTTACACTATATTCATCATTTGCACCATAAGTATCTTGGTCTAACTCTAATGTGGTATTATTAGAAAAACCATCATTAATTCCATCAATCAATGCTAAATCATTATAATATAGTTGAAATGCTAAATCATAACCTCCTCTAGCAATTTTCCAAGAACCTTGTTTTGCAAATTTTCCATTAGAATTGTATCTATCTAAAACCTTTTTTAAACTTGCTTTCTCTGGAATATTGTTTTTACTTTCCTTTAAACTTTCATCTAAATTTAATTCTACTTTAAATAATCCTTTTTTAGTAGTTCTATTTTTACCATAAGCTTTTGCAAGTAATTTCCAAGCATTTTCAGCGTCATCATCATCTACAAATTCAAATGTAGTTCCTTCAACATCAAATCTAATATTTGCATTATCTAAAATTCTATAGGCATCTTTTAATAATTCATTGTAGTTAACTGATTCTTTTAATTGTGCCTTTGGAATCCAAATTTTAGTCATCTTCTTAACTTTATCAGTTCTTTCTTTATTCCATCTATAGTAAGTAACTGAAACTAATAATCCCTTATCAGTTTGTTCCATAACAGTTCCTGTTGGTTCTATCTTTGTTGCATAGTTAAAATCGGCTTTTTCATCTCTACTTAACCATCTACCACCTTTTGCTAATTTCTTTAAGAAACTAGTTTCATATTTTGATAAATCAATCTTTTGTCCCTTTTCATAATTCTTTGATTCTTCTACAACTTGTGGTAACTCGTTTTTATTAGGTGACTTTCTAATTTTCTTATTATCAACATAGTCATAATGATATTCTATTGGTTTTACATCAGCACCTTTTAATCTACTTGCAATCATTAAAGTTAAATCTTCAAAATCTTCCCAGAACTTATATGTTGCACAAACATCTGACCAATAATCATGTTCACCTTGAGTTGCAAATGGTAACATATCTTCAATATCAATGATTAATTGATTTTGTTCATCAATTGTATCTTCATTGTCTACATTATCAAAATATTCACCAACTAGTTTAGATAATCTTTTCCACTTATTTAAGAATTCTTTGTATTTATTCTTATCTACATAATTCTTTTTTACTGATTCTAAAAATTCAGGTTTTTCAAATGGGTTATCAGTTTGTTGAACTAATAAGTCTAAACTTCTACCATCTTCAGTAGAATATGCATCTACAACTTCAGTCATTTCATAGTAAGCATCATCATAATCATTGAATCTTTTTGCTTCACTCTTATTAGTTGTAAATGTGTAGTAAGGTTCATCATTAGTTACATCATCAGCTAGGTACATACCATTCTTAATATTGTCATATAAACCATTATCACTATCAACTATAATGTAATAGTAATTGTATTCATCACTTTCTAACCATTCTTCAGCTTTCTTTAATTTATCTGGGTCAGATGTAATGAATTTTACTTGTTCTCCATATTCACCTACGTAACCAAGTTTACCATCACTAAACTTTACAAAATCAGGTGCATCTTTAGCAACTACATAATCTAATGCAGTTAAGTAACTATCAATACTATATTTTACATTACCATCAATATCAGTATATTTGCACAATATTTCATCAAGGTCTATATCATTATCTATTAGAATTTGTTCTTCTTTTTCTTGCATATTTTGTTCAGGATAATCAATACCATCATCAGATTGATATTCTTCTCCTGAGATAATTATTTCATAGTCAAGTGGTTTATCTACATCTTCACTTATCATACCACCACCCATAATGTTATTGAAAGTATTCATATTTCCTAATGGGTCACCAAACATATTTATGCCGTTATACTTTTCTTTCTTATTTTTCATATTATTTCTCCTTAATAAATAAAATCTATTAACTATATAATTTAGCTATTATATTCTAATAATTTATTATTCTATTTAACTTATATTACTCTTTATTACTATTTATTAATATTATTTTATAGATAGTATAATACTATCTAGTTGAAAAAGAGATGAAAGTCAAAAAGAAAATAAATAAAAGAAAAAGGAAAGCAGAGAAAAAGAATATTGTAATTTTACAAAATCTTTAGTATTAAGTTTTAACTATTTAATAAAACTTGCTACTATTTGCAAATTCCTATTATATTATACAATTTTTTAATTTACTTGTCAACTCTTTAGATATTTAAATAAAAATATCCCCTATTTTCAATCTTTATCTAAATGTAGTATAAGTTATCACTTTTTAATAAAAAATGAAAATAAGGGCAAATTTAATATGGTTTAATTAATATTTAACTTCTTTCCACCAATAATAACCATTATCTCTAAAGAATCTAAAATGTCTTTTAGTAGAGAATGAATATATCTCAACTGTAAACTCGTTTAATGGTGGTTTAAAATCTTCTTCAATCTCTTTTATTGCATAATGATTATCATTGTACTTATAAACAAATAAATCTCCAGGATTTAATTCTACAAATAAAAAATCGGATAATTGTAAAGTATACATACTACTCTCCTTAACTATCCTTTCTTTTATTTTCTTTACATTAATTTTATTACTTTTGCATAATCACAAACAAATTCAGTTTCATTTTGTGATATTATTTCATTTGGTTCACATAAATATATAACAGGATTACCACCAAATTTACTACAACATTTTTGTGCATAATTATATGCAGATATTGGAGAGATGGTTAACCATACAAAATTATCTTTACCTACTCTAAAATCTTCTCTCAATATGTTTGTTTCAGTTGGTGGTAATATTTCTGCTAATTTACCAAATATATCAGATGTTCCATGATATAAGTTCATATTAGATTACCTAGATTGATTCATGAATTGTACGACTAATTACATCATCCTGTTGTTCTTTTGTAAGCTTGATGAAGTTTACAGCATAACCAGATACTCTAATAGTTAATTGAGGGTATTTTTCAGGATGAGCTTGTGCATCTAATAATGTTTCACGATTGAAAACATTAACATTTAAATGATAGCCGCCATCTGATACATATGTATCTAACATTTGAACTAAATTATTAACTCTATTACTCATTTAAGTTCTCCTTTAAATTATCATTGCTACTATAGATAGAACTAAAACTGATGTCAATAACATTAATTTAAAAATACTATGTAAGGTCTTTATCATCATACTTACCTTCTTTCATATTACAAAACATTTTAAAGTATGGTAAATTCTCAAGTGTTTTACAAAATTGTTGCCATTCTTCTAATCTATGGTTCTTTCTTTGATAATACATTGTCATTAGTTCTTCATAGTTTGTATCCACAGTTCTCTTTTGTAAGAATGATTCTGGTAATAATTTTTTAGCTCTTCTTAATAATTCATTCTTATTAGGACAATCTTTCTTAATGTACTCTTTTCTAATATTCTCTATTCTATCAACTGTAAAAGATAAAATTGTTGCATCTTCCTCATTATAAGAGAACATATCTAATGTGATGGGTTTATTACTTAATAACTTGTGCATAGTTGAACAGCTATTCTTTGTATTGAAATGATATGTATCAAATTCAGACCAAAAATATCTAGGTGCATTTAAATCAAACTGAACGTGAATCATTCTTAAGAATTTTCTATGTTCAGGTCCTGACTTAATTAATTTATTAATTAACTTTAAATCATTTGGACCAATATCAATTACACCATTATTTAAATTACTATCACTTAATTCCCAACTATCCATTGGGTTTCTCATACCACGAATAGCACCTTTAAATCCCCATACTTCTATTTCATTCATATTATTCATTAATTATCACCTCTTAATTTATTTACTTTATCATTACCCCAATGATTTAATAATGTACAAACACTATTTACTTTTTCAAGTTGAGTAAAACAATATCCTTCTGGAAATTGATTGTATAAACAAGTACCACTCACAACTGGTATAAATACTAACTCAGGAGTTAATAACATAGTTAGTAATACTCTCATGAATTCTCCATCTTGTTTAAATTGTAGATAATCATTATCAATAAATGGCATTACCTTGTTTCCATAATTATTCTTATTAGAATAACTGTGTTGGATTATTTTAGTTATGTACTCAGGGTCATTTGGATTATCATATGAGTTTGCATTCTCGTTAAACATACCACTCATAGTATACTTATCATCTAACTTTTCAACTCTAGTAGCATTGATTCCTAATTTATGTATTACTTGTTCGGCAATACTGACTTCTAGATTACCTTTATCAACATCTGATTTTCCATCAGGTTTAACACTCTTTAGATAGTAGTATTCAATATCTTTCTCTCTACCTTTAAATAATCCTGTAAGATATCTAGTATCTAATCCACCTGTTATTGATGGAATGAATAATTTATCATTAATTAAATTTCCAATATACTTTCTATACTTACTTATAAATAAATTTAACTTTGTATAGAATTCTTTATCATTGAATCCACATTTAAATAAATTATCAATAGGAAATCTTTCTAAAAGTGTGACATTACCTTTGTTATCAATTGTCACAGTTTCCCAATCATCAATATATGATACATTGTACTTATAATTCTTCATTACTGATGTTTTTATGTGAGCTCTAATATTTTTATCAATGTCTTCTAAATTATCGAAAGTATCAGTTAATTTGATATCATGTTCATTTGCAAAATTAACAACACTATCAACATCAAAACTATAACAGAATAAATCATTTGACTTGACATAATATATACAAGGACAAGCTATAAAATTTGATTTAAATATAATTTCATCATTTATCTTTTTAATAGAATAATCTCTACTAGGACAGTCTTTTGGTTTTGGACCAATAAACTCACTGAACTCATTAATATTAAAATTTGTAATTACAGGAAATTCCATTAGAATAATCTCCTTTCTTCAGTAGATAATTCATAAACATATTTATAACCATCAGCTTCTCTAATTTGATTTGTTACGAAATTTACATTATAAAATAAATTTGAATGTGAATCAATTTTCTCAATAAATGAATATCTATTATGTAAGAAATTTACTATAACACTGATTGTTGAATTATGAGTATCATTATTTAATAATTTATATGTTGAATAGAATTCTACAATATTTTCAGTATATCCAAACATAATTGAATCATTAATATACTTATAATTTCCCATACATAATTCATCACTACCTAAATAGTTTACATTATTTAGATTGTTAGTATTTGAACCACTGAAAACATATTCAGTATCTAAAGATGTAAATTTATCAATAAATGAATCAGTTAAATCGTTTACAATTACACTAGGTTGTTTTACTATGAGTGTATATTTTTTATTTATTTTCTTAAGTGTTTCATATAATTTATCTTCAGTTGTTTTATAATATAAAACATTATTGTTTTGTAACTGTTTTAATAATAGATGTTCATCATCTTGTAAAGTTGTTACAATTGCAATATCCTTACTGATATTTATCTCTCTATCTTTTTCATAATCAAACAATTGATATGAAACCTTATTCATCACATCTTGCATAGTTAACATATACAATTCATTTCCATCTCTATTGATGTACTTATCTTTTAATAATGAAAAATTAATTTTAGGTTGATTAACCTCACAATTAAATTCAAGTGGGATTGGTTCATAGTTATTACTGTTGATTACAGTATGGTAATACCCATCATACATTACATCATTATGATTTAATTCAAAGCTAATATTCTTTAAATCTTCTTGTGTTACTACATATGCCTTACCATTATTAACTAAAGAGTTTAATTCTAAATTAAGTGATTTTTCTAACTCTACTTTATCTTTTATTGTATTTGTAAACTGATATACATTTCCATCAGATAATGGTAATAATAATCCTTGTTCCTTTTTAACTCTTACCATCTCATATAAATTATCAGTTAACAATTTATCTCTAATAGCGTGTAATTCGAAATCTGCACTTTGATATTTTGGACAACTTATAAAATATAGTAATTCAAATCCATTTCTAATTTGTATTCTTGGTAGGTAATAATCACCTAAATGTTCATTAACTACTATGTTATTCAATCCTATACCGTTTATCATATTGGCAGTATATCCATTAATTTCAATTGAATAAAACTTATCATGACTATTAACTTTAAAATATTCAATACTAACTATTTTATTGTGATTTGATATGACTGCATAGGTTCTTCTAAAATGACCCATTTTCTCCATTACATCAATTAATTCAACATTTACACCATCAATCACTGCAATATAATTATCAGGATAATCAAAAATAGGTTTATCTAGTGGTGTGTGATTCTCATCATATACTAAATAATATAAGTCTAGTTTATCTTCAAATTTTTCTTTAGTTTTCTTATTATATACATACTCAATACCTAATCCCTTAAAATCAATTGATAGGTATTTTTCTCTTTGTGCTCCACTTGTTAATACCATATTATCATTCCTTTCATTATCTATATATTATACAATATTATCTCCATACATTCTCTAAAATCAATTCACATTTACGAGATATAGCATAACCAGTTTCTAAAAATCTAGGACCATATCTTTTCTTTAAATCAAACTCAAGATGTAACTCAACTTTAGCAATTGCATTACTTTCACTAATTGACCACACATTCATTTCACAAGTATAATCAGGATTACTTTCACCAGGATGATATCCACCTACTTGACCAATTGTTACACTTACCTTATACACATTACCTTGTTTCATATTAAAATTCCTCCTTTAGTAATCCTTTAAGATATTCAATTCTTTCTTGACATTGACTTATACGACATTTCATATAATTACTTATTTCAGTACTGATGATATCCTTTTTTAATTCAGACTCATAATATTCAATACCATTATTTAAATCAGTTATCTCTTTATCTACCTTATTTTTAATTGCTTCCTTCATTCTATCTCGGTAGAAAAGATAATCTACACTACCAAGTAATTTAATTGCACTGATACAATTTGTTATTGCATACATATTTTCAAAATCAATATTACCTGATTCAAAATCAGCTACTGCACCATCTAAATAATTTTCTAAAACTAATACTGCACCATTATACTTATCCATAAAGTACACCTCCATTCTAATGATATTATATCATTATAACTATTAAATGTCAATAAAAAAGACAAGAAGTGTTAATTCTTGTCTATATCTTTAAATTTTTCTTTCATTAGGTTAGTTAGTTTGATTTTATTTTCAGGTGTATTAGCATCTTTATAATCAATGTTTAATTCATCTAAATAATCTATAAAATAAGGACTTCTTCTATTTGAAGGATTATTTTGAATTAGTGTATCGTAATCAATATGTTGCACTAAGCAAGGGCGATACCTAACACTTGGTATATTTAAGTTATACATAGCCAAATTTTCTAATGTATCATATTGATTATATGGCTTACGTATTTTTTCCATTTCTTCTGCTAGTCTCTTACTTATACCTTTTGGATAATAAGTACATTGATTATATACGAAATGTCCAATAGTTGAAAATGAAGTGAACCACTCATGTGGTAATGTAAAGAAGTTTATTATTTGATTAGGCCATTCGGATATGGCCTTTTCAATATTTACTAAAAAATCCTTACATAATATGACATCATCTTCTAATAATATGCTATCATACTTATCTATTTCTTTTAATTGTTTTATAAAAGAATCTACTGGTTTATGCTCTTTATCCACTAGCAATGTATAATTGCCTTTTAGTTCTATATCAATAGATTCGTGAAGTTTGCGTTCACCAGTAGTTCTTATGAAAATCTTAATCATTTGAAGGAATAACTTTTAAGAATGATTGCATATCTTCTAATGAGCAGTCATACCAAGTAGTATCGTTACTTGAAGAACCAGTTTTTATACCAATTCTTGGTGCTAAAACAGTATTTCTATAATTAGATAAGTTTGCGCCTTCTGTTATGCAAACGTCTCCTAATGCTTCTACTAACTTCTTAATAGTAAATGGCTCTTCTATGGTATAGGCATCACTGCTATATGCAATTGGCTCATAATCACCAGCCATTAAACTAAAGAATGTTTCACTATTTCCGCTTCCTTCGGTTGCGTAAATTGTAGCATAAAATGCATCGGCATTATGTCCTTCAGAAGAAGCATAACTTAAAGCACCAGAACCAATATATATTCCACCACTTGTTGAATAATCAAGCATAGTTTCCATTTCTGCGTCAATGTCTATATTTAATTTTACAAGAACATCTAAAAACTTTTGTGGATAGAATTCAAGTTTAAATGTTTCTTCATTAGGGAATTCAAAATATTTATTTTTTCCACCTAACTCTTCCCAAGTGGAAGTAGTAATTGTCTCAGTATGTGAGCCACCTTCAAATAAGAATGCTATGTCTAATAATTCCAAATTTTCATTTGTTAGATTATCTACAAAATATTGAGTAATTGTAGCTGAAGGGATTTCAGTAAATCCTTCTAATGTAGGTTCAATTAAATCTTCTGGTAAACTATTAGATGTACAGTGATATTCTATACTATCATTGTCTCCTTCGTCATAGTTTATATAATATTCTGTAGGTCGGTCATCTTCATATGTGATTTTTTCAAGGTTAAGTAGGCTATAGCCTTCCTCATCAAAATAAAGTCCAACTATTGCCTGACCACTAGATAAAAGACTAGTAATATCTCCTGCAGTAACCTTATCTTTCAACTTAAAACTTTTACCTACTTTTAAATCACTAATCACTTTTTCTTCAGTAGTATTAGTACAAGTATAATATTTTCCATCTGGTGTTTTGTATAATACACCTTCTTTACCAACTTCTGGAAGTGTGTCAACTTTGATTAGGTCTCCACCACCTACTATCTTTCTTATTTCTGCTACTGCTTTACTATCTAAAATAATCTCATTATTCATCTTTCTTTCTCCTTATTAAAATATAAGGGAGTAACTTTTATATTACTCCCTATAAATTAAAACTAGTTAATTAATTATTCTTGTGCAGAAATATTAATAACTTGTGGTTCTTCAACAATCTTACCAGCGATTAATAAGTCCTTATTTAATAATTGTAATGCATAAACAGAACTATAACCTTTAGTATTTGTTCCATCTGGAGTTTCTAGAGATGCAGTTGGAGTGATTGCTAAGAATGGAGCCCATACAGCAGCACTTGTTCCTAGGTCATTTCCATTAACACCTAAAACATATCTATCAGCTGGCATATTTGGAGTGATATATACTTTCATTCCATTATATGTACCAAAGTAGTAAGGACCATTTACAGATGCTAAGTTTGCAGCTTGTTTGAATCCTTCGCATAGAGGTAAAATTGACATAAATTCAGTACCTGCTAACATATAGTTAGGAGTGAATTTTTGAGTTGCTTCGTATACTTTTTGTTGACCTTGTAATACTTTTCTAGCAAATCCAGCAAAGTGTTGAGCTAAGCTGATTCCTGTAGGAACAGCAATATTGAATGTTAGAGAGTCATCAAGTCTTGCATTTTTAACTAATAGATTAGTTACTTCTACGTCTGTTTCATATTTTAAAGTATGAATTGCAACTTGTTCTAATCTTGCACCTAAATTTTCACCATATTCTTTCTTATATTGATAAGCAGCCATTTGTGAATATTCGATAGCAATCTTTCTTGCTTCGCAAGTTACATAAATACCTTTTTGTTGAACAGTGATGTAAGGAATTTCATGTTGATTAATTGCAATGTTATTGTATAAGTAGTTAACTTTAACAGGTGCAGTTACACCAACTAATGCAGTATCAAATACGATTGCAGCAGGTTCTTCATCATAGATGTCTCCTGTTACTGATTTTGCTTTCTTATAACCATAAGTAATTGTACCTACTTTTGTAGCTGTACCAGCATCAACGATAAATCTACCAGCTACTCCTTCAATGTGTCCATTTGCATCTTTTTGTTCAGCTGTGAATACTTTAGATGCGAATGTACCTTGATAGATTTTACCATCTCCACCATCGAAGAATGTGTTATCTCCAATTGTGAATTCTACAGTACCAGGAATAATTGGGTCCCATTTTAATGCTAAAGTTTTATTATCTTCACCTAATGTAGCATTTTCAATAACTGTTTGGCTAGTGTAATTAGGGTCAACTTTACCATTTCTGAATGGGTTAACAATCATATCACCTACTGAAGATTCACCTTTGTTAGATGCTTTTGAGTATTCATAGTAAGTAATATAACCATTGAAATTGTCGATAGGTTTAGTTAATACTAAATCTGGAGCGATAAAGTTAGGTAATGCTAAAGTGGCAACGTCCATAACGAATTTCTTCATCATACCAATGTCACTTCTTTGAGTTGAAACTGATTGGTCACCATAAGTTTCAGTTAAATATTTGTTTTGGTTTTCAAGGATTTGTGCAGTAATGATTTTTCTATCCATAGGGATAACAGCACCATTATTATACTTTGCATATAATCCTTCAGAGATTGCTAATCTCTTTTTATACTTTTCTAATAAAGTCATAATATTTCTTCTCCTATAATAAATTTTTTAATTCTTCTAAACCAGAAACATCATCAGCTAAAGATGGTTCTTCATACTGACTTTCTTTTGATTCAGTAATTCTTACTCTTGGTTTCTTACCAACGTTAAATGGTAATTTACCTATACGTAAGTTATATTGTTGTAAACTTTCACATATCTTATCAATGTCATCAAGTGTAAAATCATCTTCTAATCTATTTTTAATTTCACTAGAACTGATTCCCAACATTGTTGCCTTTGAATTAATATATTTGTTTACTACTGATTTAATATCATTCTTGTATTTTTCAGTCAATTTACGACTCTTATTTAAAGATGATTCTAATTCAGCACATTTCTTATTATTAATTTCAGATTGTTCTAATTTTTCCTTTAAGGATTTAATTTCATTTTGAGCATTTTTTAATGATTCATTTAAGGTATTAATCTTACTATCTCTACTAGTTGTAGATTCAGTTAATGTCTTATTTGATTTAACACTCTCATTTAATTTCTTTCTTAAAATACTAATGTTAGAATTTTTCCCAATTAATTCAATATCCTTTTGTTTTAGTTGTTCTTGTAAAGATTGATTCTCTTGTTTCAAGTTTTTACTTTCAGATAACTTAGCACTCAAACGAACTGATGTCTTTTTGTATCTATCAAGTTCTTCTTCTAAACTATTAACTTTAGTATTACTAACTGCCAATTGTTCTTGAAGTTCTTGTACTTGTTTTTCTAAAGCCACTCTACTTCTTAAAGATTCAGTTAAACTCTTAACTAATGATTTAGAATCAACATCATTGACTTCCTTATCTTGGTTAACAGTCTCTTTAGTATCTTCAACTTTTTTATTTATATTATCACTCTCTTGAGTGTTAATATCTTCATTTAATTTCTTTTCTACTGCTTTAATTGTATTTTTCATTGATTCCTTAACTGAAGAATCTGCATCATCTACTAATTTAGCAAGTGATTCTCTTAAAGATTTACCATTTAATGATTCTTTAACATATTTCATTCTTGCCTTTTTAACAGCTGGTAAAATTACAGCATCCCAACAAGTTAAATCAAATGTATCAGGTTCAACACTTGAGTTGCCATCATAATCTTCAGTTACATCTCCATTACCTCTTGAACTAACACCAATTACAGTTCCATAGTCACATAATGTTTTTAGGATACGACCATTAGGTAAGTCTAGTATATGGAATTCCCCATATAACATACCATCATCACCAATTTTTGGTGTACTTGCTAAACACATACATGCTTCTTGTGGTTTTATCTCTTCTCTATCTGTAGGGTGTTCTAGTTCACCTAGTACAGCTTTGTTTTGTAATTGTTCTTGGAAGATTGGGTCATTAATTGCTTTCTCCCATGCTTCTCTTGGATATAGTCTACCATTTCTAGTTGGCTGTTTAGTATCAGCAATAGGACCATATAATGTACCTAATATTCCTCTTTCTTTTTGTTCTTCTGGAGATAATTTTGTATATTCAAATTTATTTCCTACAAATGTTTCTAACATTATAATACCTCCCAAATTGGTTGTGTATATAACTATATCACTGAATTAGTTACTCTAATTCATTTAATTTAGCTATATTATTTTTTTAAAAAATTTTAAATTTTTCACAGTTTTCACTATTTTATTTGTTCTAGTGCCTTTAAATCAGCCTTAATTAATCTTAATAATTCCATACATTTAGTAATATCATATGTTGTAAAGTAATTATTAAGTACTTTTGTAATATCACTTGCTCTAGAATGTTTTAAGAATAATGTTTTATTATCATCTAACTTTTTAGCAAATAAAAGAATCTGAGTTAGTAACGCAGACAAGGTAGTTAATACCTCATCTGGTTTCTCTATCTCTTTAACTATATTAATATAAATATTTGATTTTTTCTTGTTGTAATTTTTTCTTAATAGTTCATAGAAATTTAATACTTCTAATGGTCTATTTTTATTAATAAATTTTAATACACTTAAATCCACATTGGATTTACTTGCAACTTTTTCAATTAATTCTCCTGCTTCACTATTTCCTTGTTCTTCTAGTTCTGCAAGTAATAATATGCAATCAGTATTTGTAATCATAAAATTATCCTTTCATTAAATCAATCTTAAACTTCTTGGTTATTATAATCTACACCAAGTTCAGCGAATGATGGAAGATAGTCTTCTCCACCTTGAGATTGTTCTATTTCAACTTGTCCTTCTTCCCCTGTAGGTTCTTGTTCTTGTGGTTCTTCTCCACCTAATCCTAGTTCTTGACCTATATCAGCCATTGGAGAGTTTCCACCAGAAGGACCTCTTCCACTTGGACCACTTGGACTTTCATTTCCACCTTGTGGATTTGGTTGTTGTGGTTGTTGTTTTTCTTGTTCTTCAACATACTCAATTTCATCTTGGATATATTGAATAACATCAGGACTGTTAGTGATATCTTGCATTAAAACTTTAACGATTTTTAATCTTGTAGATTTTCTATCAATATCTCCTAATACATCCATAGTATCTCTTAACATACCAAGTGCATTTGTTTGTGCTTCTCTTCTATCAATTTCTTCCTTTGTAACTGGAGCTTGCATTCTTAATGTAAAGTTATTTACATAAGATAATAATCCTCTATCAATTAAAAGGATGTTAATTAAATCTCTAGTCATTGATATAAATGCTTGTTGAATTCTTTTAATTCTCTTAGCATATTTAGCTGAAATTAATGTTAATGATGTACCACCATTGAATCCTGTTTGGTCATCAGTAAATCCTACATATGACTTTGGAATACCTGTTGATGAGAAGAATCTATCTCTAAAGTATTCAAGGTCTGTTAATTGTTTAGGGTCATATTCTCCACCTACATTTGATACTGATAAATTACCAATTGTTCCATGTGTAGGTACATAAATATTATTCTCTACAGGTCCTGGATTTGTATAGTTACCACTAGATATTCCAGTATCTATAGATGTCTTTTGTTCCATCATTGATTTAATACCTTGTAAATGGTTTGCAATCATTTCTTTAGGCATATCACCGACTTCTACTTGAATTACCCTAATTAAACTTGATTTAGTTAATCTTGTTAAAATAATTGCATTCTCTAGAAGTGTCATTTCTCTCCAAGATTTGAACCAATCATATAACAAAGATTTACCTCTTTTAACATCATAAGAATGAGAATTAGTACCAGTCTTATAATCATCATCATTATCAAATAAATCTACAGTTTCTTTAGTTCTTCCTGTATCATCAAATAGATATCCATGTACATAATCAGTTGCACTAAATACATTGATATCTCCTTTAGCTACTTTATAGTTTTGAATAAAGTTATATTCAGTTTGATTATAATCATTTACATTTAAGGTATTAAATACATTATATGGAGCATTAATATATCCTTGTGTTTTACCCTTACTAGTAAGTTCAAACATCTCAGCAGGATTTGATACTTTCTCTACGAAATTAACATAATGTTCACTTTTATCTTCAATGTGTAAAATAACATCTTCATGTAATCTACTCTTCTTATTTATAGCGTCATTGTCAAATATACTACTTTCTTCATATTCACTTTCTTTAAATAGTTTTAGATATAAGTCACCATATTTGATTAATGAGTTAACCCATCCATATGCATTTTCATTTATTTGTAAAGTAGATAATAAGAATGTAACATATTTTACTACATCCGCATCTTCTGATTCTACCCACATTACATTTCCATCTGGGTTAGTTTCAGTAGCATCTTCAGCATATGACTCAATGATAGATGCCACAGTACCATCTTGTGACATCATATCAATTAATCTATATACATTCTCTCTATTTTGTGCTACTGATAGGAAATTCTCTAATTCACTTAAATTAAGAGTATCATTGATTGCTGCATTAACAATATTTTCAGCAAAATGCCCTTCAGTATCCATTCCTACATTTACAGGTTCTTTAGGCACTGCTGTTATTTTCTTACCTACTAAATCATTTTCTTTATTTTCCATTATTATTCTCCTACCAAACCATTATTCCATTTTTAACATTCATATAGTTCTTTGCAGCTTCTAACCTATCTTGTTTAGTAACTTCTTTTTCTCTATTGAATAAATGGGTATTTAATAATGTTTCTTTAAGTTCATCTTCAAAATTAACTACATATTGTTGTTTAACTTGATTTACATATGAGAATGGATTATTTGCTTCTAAAATAGTTTTTAATGATTCACCATAATCATATGCATATTGTTCCGCGTGTAGAGATGCATTATATAGAGAACCTGTTATACTATCTATGGCATCCTTTGAACCATATTTACCATTTTCAGGGTGCTCTATTTTACCACTAGATTCTCTTTCAAGTCCTAATACTTCTTCAGTTAAGAAATCACAATCTTTATATACTTCTATTCTCTTGTCATATAAAGTTGATTTAAAGTATGCATAAGGTAAGCATTGTTTTGCTTTAGAATCAATAACATCCACTGATATTTGTTTTACATCAAAACCATCAGCTATAAGTTGTTGTTGTATTTGAGCTGAGTTGTAACTATCACAACTTACTCCTTTTACTGCAAAACCTTGTTCTTTTAACCATCTAATAAACATTCTAGATTTATCAAAAGATAACTCATATCCTTTAGGTGCTTTAACTGATACACTGAATGCAACCTTAAAATATAATTCTCTAGAACTTTCTTCTCCCTCTACTTTAGGTTTTTTACCCATTACATATACACCTGCAATACCTGTCTTGTCTCCTGATTTTGATAAGTCGAGATGTACATATAAAGGTTTAGATTTTAACTCTAGAGGAACTCTTGATAAATCAAAGAAATCTTTGTATTGTGTATCATCATTTGTTCCTACTTCAATTATTTCTTTTACAAATGGATTCTTGTAGGTATCTACTTTAACTTCATTCCATCTAACACCTGAAATATATTTTAATCCAGATGTAGATGATATACCTGCAATATCCATTAATGCACCATCAATGTTTTCTTGGAAATTCTCTAAATAACCAATAGGAACTTCTAATATATTGTATCCTCTTGCCCTATAGAATGATAATTCTTCTTGTGTAACTGATAAAGGTAATAATTCATTTGCTAAGAATTTATTACCAATTGCAACAAAGAATTTAACTGCACTATCTTTTCTTGAGTCTACAACCCATTGTGGCTCATCTACAATTAATGTATTCTTACTTTCATTTTTCTTTTTAGTATCAATATATTCATCCAAGAATGATTGGTCACTGTTCTTACTTGATGCAATAATATTTAATGTAGGTAAGTAAGTACCAGTTTCTCTTTCTCTCATAAATCTTGATTTCATTCTGGCATCAATTTGAGATACTAATTGTTTATATTTCTTCTTTAATTTTTCAGTATCATTGGTGATACCCCAGTTAACTTCATCTGAGAAGTTAGCAAATACGGCACGTCCAATTACTTGGTTATTACTTGATGCTGTAATTAATTCAATGTGTTTATTTGGTTTATATTCTAGATTAGTTGTACCACTCATTGAACCATGACTCATAAACCATTCACTAGATAGAATCATTTGATTCATTTTATCTAGTGCAACACCTTTGGCATTTTGAATAGTAATATTCATTAGAGATATTGTTATTTTATCAATAGGTTGCATTCCATAATAAAGATATGGGTCTTTTAAACATAACAATCTATATAACATATATAATAAACTAACTACTGCAACAGTTGATTTACCAATACCAATCGCACCTGTTAAGATGATAGTATTATAAGCTGTTGTAGTATTTGTAGGGAATATCTCTTTTAACTTATCTTCCCAATAAGGGAATAATGTAAATCTTCCATCAGCATCATAAAGTGCATTTCCTAAATATTTTCTATCATGTAAAAATGTATGTATATCTACAGGTATTTCATCATAGTCAGAATATTTAAGAGTGTCTAATAATTCAGATGAACCTTCTGTTGCCATTTGGTTTAATATCTTTAATACATAATCCTTTTCTTCTGGAGAAAGGTTATTAAATTTTTCTATTTTAGTATAATCCATAATGACACTCCTTTCTATATATTATACAATAATGTTTACTATTATTGACAAAAAGTGTTATTTTGTTTACTATAGTAAACATTATTTATTTTCTTCAAGGTTCTCTAAACTCATTTTTTTAGATTGTAATTTTGTTTTTAAATTTTTAAGATTATCTAGATATCCCATATTTCTAAATTCTTTAAATACTAAATTACCAATACCAAATTCACCATCTTGTTGAATAGATTGTTGTCTTAATGCATATATATCATCAATTAATTTATCTATCTCATCTAGTTGTTCTTGTTCTTGTGAATCTAAATCTTCTTTAACATCTATGATAGTATTTTGTGGAGTGATAGATTCTATTTGATTATGAATAATCTCATCTAACTCATCTACTGAATTAAACTTTTGTCTATCTACTTCTTTACCATCTAATATGTTTTTATTAAATCCTTTATAAGTTGCAACTGTATTGTAATCTAAATTAGCTCTAATGAAATAATAAATATCATTATCTTTAGTTAATTCTTTTTTACCACTATACACTACAAATCCATATCCTTGACCTGGATTATCATATGTCCATACACCATATCCTTCTCTTTGTATCTTTTCAAGTAATTCATCTAATGCATACTCATCTATTTCAGTAACATCAGTATCTACCTTTTTAATTTGATAAGATTCTTCTTGAATAAGTGGTCTACTACCATCACTTGACCATCCATATCTTGTTCTTATTTTATTAGGTTTAGGTAAAACTTTATATAGTGGACATTCTTTAAAATTGCAATGTCTTGATGTTATTACTCCAAAGTCATAATAATATTCAGTATCATAATCATCTTCAGGAATTTTAGCACCATATGTATCATCAATTAAATGTGTAGGTGCAAATATTAAATAGAATAGTTTATCTTCATCTTCAGCTTCATCTAAATAACCACTTACATTATATCTATTTACATCTAATTGAGGTGGATAGTAATAGTTATCAATTGCAGCATCAATCATATTTCTATGAATTATATTATTATGATAACATACCATATATTTTTTAATATTATCATCATATAATATTCTTAATGAATCTGGTGTACTTTTAATTCTATCAGCTACTTGTGGAGCACTAGTTGTAATTAAAATTCTAGAACCTGTATCTTCATCATAAATATAATCTTCATTTAATGATTCAGTCATACTTTCATGTAATCCTAGTTCTTTTAATGTCTTATCTCCACCTTGTCTATGTATAGGTTCAATACCATTTTGTTTTAGAATCTCATTTACTTGATAATCATCTAGTAATTTATCCACTTTAATTTGACCTGTAATAACCCAAGGAACTGTGTCTGGATTAGGATTAGTTCTATACTTATAAAAACCTTTTACAGGCAATTTTTTAAGTCCTGCAAGGGAATGTTGATATTTATCAGATTTATAAGTAATGACATTTCCATTATCATCTACTTTAGTTCTCATATATCCTTGTTCATCAGCTTCAGGTTGATAATCAATATCCATTGCATATTCACATTCTGCCCATACAAAATCTTTAGGAAATTCGTATTCACCTGTTTCTTTATTTAATCTATCAAATTGTTTTGCTCTAGGGATGTCACCAAGGTGCCAGCCTGGGCGATAAGCAAGTACTCCAGAATTATTTGCTCTTTTAACTTGAGGTCTACCTGTCTTTGAATTACCTGCAAATTCTCCTTCTTCTGCATCAATCCATACTCCAACAGGTGTATCCTTACCACCACTATTTGCAACCATAGGTGGATATAATTTACCATTTTTAACTCTAAATACTTTATAAGCTCTACCTGTTTTAGTAGGGATGTTTGAATTAGGAGAGACAGCCTCTTTAATTTCATCATCAGTTGATAACAATCCCATATCTATATATTTCTTATCTTCTCTATCCATTATTTACTGTCCTCCGTTTTAACAAACTTAATCTTTTCGCCAGTATCTTTATAACATTTAGTACAATACCATCTAGGACTACCATTAGGTAAATCATCACCATATGTTTTAACAAATGGAGTTTGTCTTGCATATCTTAATGTACTACCACAACCTGGACATGCAAATTTATATGGGAATTCATCTTTAGTGACCTCTTTCCAATTCTCACTATCAGATAGTCTAGAGAATGGAATACCACTTACTGCACTAATTTTATTCATAATATCTTTCCATACTTTTCCATGACCAGATAATTTACCTTTATATTTCTTATCTCTATATTTACATTTTTGAGATTCTCCATCATAATAGATATAATTCTCAAAATCATTTTGATAAGCAATAACGTGTCCTAATTCATGTAGGACTGTATCTTTAATTTCATCTTCTGGTAACTCTTCTAGGTGTTTACTAAATGTAACCATAGTATATCCATATTCAGGATAATAAGCTGAACCTAAATTATTTATTCTAGATGATTCAGTCCAGAATCTTAATGGATAATTATATAGGTAATGAGTATATTCATTATTCATATAATCCATTAAATCATACCCAGCTTCTTTTACTATACCAATACATTCTTCTACAATCTTTTTCATTTTAGGAGATAGTGCTGATTTAGTATCTACATTAAAAGCTTCTTCTAAACTACTATTTAAATCTATATCTTTTAAATCAACTTGAGATAGATTAAATACACAATAACAATTGCTGCCATCTTCTATTGATTTAATTCCATCATATCCATTCTTAATGCATAACTCTTTAAATGATTTTAATTGTACTATAGATAATATTCTTTGTGCATTCTTATCTAAATTTGCAAGTTCTTTTGGTTCTACATTTAATTTATTTGCAATATCAATAAATTCTTTTCTAAATTTAGTAGGTATTATATCTCTAATATATAAATCAGTATTACCAACATCTATTGGATTATGTAAAGATATATCTGCAATAAATATATTATCTCCATATATAAATCCATATCCAATATCTTCAGTAAACCATAACATTGTTTCAGATTTATTTACATCTATTTCTTTACTTGGTGTACAGTGATATACATTCTTAATATTAAATTCATTATCTAATGATTCTTCTATAATTACAGGTAGTTCTACAAACTCATATCCATCATTATATAATGCTCTAGTTCTATGTCTACCATCACCTAGTTCTAATCTTCCATCTTTCTTTCTAACTGCATAAGGTACTTCACTCATTCTCCACTTACTTGCTTTATCTTTATCAATAGAGAATTCACTTGCAGATTTATTATCCCATTGTCTTTGATGATATGAATTTAAGTCATCATCATCTAATAAATTATTATCATCTACTAATTTTTTAATAGGTACTCTTTCAACACTAGCTTTTCTATCTTTCCAATAGTAGTCAATAGATGCTTGTGAATTAGGGAAAGTAAAGACTTTAGATTCATTTATATTGGATGAGTTAGTAGGGTCAGTATTGTCTATATTTTTTATTTGGTCTTGATACATTACACCAATTGTCATACTACCCATCTCTATTGCTATTTGACCATCATATCCTCTTTCTTTTAGGATGTCTCTAAATCCACTTGTTCTTGTTATATCAAATAGTTCGATACCAAAAAAGAATTCAGTACCAAAATTAGTTTCCTCTTGTCCTATTTCAATTAAATCCTCCACATCTACATTTAATCTATTTGCAAGGTCTATAAGATATTTAGTAGGTGTCTTGCCATCATCTTCTACTGCAGGTTGATGTGTATCTCCTGTATCGAATGGGTTCTTAACATTTAAATAAACATTGAATGTATAACTATTAATTCCCTTATATCCATCATTAGAATAGTTTTTAGTGTATTCTTTATCTGGACTGAACCAAGCAAATTCATCTCTTCCTACATATCTACCAAGTTCAAACACATCAAACTTACCATTCATAGTTCCATGATGACATAATAATAATTTACCATTATTGTCTCTAATTTTACTGTCTTTAAAGTAGTTAACTTGTTCTTGAGATAATGGATTTCCTGCTGAATCAGTTTCTTGTGTTAAATCTTCATTAATATTATTTGAATTAGTAGGCTTAGTATTATTAACTGATTTAATTTGATTCTCATTAAATACAACATAAACATCCATAGGTATTGATTTACCTCTTGGATTGTCTATTACATTCTTTACAATAATTCCATCACAATTATTTTTATGTGCATCTTCAAATGCTTTAGGATACACATTATAGAAATAATCTCCATTTGCATCTAATATAAATGGTTGTTTAATATTAAGATAGCAAGTTTTTAATGTTCCTAATCTTTCAGTATTATTTTCATAATCTTCATCATTTAATAAATCAGATAACTTGTTTGTTCCTGTATAATCCATAAATGCTTTTTTAGTTTCATCATTAGGATTATCAGTAAATTTCTTTAGTAATTCATCTTTATCTTTTGTATATTTCTTAACTCTTTCATCAGTCATTGTATCAACTGAATAACCTTGAGCTTTAGATTTATTATTTGTAAAATAGAACGCCTTGCCAAAGTCCTGTCCTGTTTGATGGTTAGGGTCATATATAAAAGTATCAAAATCAGTCTTTGACTTACTACCGTGATATAACACTAATAAGTGACCACTATCATCTCTTGCCTTTGAATCTTTAAAGAATTCTATTTGTTCTGGAGTAAGATTGTTTCCTTGTGAATCTGTTTGTACTGATTCATCTAATACAGTTTCATCTCCTAAATCACATAAAGGACATTCTCCTGCATCATTTAATTCAGTTCCACAATTAGGACACTTTGGATTTCTAATTGGTTCACTTGCATTATAATCAGTTCCATTCTTTAATTCATCTTCAGTATATAAATATATAGGATTTAGAAAAATCTTTGCCTTTCTAGGGTCAAGTCCTAATTTAGGTTTTATTTTAAATTGTAAATTCTTTAATGCCTCTTCATCACTTTTAGCATGAGTGTCTTCATTTACATTATAGCTATTTCCATTGACATCCTTTACAATGCCTATGTAGTAATATTGTTTTTTATCATCCATAAATTGTATCTCCTTAATAAAATAGGAGTAACATTTAGCAACCGATTAAGTGTTACTATCTTGTTACTCCTTCTCATCACATAATTAACACTCAAGAAATATCTAAAAGTATTATCGTTTATTGTTCTCTTTATTATACAATATTTTCATTATATTATTTTAATAAAATTAAGAATGTTCCCTATAATTATTTAATATTGTTCTTATTAAATTTAGAATTCATTAATGCTATTAATTTCTTTTTATTTTCTTTTGTCCAAGCATCTTCATAAGATATATCAAGTTCTTCTAGATAATCTATAAAAAATGGTGATGAACGTGGAAAATCAAACTGAGGTTTATTATCATTACCTAATAAACTTTTATTATCATTATGTTGTACTAATACTGGTCTGTAATTTATAATATCTATTTTTAACTTATGTAATGCAATATTCTCAATAGTATCATACTGTCTATATCTATCCTTATTTTCCCACATTATTTTTGCAATAAGTTTACCGAATCCTTTCGGATAATAAGTTCCAACATTACTACTGAATATACTGGCTTTAGTTGTAGTGAACCATATGTAAGGCTCAGTAAAGAAATTAATTACCTTATCAGGATACTCACTAATTGCTTTCTCTATGTGCTTTTTAAAATTCTTACACAAAATCGCATCATCTTCTAATAATATGCTATCATAATCAGATATAGTTTCTAATTGCTCAATAAAACTCTTAACTGGTTGATGTTCATAGTCAACTAGGAGAGTATAATCCTCCCCTAGTTCTCTACTCACGCTCTCATCCAATTCACGCTCTAAAGTAGTTCTTATAAAGTATTTAATCATTTTTAATCTTTAAACATAGAGAAAGTTTCTTCAAATGAGATATACTCTTTACTTCCAGAATGCCAGTCATATATAGAGTTAACAAAAATATCTTCTGAAGGTGTATTATGAATATTATCTCTAGATAATACTATAGATTCAATTTTTTCTTTATTAAGAGTTAATACTCCTCTATATGTATTAGATGAAACTAAGTCTTCTAATCGAGTGCCAAATAAATAAATATCGGAACCTCCTACACATACATTATATCCAAATCTAATAACAGTCCAGTCTTCTCCAGAATCATTGTTATATCCTATATGGATTGTTTTTTGGTCTTCTGGTGAAATAGGTTCGTCAATATTGAAATTGTATTTTTCAAGTAATGCAATAACAGCATCTACATCAAAATGCTTACCAAATACTGAGTTAAAATCATAGAAAGTACAAACATACTTACTACTTGAGCTACTTCCACTACCTACTTCAGTCCAAGTAGAAGTTGTTATTTCTTCAGTATGTGAACCACCTTCAAATAAGAATGCTATATTTAATAAATCCGTATTCACATCTTCTAGATTATCTACAAAAGTTTGAGTAATTGTAACTGAAGGTATTTCAGTGAATTCATACATACTAAATTCAGCCAAATCTTCTGGTAAACTTTCAAATAAACATTCGTAGGATATAGACCTGTTTCCATTATCAGCATAATAGTGTATAGTGTATTCTACAGGTTGTTTTCCAGGGTTGTACTTGTTGAATTCAAAATAAGTTTCATCATCAACCTCGACTGTAACTATACCACTAATGCCAGTTAAATGATTTCTAATATCTTTTACTAAGATTTCATCCTTAAATTTATAACTCTTGCCTACTTCTAAATCACTAATTACTTTTTCCTCCACAGTAGTAGTATAACTCCAAATTTTACCATCTGGTGTTTTATAAAGAGTATTTTCATTACCGACTTCTGGTAAGGTATCTACTAATTGTACACCACCTTTACTAAATTTACCTTTTAAATAATCTGTAGCCTTTTTATCTAATTTTATTTCATTATTTGTCATTTTTTATTTTATTCTCCTTTTTATTATTTTTATAATTCAAAATCTAAATCTAACGAACTGATAGTTTCAAAATTATACCAAATAACTTTCTATTGAAACACCACCATTTGGAATATTATCCCTTTTAATATTAGGATAAATATTAATAGATGAATCACCCTTCTTTTTTAATGTTGTAATTGTATCTGACATAATTAATCACCTTCCTTATTGTATTTGAATAGTATTATCATAGAATGACACTAAATTACTTGCGATGAAGAATGAGTTTTCTTTTTCGTTATAATATTTCATAGGCTTTTCCTTTTCTAATTAAAATAATTGTATCACAATATCTTCAAACATTCCGTTATAATCATCTAAATCTTTTTGAGTGATATAATCAGTTTTAAGTTCATACATTTGGTCATCGTAACAAATTCCTAACTTAGTTAAATCATTTTCATCATCATTGTAAACACCTGTTATAACATACCCATTCTCACTACCACTAGCATTTATACACTTAGGTTTTCCATTATTATATTCGAAGCCGTTATCGTATAAATATCTTACTAATGTGTTTAAAGTAAGTGGAGTGTTTGAAGTGGTAATTATAGATGTAGTTAAGAAAAAACTTTGTTCTGCATCTTCCGGTCCAATTATTGCATTTAATGTAATATTATGTTGATAAAGTGTAGGTCCACTAGATGAAATAACATACTTAACACCATCTACTTCTAAACCAGTTAAAGATTCTTCATCACCACTTAATGTAGGATTAGCAACTACTGTAGTTCCACCTTGTCCACCTATCTTATCCTTTAGGTAGTTTGTCGCTTTTTGGTCTAGTTTAATTTCATTTGTTGCCATTTTTTATTTTTCCTTCCTTTTTTATATTTTAAAAATGGACGAATGATTTAACACTCATCCTTATAATTTAATCATATTAGTTTCCTAAATATGTAATTGAGAAATTTTCATCATCAATAATTTTTATTGGATTTCCACTTGTATTCACTACAATTAAATTATGTTCATTCGCAAAAGGTGTACTAACTGATTGACTTGCTATTGCAATAAAAATTTCATCACCATTGGAATTAGTACCAAATGTAGAAATGAATGTAGCATCATTTGTCCTAATACCTTTATTATATAAGTAATTATATAAATCTTCATAAGTTTCTAGTGTATTATCATCAACTTGAATTGTCACATCCATCGTATAATCGTTAATAGAACCATAAATATCAATATATTGTATTTGTGAACCACCTGAACCTCCTCCACCTAACTTATCTTTTAGGTAGTTAGTTGCTTTACTATCTAATTTAATCTCGTTATTCATACTTTAAGTTTCTCCTTTATTTATTTCTTTAAACTATAAATTACGCTTTCAATCTTATTCTTTAAGTATTCTTGAACATCTCCAAAATTAGCCTTAATATAATCTACTAATTCTGTTGTTAATTGAGAATTAATGATTGCTAATGCTCTTTCTTTTGCTTCTTCCTGTTTCTCTTTTGTAAATGCTCCTTGTTTCTTTAATACATCAACGAATGATTGAAATACTGATTGAACTGCATTCATTGTTATTGTGGTAATATCTGTTGAAATCTTAGCCATCTTTTTATCTTTAATTTTACTATTAAAGAAATTAGTTATTACTATTGTTAGCCAAGATAATAATCCTGTAATAAATGTTCCAACAGCTGTCCACAATATTGCATAAAATTGTTCCATATATTCTCTTTCTCCTTTTAATAAAATAAAATTATGTAAGTAGATGCTTAGTTAAGTGTTACCCTACTTACATAAGTATTATACAAGAAAATATTAATTAAGTGATGAGAAATTCCACTATTTTTTCTAACACTTTCTTTCTCTTTTAATTATTCTACTGCTTTAAAACGCCATTCACCATCTTGTTGACTATATTCAATTTGATAAGTATATTGTCCAGCATCTGTATTTACATCATAATCATTAATAATTACAAATGTATAAGGCGATATCTCTGTCTCATCTTCGTAATAATCAGCACTTGTAATGACTGAATTAATATATGCGTGATGAGTTTCAGGACCTGCATTTGCGATATAGCCATTAATAAATACAGGACCATTTTTTAACATATTATATATTTCTTCATTAGTTTTATTTAATGTTAATTTAAGTGTGGCTATGTCAACACTTAATATTTTAACTAATTGCATACCACTAGAACCTCCTACTTCAGACCAAGTAGAAATAGTAGTTGTTTCAGTATGTGAACCACCCTTAAATAAGAATGCAAATTCTATAAGTTCTGCATCTGCATTTTGAACTTGGTCTACAAAAGTTTGAGTAATTGTAACTAAAGGAATTTCAGTAAATCCATCTAATGTTATTGCAACTTTTTCTTGTGTGTATCCTTCAGGAACCGTAAAACTTGCAATATAAGATTCTTCATCAGTATCCTCAATATATTCTATAAGATTTAGATGTATATCTTGTTCAGGAATTACACCTTCACGAACTTCAAAATGTGTATATTTCTCTCCATCATCCTTAAATTCAAAACTACAGTCATTATATTTATTGAAAAATTGCTGAAAATCACTAAGTTCAATTTCCGAATTTAACTTATAACTCTTACCTACTTCTAAGTCGCATATAGTCTTAGTTTCAGTAGTGTTAATACAAGACCAAATCTTGCCATCTGGTGTTTTATATAATGTATCTTCTTTACCTATTTCTGGTAGTTCATCTACTAAAACCATACCTCCACCACTACCTGTTATTTTCTTTAATTGATTTAATGCTTTATTATCAAATATTGCTTTATTATTCATTTATTATATTCTCCTTCTTTTTTATATTTTTTGGTTAGTTTGCTCTGTAATAGTTAGTGTTGATGATGATGTGAAAGCAATAGCACCACCTACACCCACACTACCATTAATTGTATTAGTGAAGCAAGATTGTAATCCCTTATTGTTTTCATCTGAATTAGCCATAAAGCCCATACTACTAATAATTTCGTTTTCGACTTTTACACCAATGAAATCATATTCACAAATTGTTCTACCATTATCTTGTTTAGCGTAAGATAAAACTAATTGAAATACTTGCTTTAATGATGTGAAATTATCACTTGTATCACTCTTTAAAGTGTCATATAGAGTTATAACATCAGTAGGTGTTGAAAGGCTAGTTCCCATAGCAGTATTAATAGCAGTTAATAATTCACTAAACTTGCTAGGTGTTATAAAAGCATATAATCTAACATAAGGAATATCAATATCTTCATCTTCCAAAACGATTTTGTAATAACTCTCACTTGTTGATGAGCCACCACCACAGAATGAATAATCACTAACAACTACATTTGATACTCTTGTAAAAGCTTGACCTGTAAATAAAGGATACAAACCAAGTAGGTCGTATATTTCTTTTAGTGTTGCACCACGCCTTTGAGATTCTACAAATGTTCCATCAATATAATCGTATGAAAAATCAATTAATATTTTAGTTAATGAACTTGATACATATATTGCTTGTCCGTATAGTTGCAAAACATTACTATCAGTATTTCCTAAAGTAGATATTTGTTGATTAATCATTTGTGCTATTTCATTAATGCTAGTAAAATTAGTTTGCATAGCACTATTAACCTGTGATACAATTTCTTGCTCTTGATTTTTTAGAATTATAATTTCAAAATCTCTTTTTAATGAAGCAGTTTGTGTTGTATCGTTTGTATCAGTATATGTTTCATCTTTCTCGGCACTAAATACAATTTTATATGCGTTATTGCTATCAACACTGCTTCCACCATTTCCACCAGAAGCTGTTGTACTCTTTGATAGCTTTAAAGATACTAAATTACTTTTTGTAATATTGTAAACAGTACCTTCAAATTCAGCAAGACGTAATTTTATAATATAATCAGGAACTCCTGGATTAGGATTAAATAATAAATCCCAAGTATTAGTATCACTATTATCTTCAAAGTAGAAACGTGCTCCTACATGGAAAACTGATTCATCACCAGGTACTCCGTCTGTGTAAGTTGTACCGCTTAGTACTCTAGCTACGCCATACATTAATACATTTCCTACAATAACTGGTCCTAGAGTATCTTTATATTGATTAGCAAGATTAATTATATCTTCTAGATTACTTACAGTAACTTGTAAACCTAAATCTGCTAATTCTTTATTAGTGAACTTAACCATAAAGTTAATTGTTCTTTCTTCGTTAGGTACTAGAGCTTTAATATAGAATCTAGTAGTTGTAGTTTCACTATCTACACTATCAAATTCTGTTTCTAGAATATAATCAGATTCTCCACTAGAACCTCCTGATTTATTAGGAAATAGTACAAACAATACTGCAGGTTCTTGTCCTACAACATATTCTAAAAGTGTACCTCTAAAAGCATATAGTCCTGCTCCTGTTTCAGGGTCTGTTCCTACTTTAAAATTATCAATAGTTTTCTTTGTTAATAAAGGAGCACTACCTAAATAGAAGTTAGAATCCATATCTACTACAACTGTTGTCATCCCTCCTAGTGCAAATGCTAGAGGTTTATTTTCATCTAAATTAGCTATTACGTTATCTGTATCCTCATAAGCTAATGTAATAACAGATTCAGTAGCTCCTATATTTGAACTAAATACTTCGAAACTTTCACTAAAACCTTCCTTATATTCCAGATTACCTTGTACCGAACCTTTAGTATAAGGGTATTCATTTCTACTGAATATAACATCATTATTTTCATAATATAGTGTGAATAGTAAATCTGTGATGACAGCTGTATCTAAATGAACAAGTTTGTTATAGACAGCATAAGTATTACTACCTAAACATTTTAGATAAATTCTATTTCCTGAGAAATGATAGTTTCCTAGTAGATTATTATCTAAATCTTCTGTATAGAATAGTAAGTCTTTATTTGCACCAATAGCACTTCTTAATTCCAAAGAGATAGTTGCTCTATAATCTTCTACTCCATCTCCAGATTGTCGATGGAATTCTATGTCTGTATGTTTTACTTGATAGACATTACTTTCTCCACTACTTCCACCACCACCTTGTTTCAAGGCTTGTGCTGCCATACCTCTTGCAATAATATCAGTTGCCATATTAGTATACCTCCATCATTGTAATTATAGTATCTTCTGAAAGGTTGTTTACTTTTAATCTAACTTTTTGACAACCTGCTAATGAAGCGAAATATATTCCTTTTGCTTCTGCCTTACTACTTACTGAATAATCACTAGCATTGATTAAAGCAATTGTAGTCCATTCTAATTCACTAGTAGTGTTTACTGCTACTTGAACTTCAATGTCACAAGTATCTGTTCCTTTAATCTCTAATACTACATCACTTAAATTAAAACAATTAAAAGATGGAGAATATTCACCATCTATCTTATTTTTCTCATCTTGAAATATTATCATTGTTGGGCTTGTTGGATTAATATTTTTCATCTTCTATTTTCTCCTTTACTCATTTAAAATTTTCTTTTTAGGACTTTCTTCAGGTAGTGACATAAATCTTTCGTGGATTCCATCCATTACACCATTCTTACCTAAATTATGATATCCCATGTAAATAAATTCAAAGTCGTTCTTAACATCTATAGGTGCATATCCTTTTGGATAGTACTCATTATATATGTCGTATAACTCATGTCTTAATAATGCTTGAACAGCTCTTCTTAAATTCTCATCTCTCGCTTCTAGTTCTTTTGCAAGTATCTTAGCATTCTGTACTTTTCTTTTAGTAGAGTTTGCAATAAGATTAAATATTAGATTTACTGTAGCAGTTATTAATGCTGAACCACCCAGTGCAAGAACAATTGTTAACCATATTGGCATACTATTTACCTCACTTCTATCATATTATACATTATTAAGATACAGTTATATCTTTATAATTCATATAATTTAGCTAACTCATAAATAATTTTTTACCTTTAATTTTATTAAAAATTATAAAAAAAAAAGAAGACTACCTCTTTACTATGGTAGTCCCTATATATGTAGCTGAACCTTCAAACCAAATTGAATCATAATCTGTTGGTGGTGTTACTCCTTGTTTATCATAGTTATATTCTCTATACCAATATCTTATGAATGATGGTATTGATACTAGTACTAACATAAATGGTCCTAGGATTGCATTTTGATATGTATGTCCTAATTCATGCATTGATACATCTTCAGTTGAATCAGTATCTCTTACAAACATTAATCCTGTTTCAAATCCACCCCAACATCTTCCTACATTAAAGTAATAGATTCCATGATATCTCTTTGGTTTCTTTCCTACTAGTAATAATCCTAATGTCACTATGAATCCTATTAAGGTTAGTGGTAATCCCCAGGTTAAATTTAAAATGTAATATAACCATTTATGTCTTGCTAACTTTAATGATAGATTGTTAATAGTGTTGTACATAAAGTTTCCTAATATTGTTCTCTTCATTTTTAATCTCTCCTATCTAATCATATAATTTAGCTTAAAGATTAAAGTGATTTTGAGCTGGAACCTTTTCTTTTTTCTTTTTATATATTTTTTCTTTATTTCTTTTAGATATTAGATAATATATTATTATTACTAGTATATATATAATTATAAATGATTTATACTAATTTATTATAAAAGATATATATCTTTTCTTTGGTTCTTTCTTTTCTAAAATATCCTAACCCAAAATAATGAAATCATCTTCAGATGGAATAATAGATAAACTACCCCAAGTACCAAAGAGATTATAAGAGTCATCAATACTAGTAATTGTACCAACCTTACCATCATACTGACAAGTATCAGTCATACCTACTATCCTAACCTTATCTCCTACTTTAACACCTAAACTCTCAACTATTTGTCTGTTCTTATCAACATCTTTTAAGAATGTCATCTATTATTCACCTCTTCCGATTTTAATTATTGCTTAACTACTTTCTTTAAAATGCTATTAAAGATATATCCAGCATTATAGTTGTTACCTAATACGTATTTAGTAATTGCAATTGAGATTCCCTTTTCTAAATCAAAGGTATCACCATCTTGTACTTCTACCTTTGTAGTTTCACCAGTTTCCCACTTAACTACAATTACACCTTTCTTCTCATTAACATATATCTTGTCAATTAAAGGTACAAAGATGTGTCTATTGACTCTATCATTAACTTTCTTATCTTCTTCAAAATCTTTTTTCATTTCTTCAGCAATTTCATCTAGTCTTCTTTTATAAAGATTGTCAACATCCCTAAACATCATTTTCAATTCTCCTTTATTTATCTTTATTTTAGTTTTTATTTATAGAATGATACATTTTACCACCCTACAATAAAAATTGATTTATGAGCCAATTTTAACCTAATTACTTGGTTTCAAATTGTTCTACATACTTACTGATACTCATATAAGCACCATCTTCATCAGTACCGTCTATCTCAATGTGAATCTTCTTACCATTTGCCATACATAATGACATTACACCTAAAATAGACTTAAGGTCTATAGTTAAGTTATTTGAAGAACCATCAACACTGATTGTGATATCACTGATGAACTCACTTGCATGGTGTACCATTCCTGTACATAAATTTACCAATTTAGTTTCTTTTGGTATGTTAAGTACAAAGTCTATAGTTTTCATATTTCAACTTCCTTTCTAAAAATTAAAAAGTTTGGATTAGGTAAAGACTTATACAACTTAATTTATTTTTCTAGTCTCTATTAAATCATATAGTACTTACTTAAGAGCCAAACTCGACTGAGATTCTAGGTTATGCTAGTTTGCTCAGTCTCTTCCTCATTAAAAATTTGTTATCAATCTTCTTTTAAATATTTTTAAATAATTAAGATTGCTGTGTGAGACTTCCTATATTCATAGGTACATAATATTATACAATTTATAAATTATGTTTCATTAAATATTCTGGAGATACTGCCTTGAAGGATAGCTTACCATCCTTACCTCTAAATACAATACCCTCTCTTAGAACATCCTTATTAACAACTGACTTATCAGTTGCAATCTTTAGTAACTCGTCAACTGTATCTGGTAGAATAAAGTTCTCATCTAGAATTGGAACCCAAGGGATTGGTGTATCCCATGACTCAAGTAACTTTTTAGCTGTTATTGAATCCCATCTACCATTTTTAGAATCCTTGAAGTTGAATGCTGCAAAGTGATGACCCTTTAACTTTAAAGGATTACCTTGCCATCCTTCTCCATATGATTCTCCCTGGATACATACCCAATCTAAATCTTTATTCTCATTAAGATATTTTTTAAGTTGATTTTCTACATCATATCTAGTTGCCATTTCCCAATAGATATTATCATTACCTTGGTATGTATGTTCATTTGAATCATTCCATAATCTAATATTTCTAGAGCATACATAGAATTCAAATTTATTCTTTCCCTTTCTTACTAGTAAGAAAGTAGTAGATGTACCATCAATCTTTTCAGTTGCAATTAATGGTGTCTTATCTTGTAGTAAGTAAGGCATATTCTGAATTCTCTCTTCATCAGTTTTAGATACAAATTCAGTTGGGAATGCTTTCTTCATATCCTTATGACCTTTTTTCATTCCTCTTAAGAATAACCATCTAAAGAATTTATATCTCATTAACCATTTAACTAACTTATTATTAAAGAACTTCTTATGTTTAGCTTTGTACTGTTTAATAGCTTGTTCTCTAACATCAGATTTTCTATAGTTATCTTCTACTACTGAATATGTTACTCCTAACTTTTCAGTTAAATCAGTTAATATTTCAGTATTAGGGTCTATACCTAATACATCTAAAGGTAAAATTAGTCCTTGTGATATAACATTAAATTTACCTAATTTATAAGTTTTAATCTTATAATGTTTATTAGCAAGGAATTCAAATGCAGGATTTGATTCTGGTACCTTTGAATCAATTTCAAAGAATGCACATTTATCTCCTGGTTTAAATTCTCCTTTTTTAGTAATTAATGTCCAACCTAGTACATGTGCTAATTCAATATTATCTGCACCTTCAATAGGTTCTATTGAATCAACTACTTGAACATAGGCCAACATTCTTTTTCCATCTTTATCTAACAAGATTAATCATCTCCTTTTAATTCTTTAATTCTTCTATTGATATACCAAATGGCTTTTTGTAAGTCTTCAACTTCCTTATCCTTATTTTTCTTACCAGCTCTAGATATATACTTAATTGCATTACCTAGACAAAAACCTAATTGTTTATCTTCAATATAATCAATAACTTCAATCTTACCATCAGTATAGTGTGATGGATGATTTACAACATCATTTTTAGTATCCATTTATTGTTCTATACCTTTCTCCATATTCTAAAAATTTTTCCACAAACTCATCTGATTCAGAATGTTTATCACATTCACTAAGTATCTCAAGATACCATCCAAGATGTTCTCCTAATAGGTTCATATCTTTTCTTTTACTCTTGGATGAATCTTTCCAAGCTTCTAGTGGTCTCATATGGTAATTAATTAAAATTGCCATATTGTACTTATCTTCATCAGTAAATTCATTTACAAAACCTAAATGATTGACATCTTTAAAATTAGTGAAATCTATATCTAAAGATAAATAGGCACCGACATTTGCATGTTGGTAATAATGTGCAATTTCAGTTATTTCACCTTTTCTATTTTTATAAATCTTACAAAACTTTTTACCAATATCATGAAATAATATTGCATACTTTAGATAGATATCGAAATTGTGAAATTCATAGTTATTTATAAAATAATCTAGTGCTGCAAACATATGTAAATCAATATCCATATTATGATGTGGATTATCATGTGGTTCTTGACCAACAAAATAATTTACAGCATTTAAATATGGAACTCTTGGTTTAGTTGTATATTCAACTTTAATTTTATTCCATCCCTCACCATAAACAGGTAATTCAAAATTTTGTAACATTCTATCAATAATATTTGAAGGAACTTTTCTATCCCTATTTTCATTTCTTTGTTTACAAGTATCAATATTAGTATATACTACAATACATTCTTTTTCAAATTCATTCTCTACATCTCTATCCAAGTTATTAAGTAACTCCACTCTATGTTTCCTATTAATGTTTGTAGCATCATATACTATTAAATTATACTCGTGAGTATTTAAGAAATTAACAGTTCTATCATACATAATTTTGAATACCTGTTCTGGATTGTCTTGAATACTTGCATCACCATATAACTCTTCTCTAATTTCATCTGAAGATAATATTAATGATTCGCCATGTACTAATTTACAACTTATATAGTTATCAACAATTCTTTTTGCAAAAGTAGATTTACCTGAACCAGGTAAACCCACTAACATTACAAAATGATTCATTATAACACATCCTTATAATTTCTTTACACTTAATGATGTTTCAGTATTTTTTGTATAGTACTCAGCTAATTTATTAGCTACACTATCAGATTCTTTGATGACCTTATTAAGTTCAGTTTCATTAATTGTTTGTATAACATATTGTTTTAATACTTCATCATTTAAAAGTAATCCAATTAATTTAGACTTATCTTCATACTTAATCTTGTCTTTAAATGTTATAGTTGCAGTGTAATTATCTCCAACATACTTTTTAGTTGAATAACTTTCAGTAAGTAAATTAACTAATGCAGCATTCATCTCTTTTAACTTTTTAGACTTAGTGTCTACTTCACTCTTTAGTTCAAAATATTCTCGAATGGCGACATCTAAATCATTTTCCTTTGATGCATAGTCTTCAGCATCAGCATCTCCCCAATTCTTTCTCATATCTTCAACTAGTTCTTGTTTTGTCAATGATTCATTTAACATCATATAATTAATCCTCCTATATTTACATTTGACAAGTACATTATAACATTATAATTTTTTATTGTCAATAATTATTTGATATTTTATTTCATATTTTTGTGTAGGTCAATAGTATCATCAGGTTGATACTGATTAAATTCTTTAATTTCAATAGGTTCAAACTCTTGTCTCTCAACACAAACACACCTACTATTTTCTGTAGCTGTAATGAATTGAGGTAAGGAATGAACATGACCATATATAAAATAAAATGGACTAGACATAGGGTGCATCCACTCTAAAGGATGATGTGATAACACAAAGAAATTTTTAAGTATAACTGGATATTTAGATACAAAATTAAATCCTATATTTCTATAATACTCATCTGGAAGATTATCATGGTTTCCTCTAATTATTCTTTTATCACCATTTAATTTACTTACACACTCTTTTAGGTATTCTTTATTTCCCATACCTAAATCACCAAGAAACCAAACAGTGTCTCCCTTTTTTACCTTTTTATTCCATTTATATATCAGCATATCATCGTGATATTTTAAAACTTTAAAAACTAAATCTTTGTTGCTTGAATTGAAATCATTTAATACATCATCTTTTGTAAAGTCTACATACAAACCTAGTACGTTTACCATATAATCTAAAGTAGCATCTATTCTACTAGGTTCATATCTCAATACATTCTTATGATTAAAATGTAAATCGGAAATAAAATATGTCTTACTCATAATTATCTCCTACACAACTGCAAGTATAGTTATTACTAATAACATAGTTAGAAATAACATACAAATTCTACGACTAGTTTTATTTGTATTATATTCATCTAAACATAAATTTGCAGCATACAATATTTTATGTCTTTTTGCAAATAACTCTTTATTCTTCATAATAATCTCCTACTTTATCAAGTCTTCAATATATGTTCTATTATCAATAAATAGAGCTGGGTCAGTTACAATAGACCATTCTGTCTTGCCATTATCCAAATCAATCTTTTTAACAACACTACCCCATTTTTGTTCTCCTGCAAATTTTGACCAATCAATAGATTTTTCACTGATAACTTTATTTACAACTTGGTCAGCATTTAAACCATTTAATTGTTTTTGGTTGTAGAATGATTGACCTAAAGCTGATTTTGAATTTCTAATTGCATCTTGTTGTCTCCAAATAAAATAGTTTGCAACTTCTTCTTTTGGAATATTAAAACATCTTGAATCAAATGTTGCACCAATCTTACTTGCATTATAATGTGGAGTATAGTATTCAGCACTTGCAATATGGAATTCTTTAGATACTAATTCATTAAAGAATCTATTAAAAGCTAATGTAGCTAATGATGCTGATACTGAACATACTTTTTGAACATTATAGTCAAACCAAGCATCAGTATCTAGGTTAGTATAATCAACTAATAATAAACTGATTTCATCTGATTGAGTATAACCTAACTTAACACCCTGGATATTCTCACATAAGTATTTAGTTGTTTGTTGCATTGCAGTTGCAAATAACTTATCAAATGGTTTCTCAAACTTTTTACAAAATGTATGAAAATGACACCCATCAATTCTAATAATGACAGGCATTCTTCTTGTTAAATAATTCTTACTTCTATTCTCGTAGTTTTCTTTCATACGAGTTCCTAATTTATCCTTTACCAAATTATCATCTCCTTATGATTTTAAATTATGAACGTATTCTAACTCATCTAAAGTAAATACTTTCATATTAATAACATATATGTCTTCTTTTCCAGTGTAATATAATACTCCTTGATATATAGTTGAATCACCTTTTAATCTTAATTCAACTTCAAGTCCAACAAAATAACTTATATCTATATTATTCATAATTATCTTTCCACCACAATACCATTGCAAGTTAATAGAGAATATAGGTTCATACTTGGAATACAATTAACTGCAGTACAAGATTTCTTAACTATAACTTTAGCCTTTGGGAACAATGACTTTAAAGCAAGTGCATTTATTAATACACTATCATATCCATTTAATCCAACCACAGTTATTTCAATAGGGTCTCTAATTAGACTTGCCCAATTAGTATATAAAGGTGTTTCCTTTTCTAAACAATTTATCATAACACCATCACTTATTGCAACATTTTGAATGGCGTCAACTATTTGAGCACAATATTTCCACCCATCAGTATCTCTTATACAAAAGTCTTTCCCATTTAACCATGTAGTAAATAGATACCCATAGTCTCCATCCATTACTTCAGTTACAATAGGGTTAATAATATTAAGTCCCTCTTGACCAGCCTTTTTAATAACATCTACTTGCATATCACAAATAATTAAATACTTTTTGTTCATAATAATTCCTTTCACTTTCTATATCTTTTTCTACCATCATAACAATCATCTTCATCATCTTTATTCATTCTTTTAAATGGGTATAAATCTTTTGAATAACAAATGATTCCAATAACTACTATTAATGATATAACCAATAATATTGATAATACTATAAATAACTCCATCTACATCACCACCTAATACTATTCTAATATAATTATACAAGTAAAAAAATATTTTGTCAATAAAAAAGAGTGAAAAATTAATCTTCACTCTCATCATTATCAAAAATGCTTCTTTTTCTATATCCCTGGTTCTTGAATCTAGGTCTTGACATCTTTGGTTTACTTGTTTCTACATCTTCAGGTTCTTCAACTCCATAATCGAAAATTGATTGTTGTTTAAATGTAGGATTATTTTGTTTTGGTTCTTGTTCAATTTGTGGTTTTTCTTCTTCTGGTTGATTATCAACTTGAGCCTCCTTATCAAATATTGTAATTTGATTTGGATTAGGTTTGAACTTTGGTTTCTTATTTGGATTAGGTTTGAATTGTCCACGTCTCTTACCAAAGTCATTAATTGCATCAATTACACCTTTTGAATGTCTCAAGTACATTCTATCAAACATACCCATTTGAACAGCGTCAGGATATTTAACACCATACACAGCAGGGAATATAATATCTGCAAATTGTCTTTGCATAAATGTCTCTGCATAATGAATGTAGTTATTAATTACTGATGCGACTTTCATCATCCACGATAAATTAGATAATACTAGATTACAGTGTTTACATCCACCACCCATATCATCATGACTATTTGTCCAATCAAATCTATTAGGTCTATTTTCAGGTTTTCCTGAGTTGAATCCTTGAACTGTTGCCCAATGGTTAAATCTAAATTTGAAATCTGGACAAGAACAATTCTCGTACACATCTCCATTATTAAATACTCTAGATAATGATTGAGATATTGTTCTATAATCTAATGTATTATTGTTTGCTTGAACATTCTTTTGTAATTCCTTTAAAACCCCATTAAATTTGATTTTAACAATGTAATCATCAGTTTCCCCTTTAACTGGTACATTGACAATTAAAACATCTTTTTTAAAGAATGCATTCATGTCAATGGAATTGAATTCTCTAGTTGATGATGCTACTCTTGACCATTTCTTTCTTTCCCATCTATTCTTACCTAATGCTTGATTTTTAGGAGAATACTCTCTACCATTTTTAGATTTATTAATTAAGTCTCTACGACTAACCTCTAATAATAGTGCTTCAGTTAGTTTAGGGCTATTATATACTAATACCTCAGCTTTACCATATCCCATATTATATAATGCCCATAATCTATGATTACCATCCATTATTTTCAAGTCTTGTGTAAGTCTAATAGGATTTATTCTTTCATTATCTTTATCTTTAGAATACCAATATAGTTCGGGTTCTTCACCCCATACACTAGTTCTTCTGCTAAACATTCCATGATTTGGATTATCTAGTTTATTTCTTTTAATTACATCTTTTAAATTTACTTCTTTGATTGTGTAATCGGGATAATATTTTTTAAGGTATTCTTTATCATCATCAGATAATTTAAGTGTAACACCTCTTCTAAACTTTCTAGATTGTTCAATAGTGTCTAACATAGATTTATACCAGAAAGAATTTTTATTATTAGGTTCTTGTTCAGTTGGTTCATCTAGTTCAGTATCTTCTAAACCTTTTAAATCTAATAACTGTGTTAATTCATCTGGGTCTAAATCATATTCATAATCATCAAATTCTACTTCTTCATCAATTCTATTACTTGAGCTTGGATTCTTGTTAGATATAGATTTTATTTGATTACCTGAACTTAATGTAATTATGTCAGTAGTTATATCACTGAACATATCTTTACTGTCGTGTATATCTTTTATGATTATACCATCATATCCTTCATCTAATGATAGTACAAATCTAACTACATCATCAGTTGAGAAATAATAATCATTAGGGTCTTCACCTACAATATCATCTTTTAATTGGTCATACATATCATCATCAAATAACTCATCAGTTGAGTATTGATATTCTAGAATATGTTCTGCACCTATGAAACTATTTCTACCTAAATTCCATAAATCAAAGTAATCTATGTCCATTGGGTCAGTATCTTCATCATACACATCACTTGGTCTTAACTCTAAATTAAGTTTACTTAAATCATTATTTAATTCATTGAATCTGAAATCAGAATAATCTAATATCTTACCTTTCCACTTATTAAATATTCTATCAAATAGTTTTATTTGTTGTTCTCTTAATCTATCATCTTTAATATTTAAATGGGATTTAATTTCAGCTTCACTTTTATTATCTACTATATATGGATTAACTATATTAATGTAACATTCAAATATAGTACCATCATCATATCCAAATTCAGTATATGTGGATGCTGATTTTCTATCAGTAGTAAAATAATTTACATTATGATTTCCAAACTTGTATTTACCAAATTGTGATTTACTATCTTTAGGATTAAATTCTTTAAAACCTGGATTAGGACTTCCATGATAACAAACTAAAAGATTATTATTACTATCTACAATTTTAGTATCTTTAAAATAATCCATTTGTTCTTTAGTTAATTCATTTCCTAAATTATCTTTATTATTTATCATTTAAGGACGTGCCTCCTTTACTATATATTATACAATTAATTTAGCTCATTTTATATAAAATAAAAGAGAACAAAATGTTCTCAATTATTTATTATGGAGTAATAACAGTGATTAAACCATTTTCACCCATTTGATAAGTAGGTAACTTACCATCCCAAGTTTCAATAGTGTAAACCTTATTCAGTTACTCCCTTTAATTTTTGTAATCTTAATTCTTTCTTATTTTTCCACATAGTCTTTTTATAATTATTAATATTTGATAATACATTATATCTTTGAGTGTTACTTAATTGTGACCAAACGTCAGACTTAATGCCAACTCCTTTAGGCATCTTCATATTTCTACCATTTCTTTTCATTTTTATATTTTCCTTTCCTAATCAATAATATCAATGTGACACATTTTCATTGCTTGTAATGCATTTTTATGTGAATCAACAGTAACTCCTGCACAACAAGATTCTTTAACCTTAATTGGCACATTTGGGAGTACTGATTTAATTCCTAATACATTAGAAATAACACAAATATCTGTACAATATCCAATTACTTCGATTTCATCAATACATTCACAACAATCTATTGTATTTATGTAATAACCATCAAGTAATTCTTTCCAACCATCAAATCCAAATGTAGGCTTAGTTACAATTTCAAACTTATTTGATGTATTGTACAATTCATCTACAACTTCCTTGCATAATTTCCATCCCCATGTATCCCTAATACAATGTGGGATAGGTAATTTTTGTCCTTCAATTGAGTAGGAATAAGTCTCATCATAGTGAGTATCTTTAGTTAATATAATTGGTCCTTTCCAATCCCTAATCTCTTTACATACATTAGGTAATTTCTTAATAGCTTCTTCATTTCTTAATGAACCTGTGACAAAATCATTCTGTACATCTATCACTACTAATAGTTTCATCCTTTTCTTCCTCCTTTTCTAAATTTCTATTATCTTTCATTCTAATAATACTACCCATAGAACGTACATAAGGATGTAATAATTTATTTAAACAATCCTTAGCTTTACATTCACTAGAAAATCCATATTCAGCTAAATAGCATCTAACCATTGATGCATTGATAGGAATTAAATTTCTACTTATAGTTAATTCAGTTAAATTATCATATACATTTTTATCAATCCAATCATTTCTATCAACTTCAGTACCATTGATTACAAAGTCTGGATATTCTCCACAATAATATTTAATTGTGTTCATCAAATAATTACCCCATTCAGGAACATAACCAATTCCAATATTAATTATAGGATATATCTCAACTTTGTCTCCATAGATTTCTTTGATTAGTGTTTTTCTCTCTTCAAATGTAAATGGATTATTTTTAGTTCTAGATGTTTCAGCATTACCTAATAGAATTACAAACCTATCACATAAGGATAGACCTAAATCAATTAATTGTTCATGACCTTTGTGTATAGGTTGCATTCTTCCTACCATAAATCCTAGTTTAAACTTATTATTCATTACAATCAACTCCTTTCTTAACAGCATTTCTTAAATATGTTGTATATTCTTAAATCTATCTAATTCATCTATATGTTTAAGTTCATCATAAATTTCTAGCATCCCTAGATAGTTATAATATATGAAAAAGGATACTTGTGGATAATCTGAATAAATTCTAGATGCTACATCCAATAATGAAACTGGTGTTTGATTAGTCATCATAGTCATACATGAATAAACGTCAGGAATATCACCTAAATATGACATAATTTTAACATATTCATCTCTAAATTTACAACACATATGAATATTTACATCACAAGTTAAAAATAGTCGGCCTAATTTTTCATTAAAATGACAAGTAAACCCTGCACTTAAAGGTTTACTTTTTAAATAAGATATTACTCCATCCACTGATAATAATATAGGTTTACCTTCATCCTTTTTAAAGTAGACCATTATGCTTCCACCTCTCTAAATTCCATTTGCCAATTATCACATTCTTGGTATATTATACCTGTAATGAAATTAATATTATCTAAACTCCAATCAGATAAATTGTACCAACTAGTTTTAAGACCATTTTTTCTTATAATTCTAAATTGTTTTTTCATAATAAATACCTCCAAATTTGTATTTCTACACTAATTATATCATTGAGATATTAATATGTCAATAATTTTTTTTATAATACTAAAAAATAAAATCATAAATACAATAATTACAACATCTAAAAGAATCTTAATAAGTCTACACTGATACTTATTTCATTAGAGTGTTCTTTATTTGCAATTATTTTATCTATGATTGATGGGCATCTAAATTATACTTTTTTATTTTTCATTTAATATCAACCCTTTACCATCAATTTCTATTGCTACATAATTTAATGCAGTTTCAGTTTCTATTACACCATATAGTATACAAGTTGTATTTTGCTTATCGTGGTCATAAACGTACTTAGCATCCTCGTATGTATCGTATGCAGAAAATGTATTGCTTTCTACAAACTTAATGATAAAGCAGTCGCATAACTCATCTATTGAATCGGCTGTTTTCAATGCTTTTGAAAATCCGTTTACATCATTGTCAAACTTTGCTACAAGTGTTATTCTTCCATCATCATAACAACACTTATAGTATCTTTCATTTTCTTCAACTACTTCATATACTTTTTCTTTTGTTCTTACATATTTCATAGTAATTCAAACTCACCTTTCTCATTTAGTTTTGCTGCATAGATAAGTCCTTTATCAGTCCATATTGCGCCTTTAATAGTTGATATTGCTTTAAGTGAAAAAGAAATATCAATATCAGTATCATAATCGTACCACATATCAGTATTGCTATCTCTCCAGCATTTTTCGTGTTTTAAAAAATTGTTAAATTCATATCTAAACTCATCACATAAATCAGCTAAGTTGTCGGATTGTTTAAGTATTTCAAATGAAGATATATATTTATTTTTGTTACCATTATTACAATAACAAGAACCATCTCCCAAACATTTAATAGTTTCATATATTCCATTTTCAGTTCTTACAAACATCTTTACTCACCAACCTTACTCAACTTGATTTCCTAAAGAACAAGTTTCACGCTTTGATATATACAAACTAACATTATTAGTAGTCCATATAGATAATTCAATATCAATTTTTCTAGCATATTTTTCTAAAAGACAAATAACCTCATCAAAAGAATCAACATTCAATTCTAACTTTATGCCAAATACATCTTCTTCAATAGTGAGTAGATGTTTATTTCTAAGTTCATCAACTAAACTTTTTAAAAATTGTTCTTCTTTATAATCATAAACTTTAATTTCAACTATCATTATTTATTCACCAACTTTCTTAATCTTACATACTAGCCAACTAAACTTAATGAAAATAGGCTTACCATCATCATCTTTACCATCATAATCATAATAACCATCTTCATAGATTTCATTTTTAAATGTTCCTGATATAACCTTTAAACCATCTATTTCCTTTTTGTGATAACTTTTACCATTATACTCAAACTTTTTAATATCTGGATTCTTTTCCAACTGCTCTTTGCAGTAATCAAATAATGTCATCCCATCATCTCCTTTAACACTTTCTTTCTAATTTCAATAGTTTTTTCTTTATTTAAGATTTTGCATAGCCATTGTGGTTGTATTGAGATTAAGATTTTATCTTCTACATCCCATTCACACACTTTCATCATATTTTGAGGTGCTTTCATAACTTGTTGATAATCATAAAAACTACTGCATTTCTTACAATCAAAACCAAAATTATTGCAACTATCACAAATGATTGAATCATAAGTTTGTGGTTTTCTAGTTGTATAATCACTTAAATCTCTTGGCTCATCAAATATATGTAAGTTTTTAATGTGGATGGCATAACCTTTGTTATACCCTAGATACTCCTCTACTTGTTGATGATTTAAGCAACTTTTATCATAGAATTTATCTACAAATGTATTTTGTGGCTCGTAATAGTGATATGGCTTATTGTTAGCAACTATTAAACTGTATTCTATTTCCTCAACCTCAAAATCACATTCACCTACGATTTTGCCATTTAATAAGTAATCTTGTTTTTCGTGAAATTTATGAGTAGATGTTATATATTTACTTTCATAAAATTCATAAACGTTTTGATTAAATAAATAAGGCTTTGCTTTAGTGCAGTATAGTAATAGTTTCATCCTAACCACCTCTTTAATAAATCATATTCATTATCAGTAAGCTCGGTAGTTTCACCAGTTTTATGCTTTACTCTTGTATAATAATCAAGCCAACTTGTAGATTTTTTTAATAATTTTATATCGACATCTTTTTCCTTAATAATCTCTAACACCTTTTCTTGCTCTTGTGCTTTTTCATATTCAAGAAAGGCATTCATTAGTTCACTATATTTTGCTAATTGCATACAAACTAAATTTTTATTTTTATAGGTAAAATGAGAACTAGATTGTTCATCCGGTAATCTTAATGACAAATCCAATCTTCTAAATTCAAGCAAGGCTTGTTTAATAGGTAAAATTAAGTTATCAACATAATCGTTAATAGAATCATTTATACCATTACCGATTAACATATCTTTTAGTGTTTCTAATACTTTATCAGGCTTTGCTTCCTTAATTGCTTTTAGTTCAAGTAAAGCATTATTTACAATATCAAGTTCTTCTTTTAATGGATTCTCAACATATTCACTACCCATATCGTGTATGATTTCATCATTATAATGATATATAGTAGTCCACGCTTCATCTAATTCTTTATTCATCTTTCTTCACCACTATCATAAATACACTATTAAAAGCATAATCAACTTTAATGATAATATAACCTTTTTCTAAAAATTCTTTTTGAATATTTGATAAATCACTTTCGTGAAATATTTCTATTAATAATTCATCTTCATTTTCATCAATTTTCCAAATTCTATAATTACTCATTATCTTCTACCTCGATTTTTTCTTTTGTTTTTTTCTTATTTACCTTTGCTCCCAAGAAAGCAATACCTAATATTAAAGATACAGTTGCTACTGTGATTATTAATACTTGACTAGCAAATATAATTAAATCTTCTTCATCTCTAATGATTATTAGCCGAACAACTAATAGTATCGATACTGCCACTAATAACAAACCCATTAGTTTTAATAAAATCTTATCTATCATCTATTGCTTTCCTCAATTCATCTATTATTTGTTTATCTATTATGTTGTAATCATAATATGTTCCTAATACTATCATTTTGCCATCTTTTGTCTTATAGCAAACAAGAGCAGTTGTAAAATCTCTACCATCACTCTCATCTATTCCTACTAGACAAGTGATTTCTTTTACCTTTACTGCATTACGCTTGATTTTATCTATGTCTAGTTTTGGCATATCTATTCACTCTTATCCTTTTTAAACTTAATTCCGTTTATAATTAAATAGTCAATTTGTTCTATTTTTTCATTAGAAACTTCAATTTTTAAATCCATTGAAGTTTGGTTTAAATAAATATGTTCACATTCAATTGTTAAAATGTTGTCTGCTGGATTATGTAATGTATATTCTTCCGTTATCTTTGGCATTACTCGATTTTCCTCCATATAAAAATTAATTTTATCATAAGTATTTTTATCGACTATATATAAATCATCAATCACAGGCTCTGATGTTATTTTAATACTATCTATAATCTCATTATCATCATTTAAAATATAATATTCTATATGATTTATGCATTGATAATTTGGTCGCCTACAATGTATTTTATCAAAGCATTTTAAATCTATCACATATTCATCATCTCTCATTTTAGCAATTCCTCCTGTTGCTTTATTTTCTTTACTTCTTCTTCTGGTATGAATCTTATAATCTTGATTCGGTTACTTAATAAGGCTCCGTTATGTTCTACTACTGCTCCTAATGGCTCTATTTCACAATAGCAAGTAGGACTATAATGTTTTGATATCTCGGTTATACTTTCACAAAAATGAAATACCTTATCAGTAGCATTACATTTTTCACCACCTAGAACATTGATTTCATCATTACTGAATTTTGTTTCATAGGTTTTGCCAATCTCGAACTTGAAATCGTTCCAACCTTTAAACTGTGTATCAGATAACTTATGATAGAATCCTTTGTAGTAGTGAATATTTCTCTTTGGTGCTTTTTCCTTTATTGGTTTGAAGTTCTTAAACCATTCATTAAATGCAGCTTGAACTTCATCGCT